CGATTAGCACCGAATAAATTCAATCTTGGACCGCCTGCGACACCAAGTCCTTGAATACCAGCTTGCCAACCTGTCTGTGCGCCACCGGCTCCTGCAATTTGTGTGACTATGTTACCTGTGCTGGAATCGTAAGCCGTGGCTTGATATTGAGCGCCGCCCGTTCCTCCATTATAAGCAATAGTAGCAAATGCATTAGCACCAATGATACTGTTACCATTGGTGGTGGCAGTCCACGTTGTAAGATCGGTACTGTATCTTAGATTGCCGGTGCCAGTAGTTCCTGGGGTATTTGCGTAGAAAGCGGCGGTTGCTGTTATTCCGTAATAATATGTTCCGTCGAATACCAAAGGTTGCATCAAAGGTTTGGTTCCAGTAGAACCTTCTCCATCCCAACTGGCTCCATCGGCACTGACATAGATATTGCCATTTTGATCGCCTGTGATAAATCGCGATCCGTCAAACGACACGGTTCTCAGCGTGTTGGCATCCGCAATCGTGATTACTTGATCAGGCACCGACAGTGGTGCCGTTTCTATGCGCATTTGGTGGATTGTGGTACCGGAAATTATCATTTTTTAGTAATAGTTATATCAATAGCCGTTTCTTATACACACATTGCCATTGGCACCCACAGCAACAAATTTTCCATCGCCATAGGCCAAGCTCCACCAGGCAAGACCGCCGTCTGCGGGTGCGATATTAGACCAAGTGTTGCCGTTGTTGTCACTGATCCAGATACCGTTGCAAGCAGTTTGAAAGAGGGGTCTAGTCAACATGGCCCAGGTATTGGTAGTATTGGAAAAAGTCAACGACGTTGATAATCCTATTGAGTTGGGCCAGGATACATTTGCACGAGTCCAGGTAATACCGTCAGTGCTGGTTAAAATCACGTTAGCAGCAAGTGCATCATATCCTTGAGGTGTGGCCATGAATATGCCGTTGCCGTAGGCAATGCTGGAATAATACTCGCGAAAGTTGCCTGTAAAAACTACATCACTGCTGGTAATGACATTGGCATTGGCCTGGGATATAATTTTGGTTCTAAATGTAACGTCAGATCCACCAGCTCCGCTGACATCATCGCATATTGTTACCCAACGACCTGCTCCATAGATGTTTTTGCGTGGACCACCTGTGGAATCTCCAAGGTTAATGTCAGTGTAAACACCTTGCCAGGCATTGGCTCCTGCCAGCGTATTGATCTGTGTCCGTATCACACTATAACCAGATTGAATGCCCAAGGCCTGATAAGGAATATTTCCCTGGCCTCCATTCCAGGATACTGTAATAAAATTATTGGCTGCAATATTGCTGTTACCGTTGTCGATGACTGTCCATGTGCTGAGATCAGTGCTGTATCTCGCGTTGCCTAGATCTGTATACCCAGGAAAAGGAGTAGGATTAAAAATACCAGCAGCGGTGACAGCATAGTAGTAGGTACCGTCATATGTCAGAGGCTGTGACAAGGGCCGAGTTCCAGTAGAACCTTCTCCATCCCAACTGGCTCCATCGGCACTGACATAGATATTGCCATTTTGATCGCCTGTGATAAATCGCGATCCGTCAAACGACACAGTTCTCAATGTAGCGGCGCCATCTATGATTAGCGTTTGATCAGGCACCGTGGGGATGATTATCGCAATCTCTTGTAAATTGGTTCCGGAAATGTCCATGTTGTGTTCTTTCAGAGTTATTTATTGCGTAAAACGGCCATAAAAAAACCGCGATCGAAATCGCGGTTTTTAGTTTGCTCCTGGGTCGTTGAATTACGAAGCAGCCAGTTTGAAACCAACGTTTGTGGGTGTACCAACAACTTCGCCTGTGACGTTGGCAGCAGCCAATGCTTGTGCAGCATTGCCAAATGTGCCTGTGTCATACAGTGCTACTGAGAGGAAACCGCGTGTGTTGCCTGAACCTGCTACTGTGTCTACCTGATAGATAGCAACAGTTGTCAACTGCTGAATGCTCTGCAGAACGTTGCTGACAGCGCCGTTGACGCCCATGCCGCCTGCAGCATTAGCGCCTGCAACAGCAAACTGCCAAAAGTCCAGTTTAGGACCAGCGGGCTGAACTGTGTTGCCTGAGCCTGTGGAAATGTTGGTGCTGGAAACAGGACCGTTTTGTACGTCTAGTGCAAATACTGGTTGTGCATCACCATTGGTGCGTGTAAAAATTGCCATGATAAATCTCCTTGAGTATGTGACCTTTTTGGGTCTGCAAGTATTTAGCTATCAGGAGAAAAAATGGTGTTTTGGTTAGGCCAAACGGCCCATCATGGTGCGATACCAGCCAGGCGTGCCTTCTTGGATGGCCGGTAACTCTATGCCCTTGGGCTCTAGGTCAGCACGGGCCTGGGCGAGTTTTGCATCACGTTTGGGATCGTTTTGCAGTGCTGTTACCACTGCTTCTACACCTGAGAGATCTTTGGGCGTGGCGCCAGGATACAATATCAATTCTGCTATTTCTCCAGGGTCAGTTGTGATCATTTCGCCTGTGGCACGATCTTTCAAGCCATACTGTCCAGACCAAGTATAGCCTTGCGGATATTTCTTGTTGGCGCTGGCCTTGCCCAGGCTGTTGAGTATGATGTGCTTGACAGCATCTTTGTACTGTGTGTCAGCGGCAGCACGTTTGGCAAATCTTGCCCATTCAATATTGGGTTCAAACATAAAGTCTACCTGCACAAATCCCAACTGCGGCTTGCCGGCCACAGGAGCCATGAAACTCATGGTTTCATATTCGGTGGGTTTTTTATCTTTGGTGTTACCACCTGCTATCACTAGATCGGGATCCATTTCCTGGCTCACTGCCCAGTTTTTTAGTATGCCGTAGAGTCGGGATTTGGGTGTTTGAGTTTTATCCACGGCTAGATCTATATCACCAGACTCGGCACGCAGACCCGTGCTGCCCAGCATATTGTCCAACAAGGGTAATCCTGTGAGTTGTTCCAACCAAAGCACTGTGGGCTTGACATCAGTCTGCTTTATGGTCTTGGTCAAGACTTCGCCAGTCTTGGGATTTTTGAATTGGTTGCCGCCTTCTGCGAGAATCATAGGCGTTGTAATGCTTGATTTAAAAATGCTTGCCAGGTCTGTGGCACCGGTTTATCTCTGGCATCCAGCCACTGTCCTTGATCGGTAAGACTAAACACATTTTTACGATAACTGGCCAACGTAGGAGCATTGCCAGTAGCAGGTTTGATATACAGGCCTTGACCAGCATCTATCCAACCACTTGATTGCTGAGCATCTGCCTGTGGCTGTGCTGCCTGTGGCTGTGCTGCTTGCGGTTGTGCTGCTTGCGGTTGTGCAGATTGTGCTGTCTGCGGCTGTTGTCCAGCCGGTTGTTGTCCGTTGGGACCAACCATTTGTTTAATTGCACCAAGCATTTTTTCTTGCCCGGGATCAAAACCCAATCCTTTAAAAGAACTAAATCTATTCCGGCTCTGTGGATCTTCTCTTGATCCAACAGCCTGTGTTCCCAGATCTTGGAACAGTTTTCTAACCTGACCTGCACTGTTGCGCATCTGCGAGATTTTATTGATCACCGCTTCGATACGCTGTTTTGACCCAGCATCATATCGATCTAGATCGTACTTCAACATGGTATTTTCAACAAAATCTCTTAGATAATCTGCATAAGTTTCAGGAGGAATATCGTTGGCGCTTCTTACACCTAGACTGCGTGTGATCTGTGGCACACGATTGATCCATTGTTTCCAAGCAGCATCTGACAGCGTTTTGGTATCTGCCTGGCTGCGGCGATTGGCCATAAACTGTTGAACCCCGGCCGGCATCATACGACTTAACAATCCAGCTTCGCTGATATATATTTCTTTAATTTTCATCTTGGCGCCTTATGGTTCTGCGGAAACGCTCGGGATCGCGGGTTCGGATGGCATTGAGCAATTTGCGCTGTAGATTTTCCGCAGTTTCTGTGTCATAGGTACGATCTATCATTTCCAATAGATGTATGGCACTGTTGATGATGTTGCTGGCGCGGCTCTCCACAATATGGTGGCGATCGCGCTCCTGATACATTTCATCTAGTTCTTCTAATAAACTGCGAGTCTTGCGTTGCATAATTGGTTCCAGCGATGTAATATTTAGCGACCCGTTAGTTTTTATTTTGTTTAATTGCCCCTAACATGGCCTTTAATTTGGTGCTTTGCACGTCGGCTGTGACCTTGGGCACGTCGTCAGAATCTGTGTTTGAAGTCAATACCTTGCTGGTGCCTTTGATGCTGTCCAGGATATTCACCGTGGGTTTGCGGAATGAGTTGGCATCTTCTTGCTCACCGCAGTCGCGTATGCGCAGGGTTTCTATGTTGAATTCCAAATCAATTTTGGAACCCACGCCCGAACTGGAACGGGTTTTCATTAACTGTATCTGATATCTGCCTTTTTCTCGCATGCTTCTGCTGGTAAAGATACCAAACACATTGTCTGCAGTGTTGATCTTGGAAATACCCCCAGAAATGTGACTGTGATCAAATTCAATTTCTTCCACTGCTGAACGATTCAACTGCGATGCTGTGACAAACAGCACATTTAATTCTCTGGCCAGATTACGCAATTCTTCTGACACATATTTGTCCTTTACAAACAGATCATTGGGCGATACCTTGGCTGATACTGGCATCAGCAAATCCAAATAATCCACACACATGAAATCTATTTTGACACCGCGTTCAATTTCAAGATTTTTTACATAGGCCCGTATGTCGTTCACTGTGCTCTGCGCCGGCATATACTTGATCATGAAATTACCAGACTTTTTCTGCAGCAGGCCCAGTTTCAATTCCACATCATCGATGTTGCGGAAGATCTCTTTGCTGGCTATGTCAGTCATCATGGAATCCAGTCGCATGGAGCACAGACCTTCTGACAGTTCCAGCGTGATGTATACACCACTGAGTCCGGCCATGACCCAGTTGGCTGCTAGATTCTGCATGAACAGACTTTTGCCCGACCCTGATCCTCCAGCAAAGATCTGCAGTTCTCCGCGATTGAATCCACCGTAGAGTTTGCTGTCAAGCACAGGCCAGCCTGTGCTGAGTTGGCCGTTGTTGCTCTTGATGGCCATGAGTCGTTCACGCACATTGTGGAAATAGTCTGTGCCCAGTTCACGTGCTAGGCACACATTGATGGCGTCTTTGATGATCTTTTCCACAGGACCAAAGTTGCCCTTTTCCAGCATATCTGCTGACTTCAATATGGCACGCTCTAGTTCTCTGTGCTGTGTGAACTTTTCAAATTCAGCCAAGAACCACTCTTGGGTCACAGTGGGCCTGGGTTCAAGATCTACTGAAGTCTTGGCTCTCACACTGTCCCTGTCGGGCACCACTTTGTATTTGTCAGCGTGTTCTTTGATGAATGCGGCTGCATCGCGTAGTCTGCGATCAAAGTTTTCAGGGTTGAAAATGTTCTGCACACGAGCAAAGCACTCGTGGTCCTGCACAGCCATCTCTAAAAAAAGACGCTGCATATCAATGGTGAATTCAATTACTGCTGATTCGTTTTTCAATTTCTCTTCTCCTCAATTCGATTTTCAAACGACTGCGTTCTCGGCTGCGGAGTATAGAAACAAGGGTGGCGAGTCTGCCATGGCGGCATACAGCATCATTCACATCCTTGATGCTGGTGTCCCAAAGTGGCATACTGACTGTGAACCCTTGCTCCGCAGCACGTTCCGCAAGTTTCAAGCCAGCACTGTCTTGGTCTGGAATAATAATTATGTCTTTGTCAAGACTTTTAAGCATAGCTATTTGATCTTCGTTGAGATCATTGTGCATCAAGGCCACACCGCCGATGCTGAGCGCATCAAAGATGCCTTCGCACGCAATGACCACTTGATCTTGGGGCTGGACCGCATCTAGATTGAACACATAGCCTGGTTGCTGATTGCTGATGTACTTGGGCCGGCGATCGTCCAAGTATCTTGAAGTATGGCCCACTATGTGATCACGATATCTAAAAGGCACTATGATCCTGAAGGCTTCTCTGCCCTGTGCTTCAGGCGTGATCCATATGTCATCAATGTCAATGCCACGCGATTCACAGTAGAGTCTATAGGGCTCGTGGTCAGGATCCACAGGATCTATTTCCACTGCCAGTTCCGGCAGGCTCTGTTCTTCAAACTCAGGTAGCGGACGGCTACGGCGTTCCTGTGCGATTATGTCCTGTATGTCCCGCAGTTTGAGACTTTCCAACTGCTCACGTTTGATCTCTTCATCGGAGTATCCGGCCCAGGTCAGCAGGCGTTTGAGATTGTAACTAAAGGTCCTGCCCGGAGTGTAAGTGGTCTTGAAGCCGCAGTTGAAACAGTGATAGGTCCAGCCTGTGTCGTGTTCGATCACGCCACCGCGCCCCCGGCGATCGGGCTTGCCTTCGGTGTGCTCACAGCAGATGGCATTGAAACTGCGCCAGCCGGACGCTGTGCGTTTTACTCTATTGATGCGGCCAAGTATATCTAGCATCCTGTTATTTTACAGGATAAAATGGTGAGTGTCAATCTCTGTAGAGTACTTGGGTTACCGAGTTGCCATAGATATTGGCAGCCACATTGGCATAGTAGGCCACATTTATGGGCACTGGTGGCAGTGCGAAACGGATGCGCACATAAGGATGATAGCCTTCGGCATTGAAATACTCTTTGCCATATTTGTTGTCGTAGTACTGCACATTGCCAATCTGATACCAATACACTGGCTGGCCATCATTTTCGTTGTTGGTAGGTTCCCAGGATCCCTGTAGTTGTACCACACCTGAGTAGTTGCGGAAGTCCACTTGGAAAGTGCTCTGTGGTGAACCGTTGCTTTGTATGATGCTGGTCCAGGCCACGGGACGATTCACACCATCAATGGCAGCGGTATTACCAGTGTTGGTCACAGGTATGGTGATGTCTTCGCTGGCGGTAAATCTGGGAAACACTGAATCAACAATGTCCACTGAACCACGAGCAGTGGCTGCATCATCCACATAACCTGCTAGATACAGCGCATCGCCGCCCACTGTGGCCACTGCTGTGCCTTGTGACACAGTGTTGATGTTGCCGCCACCGGTGAGTTCAATGATGGGTGGCACCACATAGTTCTGTCCACCGTTGCGTATGGTTATCACATCCAGTCTATTGGTTAGATTGCAAGTGGCCTGTGCTTGGCTGGTGGCACCACCACCGGTAACAGTGATAGCCGGTGCTCCGGTATAGCCACGACCAGCATTGGCCACTGTGATGCCTGTGAGCCTGCCTGCAAGATATGCCACTGCTGTGGCTGCAGTTTCAATATTGGCTGCACCTGGATTAAATGTCACAGTGGGTGGTGCATCATAAATGCCGGCATCCACTATGTTGATCTCTACTATGCTGTTGCCTGCGAATGTGATGGTGGCATTGGCTGTGTTGGCTGCTTGCAGGGCAGCGTTGGCGCCCAGACCTGGGCTGAACGTCACAGCAGTGTTGGCATCATCGGGATCATAGCCATCGCCCACATTGGTTATTTCCACCGATTCAACACCGTAGGTGATCTGTGCCAGGCCCAGGGCATTAAAACCTCCGCCCCCAGCGAATGTTACATTGGGAGTATGCGTGTATCCTGCTCCTGCATCCAATATCACGCACTGGTCTACTGCGCTAGTGATAGTGGCTGCTAGGCTAGCTCCGGTACCGGTGCCGTATACTGACACCGTGGGAGCCGAAGTATAACCACGGCCACGGTCGGTGATACGCACTGATTTTATGATGCTGTTGCTGGCACGCTCTATGCTCCAGCTAGCGGGCTGTGCAGGAATAGCCACGGATTCTGCAGCAGTGATTATGGCCCTGCAGGTACCCAAGCGGCTGTTGATGTTTTCCATCTGCTTGGCCAAGAGCAAATTCTCACCGTCGTTGGATATCAATCGCAGAGTAAAACTAAACAAGCTGATGTCCACTGGCTTTTGTTCTTGGTTAAGAAACTGAAAACTCAGGACGTTGTCTACACCTTTGTTGATGATAAGTTTCTTACTAAACACTGGACTCCACCTGTACGTTGTATTTAACTCTGTGTCAACAAGAAGAACGATGGATTTTTGGTCCACTAAATATGCTGAACTTGAGTACATAGTTATATATTTATGCCCAATGATTTCCAGAATCTGTTAAAAGAAAAGTACCCGTTTTTGACGCTGTTGCGCTATGCTGGCACGGAATACGTGGGCATAGTACAAAACTCTGATGACATCATTACCACCCTGTACGACTATGGCAGTATCGCTGATGCAGATCTCAAGGGCAATTTTGTAGAACTGGCCAATGTGTGGTGGTGGGAAAGCAATCGCAGCATACCCATCAACATTTTCCTCAAACAGGACTGGGAAATATTCCGTCCGTTTCTCAAGACTTTTATCAACAAAGACATTGAAGTTTTACTGGGACCTGTGACCAGTCTTAATGACATAGCCCGTAAAAAGATCAAGCGTAAGTCAATTACCTTGGTCAAGCGTGTTGACTAGATTCATATGCAGTGCCACCAAGTGTGCGTAGGCCACTGAGTGGCTGCGTTTGAAATAATATCCATCCTGCTCGGCCAACCAAATACGTTCTGCAACTTCACGCCAGGGCTTGCCCTGTAAATATCGCTTGGCTGGTCTGATCACAGCAATAAACATGGCCATGCGTGCTAGGGAATCAACAGGTTCGGGCATACGCTGCAGTTGATCCCAGGCATTGTTGATATGCACGATCTTTTGCACAAACTGCTGATCCTGCAATCGCTGCCAGGGAGGAGTGGTGGCCAACATCTGATCATAGTGCTGTTGATCCCGGATCAGTTGATACACTGTGTTGTTCAGCAGATCGATCTTGAAGTAACCACGCTGTTCGGCCTGTTGGTAATCTATGCTGGCATAGCCATTTAGGGTGTCTCGGGGAATGTGGGTGACATACACACCAGAATTGTGTCGCACCAACTGATCGTTTTTGCGCTGGCTGGCTGCTGTGTGATCGATCAAGGCCAGCACTTGATCGCGATTGGCCAGGTCAATGTCAATGTCTGCGGCGATTTTCATAGGCCCTGTTGCTGTAAATCGTGTTCGATCTTTAGTTGTGTGGCTGCGTAGTCACGGAAACGCTGCGGCCAGTAGTCGGGATCAATCCAGGCATAAATGATTTCCTGCTGTTTTGAATCCAATCTCGACACAAACTCATGTCCTGAAGCACAGTTCAGCACAGTCCAGGCAGTGACACGTCCGGCTGTTATATCCTGCACGATGAGATTGGCATTGAGATATCTAAAGTAATCTCTGTAGTTGGCCAGGCTTGAATAACTCTGCATGGTTTCCGTGGCTCTGGTCACAGCATCGTTGGCATCTTCCCTGCGAGTGTGTGCAAGCAAAAATTCTTCGTAGATTTTGTCGCTGCTCCAATGATAGTCGATTTTGAGTCGGCGCTGTTCCGGAGCCAGCAGCCACCGCACATAGTGTGGAAAAGCGATCACCCGGCTGCTCACACAGTATCTGCCAAACTTGACCAGCACACGATACAAACTGTTGTTTTCAAAACTTTGCCACTCGTCTGCAACCTGCTGTCCCAGGCTGCGTTTGATGGCCATGTAGGCCTGCAGGCCCAGCAACACAGGTTTTTCTCCACGGCTGTTGAATCTGCGTTTGGGCTCACAGAGATGCGCCAGCAGTGTGGATTCCCTGCTGAACTCTCGATCGCAGTGCTGGCATTTATGTTTTGTCGTGTCCAAGGTCTCTATGATATTGTTTGATATCTGCGTCTGTTACCAGTTGATCCAGTACTTCTGCGTCGGCTGTTTTGATTTCGGGAAACAGTTCTCGCAGGGTCTTGGTACGTCGGGTTTCCCGGGATTTTTTCACACGCGGCCAGGAATGCCGCTGTCGTCCCAGGCCCGGACTGGCTGCGATCAGCATATACCACTGCAGTTTGGGATGCCGGCTGAGAAGGAAAATATTTTTGTTGGCATAGTGATTGAGCAGTTGCACATATCCTGACTGTATGTCTGGAGCAGCATCAACATAACTCATCCAGCGCAGAGCCATGTAGCCACTGAACTTTTTGCGGTCTTCTGCAGATAACTGATCATAGTAGTTGCGATCTCTGCGATCTATGGCAGCCAGCAAGTCCCACAAAAAATTATCGCGCTCGGCCACTACCAGGCCTTTCTATAGTCTACCACTTCGCAGTTGCGGCTGATGTCCTTGACAAAATACACGCATTCAGGATTGGGTTCATCATCCAGCGGAACACACAGCATCTGTCCGTTCTTTAGTTTGGGAGCATACCAAGTTATCTCATGATACACATCAATGATCTGCGTGTCAAGGAAACTGGGACGGAACGATGTCAGTGGATTGAACTGGAATGCTTTGAACCCGCGATCATTCAAACTGGTCAAGGGCAACACTTCCAGGTCGCCCAGTTCGGGCTCGCCAATCAAGATCTTCCAGTCCAAGGGCATTTTCACACGATGCCGGCCCACTTGTAGTATCAAGGCAGGGCTGGTAAACGATTCCAAAAATATCAATGGTATGTAGTGATAGTCGGGCTCGTCAGGATTGCCGTTGTCAAACACTCCAAAACGCAGGTCGTCGATCTGCTCGGGCAAACTGTCTAGTTCATAACTGATGTTGTCTAGGGTCAAGATTTTCATATAACAATTATACTTGAGATTGAGCAGATGTCAACCTAACGATACTCCAATTTCTCTTGGGTGAATGGATATTCTGCTTCTCGATAAAAAGTTTTGCGTTTGGTCAAGTGTCGCTTGGCGAATCTGCAGGTTGAGGTTATGTCCCAGATCTGAACAAAGTCTTTGTCTTCTGCTTTACGAATGCCACGACCAATTGACTGGATAACACGCACAAAAGACTTGCCAGGCTCAACAAGCACCAGATTAAAAATACGGGGAATGTTAATACCAACTGAGGCCACACCGTAAGTAGCGACAATGATTTTGTCTGTTGTCTCCGATACTTCATCATAATGATCTTGCCTTTCTCCTGCTTTGGTAGCACCTGATATGAACACAGCACGGTCGCCCAGTCTATCTACTAAGGCACGACCTGCTGTGATACGATCCACTAGGATCAGCGTATTTCCGGTTCGATTTACTTCCTGTACAAGACTGGCGATAGCGTCCAGTCGATCTGCATCTTCCAGCAAAAACTTCAACTCGCTTTGATAGTTGGTATGTTCCTGATGATCTACCAACTGTACCACGTTCACATGGCACTGTGCCAGCACACCTTGCTGTTGCAATTCTGCGGCCGACAACTGTCCCACCACAGGACCTATGCTGACATGCAGTGCTTCGGATTCAAACTTTTCTTTGGGTATGGTACCTGTGAGGCCCCAACGTATGGGTATCTGGCTCATGACGCCGGTCAGTAGAGTCTTTAGTGCGTCAGCCTTGGCCATGTGTACTTCGTCCACTATCACACATACCACACCTTCTATGAACTCGCCGATGGTGACATCACCTATGTCGTTGCGTGTGTTCTTCAACAGATTGTTTAGGCTTTGCCAGGTACAGATTGTATGCGTCTTGTTATATTCCTTGCGATCTCCAAAGTACACACCTACATCCAATCCCAGATTCACATAGTCTTTTTCTGTTTGTGTCACTAGACTTTTGTTGGGCACTATGACTATGGTGCGACCATGTGATTCGCACAGTTGGCTCAAGGCCGCGGTCATGATAGTTTTTCCAGCGCCAGTGGCGATCTCCTGCAGGCACTGCGGATTGGTGATAAAATTGCGTATGATGGAGACCTGATAGTCTCTCAACACTATGGACTCGCCTTGGGCAGGATGCCCGGCGGGCCATTGTCGATCAGCAAAAGTAGATTCTGTGATTTCTGGAAACTCAAAGTCGCGGCTGTATTCACGCAGATCTTCCAGTTCCACATCATAGCCTTCTTCATCCAGCACAGGCAATATTTGAGGCAATAGGTTCACATATGTGCTGCCGCCCAACTGGAAGAACGACACCTTGCCGTTCCAGCGTCCCATCCTCACCGCTGGCAAATACCTGGCATACGGCACTTCATACTCAAACAGGCGCATGAGCCTGCGTCGAGTTTCCAGTTCCAGGCCTTCGATTTTGACATTGACTTCGTCTTTGATGATTAAGGTGGCTGTGCCTACCATGAGGTATTCCCGTCGAGATAGTCCTCGCGATGATATTGAGGATCGATGTAATAGATGATTTTTCTAGCGATCTGTGCCGGCAGCGAACCAACGTCCCAGACCACAAGACCGCGACTTTTATTTATAACGATGTCCACTGAGTCAAAATCAATGGCCTGATAGTTGTATTGATAATCGTCCATGAATTCCCATTCGGGGTTCCTAGATCTAGCACGGTAGTATGTGCTGACTCTGTTGGGCCATCGTTGTTGTATTGCTTGGCAAAGATCGTGATAGGCATCTTGTTCGTTGATCAGTTCAACGGCCACACTGTGTTGTTCATGCAGATGGATGTAATCCAATATGGCCTGATGATTTTGTTCGGACCAGGTCAGAGCCGTGGCCTGCTGTGAATTCAACATGGCGGGCACCACAGACTCGGCATCGCCGCAGAAATAACTGCGTAAATCTTCATGGATCTCCACGCCGGCACGCACCAAGGTATTGAGCGTGGTCAAGGTCAAGGGCAGATGTTGAGGTATGGCTGCCATGAGATGTTGGTTGGCACAGTTGATCATGATACTGCCATTGACCAGTCTGGCCTGAACTGTCCACTGATCAGCCTCTGACGCACTCAGCACAGGATCCAACAAGTCGTTGACCCGAGCGTCAATGTCATAGGCCGGAGTCCTGCTGCGACAAAACTCCAGCGTGGATCTGAGATTTTTGGCAGAAACAGGTATGATCCACTCTTTGGCATCCGGATCCCACACAGCATCGTCCACCAGATCTCGCGCTCTGCGATAGTCTGCCCAGGCATCCACTTGAGCGCGATTGTAGGGACTGCGCATGATTAGATGATCGTCTTGTAGGGTCAACTGTGCTCTTTCATGATCAGCTGTGGGAGGCAAGGGAATGACTGCCCAGGCCGCAGCCAACATGATATCGGGATCCAGGTTGGCCTGCTCAATCTGCTGGCGATATCGGTACACCAGTTTTTCCCACAGTTCGGCCTGCTTGGGCGTGACCGCGCGATTTTTGGCTATCCTGCGGTTGTAGACTTCGGTGATGAATTGGCGGTCGTATCTGGCAAATTTGATGTTCTGCAACATCCAGTACCAGTAATTTTCACGAGATTTCATAGTGCTATTGTAACACAACTGTTAGGTTATTACAAATAATGCCTAGCCAAAAACCCGCTAAATATGCTATCTAGCCAAAAAAGGTTTTAAATGATCATTACAAGTACTCGTGTGCGCGGTGGCAAATACCGTGCCTTTGTCAGAACCGACCCTTATTTCAATCTTGTGACTTTGTTGTTGCCCGGTAACGGCGCCAACGGCGCTCAGAACAACACATTCCTGGACGCCAGCACCAATAACTTTGCCATCACAAGGAACGGCAATACCACGCAAGGTACATTTTCACCTTTTAGTCTTAGTGGGTGGAGCAACTACTTCGATGGCTCTGGTGATTATCTTGCTTTATCTGCAAACTCAGCATTTTTATTCACTGGTGATTTTACCATCGAGGCATGGGTAAACTTACCGGCTATTTCGGGCGGACCATACACAATATTTGGCAGTGTCTACTCTGCATCTGTAACAATATTTGATTTCAGAGTTTTTAATAGTAATATACAAGTGTCACTGAATTCGGGCAGTGGCACAAACCTAGGACTCGGTACTTTGTCTATCAATAGATGGGCACACATGGCTTTGGTCAGAAGCGGAAGTTCTATCAAATGTTATGTAGATGGAACACAGACTGATACTACGTTGACCAATTCTAGTACCTTGGGATTTAACGATGTAGCAATGCGAGTTGGCGATTCGGGAACCGCAGGAAGTAATCCATTTAACGGATATATAAGCAATTTGCGAATCCTAAACGGCACTGCTCTGTATACCTCCAACTTTACGCCGCCGTCAAGTAATCTTACTGCTATTGCCAATACATCACTGTTGACCTGCCAGAGCAATAGGTTTATAGACAATTCATCCAATGATTTTGCCTTGACAGTCAATGGGCAGACAAGGGTAACACCGTTCTCACCATTTCAGCCCGGTGCTCCTTACTTAACAGGTACCAACGGTGGTAGTCTATATTTGAGAGGCCCCGTCTCTACCGGCACTGACTATCTTAGTATAGCAAGTGACCCGGCTTTTCAATTTGGTAACAGTAATTTCACGGTAGAAACTTGGCTTTACCCAACTGCTGTCAATACTGTTGCAATTTATTCTAAAAGAGCCAACACTACTACCGCTTACGGAAGCATTGTCTTCAATATCCAGAGTGATAGAAGCGTGCGTGTGCTTGGGACAGTTAATGGATCTTCGTGGGGAGTTAATTCGCAGGGTAACACTCTCATAAATGCAAATTGTTGGAATCATGTGGCTGTTACAAGAAATGGCACACTTTGGAATATTTGGGTCAACGGCAGGAACAGTGCTAACTCTGTATTGGCTGGAACAATACCAGATAACCCATCTAATGTCACTGTGGGCACGCAAGGCAATAACCAATCAATAAACAATACTCCAGTGTATTTTTCTGATTTGAGAGTGGTCAAAGGAACAGCAGTGTATACAACAAATTTTACACTACCCACTTCACCATTGACTGCCATTGCCAATACCAGTCTTTTATTAAATTCAACCAACGCTGGTATAAGGGACGCTGCTGCCGATAATGTTATTGAGACCATTGGTAATGTGCAGATATCAACTGTACAAAGCAAATTCGGTGGATCATCTATATCGTTTGATGGTTCAGGTGATTATTTTATAGTTTCGTCAACAACTGCAAATCCACTGTTGGCATTTGGTACCGGTGATTTTACCATAGAATTTTGGATTCGATTTAATACAACTGCTGGTGTAACTATCCTTGACTATAGACCGGAATCAAACGGGGCATATGCCACCATAATCACTGATGCCACGAATAAAATCATCTATTACTCTAATTCAGCAAACAGAATTCTTGGTACTACGGCACTAGCCACAAACTCCTGGCATCATATTGCTGTTGTTCGCAGTAGCGGATCAACAAAACTGTATATCAATGGAATCAATGAAGGATCTGCATTTGCAGATACACAGAATTATCTGTCAGGAGCAAATAGACCGGTTGTTGGAACCAGTGGGTTTCCGTTAGGAACTGGTTCGTTGAATGCTTATATCCAGGACCTACGCATCACGCAAAACCTGGCCCGTTACACAGCCGACTTTACCCCGCCTACCCAGGCTTTTCCAACACAGTAGGATTTTAGGCACTACTAAATATCTGGACTATTGAAACTAACATAAAATGCAAATAATTGGTACTAAAGTTTTTGGTGGTTCTACATTCATATGCGATCTCGATATTTCGCTGGCAGTCCAATATCTGTTGGTAGCAGGTGGCGGTGGCGGGGCACAAGGAGATAACGGAGTACCCGGCGGTGGTGGTGGTGCCGGGGGAGCTGGCGGTTTTTTGTCGGGCTCAATCAATTTCACGCCAGGCGAAACATATACAGTTGTTATTGGCGCCGGCGGTGCAACAAATGTCAATGGTTCTAATTCCAGTCTAACAGGACCTCAGGTAACACGAACAGCCACGGGCGGTGGTCGTGGTGGTATTGCATTGGCTGCAGGACTTGCCGGAGGCTCAGGCGGTGGCGGAGGAGGTCGTGGACTTTCCGGCGGTACCGGCATTTCTGGTCAGGGCAACAACGGTGGCACAGGTGGTGCTTTTACCGGGGGCGGAGGCGGTGGTGGCGGAGCAGCAACCGCGGGATCATCGGGAGGTCCCACCAATGGCGGGGTCGGCGGCGATGGTAAAAATTGGCTTGGATTGGGAACATATTATGCTGGTGGTGGAGGTGGAGGTGGCGACAATGGTCCTGCATCAAATGCCGATGGCGGCCTGGGCGGACCCACCAAAGGCACAGCCGCATCTGCCAACAGTGGCAGTGGTGGTTGCGGCGGCAATAGCCCAAATGGAGAAAGTGGATATGCCGGCGGATCTGGTATAGTTATCATGAGATTTTTATCAACATTTGGCACCGCTGCCTCAACCACTGGGTCCGTGACTTTTTCCACAGATGGAACCTACAACACATATACCTTCACCGGTGGCGGCACCATAACTTTCTAACCATGAGGAAAAACTAGGTATGATAATCACGGGATGGGATATCCGAGGCGCAAAAATTGTTACCAAAAGCACAGTGACTTTTGACTATATTGTGGTGGCCGGTGGCGGCGCTGGTGGAGAACGTGGTGGGGGCGGTGGAGGAGGTGGCGGCGTTGTTGCTGGTCAATTAAGCGTTAATGAAGGTACCATTGGTTTTGAAGTGGGCGGTGGTGGCACCCAGTCCACGCCGTCATACCCCGGAAACGGAGCACCGGGTTCTAATTCTAGAATAGTCACGCCTTTGGTTGCGTTTGGTTCAATTGATGCCATTGGTGGGGGCGGTGGCGGTGGTGGTGAGAAGACAAACAACTATGAAAATAGAACTTTACAGCCGGGTTTACCCGGCGGTTCCGGGGGTGGTGGGCGCGGTGGTGGGTTTAATCAAACTCCTCCGGTGGCCCCTGTACCCGGACCTATACCAGGCGGCACAGGAACACCTGGACAAGGATTTGCAGGCGGAGCATCGGACATAAGAGCAGTGGCTGTGCCAGTGCCAACTCCTGCGCCCAGTCCGTCATGGGGCGCACGCACACAGGGTTATCCCACGACCAGTGGCGGCGGTGGGGGGGGGGGGGGTGGCGTTGGTGGTGGAGGGCCAATTGGCGGTGGTGGCGCTGGTGGCATAGGCTATCTCTGGCCTATAACCAATAGTCGATATGCCGGCGGCGGCGGTGGTGGTTCCGGTTTTTATGGTCCTGGTCCGGGGCCTAACCCCGGTGGAATCCCCGGACCAGGTGGTGCAGGGGGTGGTGGTAACGGAAGCGGGGCCTATAAGATGGGTCTCGAGGACGGTACAGGGTCTGGTTCGCCGGGTACTGTCAACACCGGAGGAGGTGGCGGTGGTGCAGGCAACAGTTTTAATCCGGGTCCTTTCTTTGGTCCGGCGTCAGGGACCAATGGTCCCGGAGGCGCCGGTGGTTCGGGTGTAATAATAGTGCAATATCCTGGCGGAACAGCACGTGGTACATTCAACCCTGCAGTTCCTGTAACTACCCTAAATCCCGGTTCATTTGTTCGGCACACTATCGCAGGCAGTACCAACTGGACACTGTAATAAAAAAAGGACGGTAGTTGCCTACCGTCCCCAAAATGCCACTGACCCAGGAGCGTGAAGTCAGTGGGTACTGCTAAAAACTGTTCTTCATCACAGTATTCTCTGCCAAGGCACGCCAGTTGGCAGGCGATACCTTGACCAAGTCTGCTACCTTCAAACACATACGCAGGCTCAACTCACGTAGGCGACTCTGGTTAGTGGCCATGAACGCAAAGATCTCTTCTGCGATGCCTGGCTCGAGATTGTACTCGGCAAACAGGCCACCTTCGGCATCACGATGCACCTGCTGGATGCGCAACATCTTGTCACGCTCGGTGTTGATGGTCAGGTCCAGGAAGTGGCACCGAGATTGCAGTGCTTCCAAGTGATCCTGCAGTTTCTTGCTCTTTAAGTTTTCAAACTTCAAGTTGGTGATAAAGATACAGGAACCTTTGAACTCAAACTGGTCGGGCACACCCTCACGGCGCAACATTGACGAGTCTGAGTTCCAGCAGATCCTACGACGCTTGCCCGAGTCCAGCGCGGCCTTGAGAATGTTCAAGGCAATGTCGTCCATGAGCACCGAGTCACAGTCGTCAAACACCAATACATTCTTGGGGTCCGAATTCTTGAACAAGGCACAGTAAAGTCCAATGGGAGTCATTGCGCCTTTGATGATTTCAAACTTGACCTTTTTGCCTGACAATTTGTCAAAGATGCCGGCCTTTTCCAACTGGTACTCAACGCCAAAACTCTTGCCCACTCCCGGAGGACCAGACACGATCATGGCACGCACATCGCCGGCAATACAGGCACGGGTCATTTCGTCCAGGATGCTGAATCGCGTGGCGATACGATCCATGGCTTCTTGATCTGTTTCCTGCGGTGCTATCTGCAGTTCTGCTTTTTTAAATTGTACGGTTTCGCTCACTTTATCTCCGTTGACTACTTGCACGTCTGAAATTTTATTTACTTTGATTTTGATCTGTTCAGGAAAGCCCGGGAATTGGCCGCCGTTTTCTACCAAGACATTGCCACCCTTGGCAGTGGTTTGAAAGTCGCGAATCAAGGTAAACACCTGACCCGATACGTCGGTATTGCGATACTCACCTGCTAAAATACGAACTTGTGCCATACTGCGCTCCTTGCTTTATTATATTAAACTTATTATAGCAAAATCTGATTTATTGGTCAAATGCCAGTATCCATACTGTGGCATAAAAACAACACCATAAATCACTGTATTTTTACTGCGTTTCTAGTATATTAGCACAGTGGCATTTAATGGTCAACCGCAGGCTGTTGTGTGGTGCGGCGCTCAATGTCTGCTTCTTCGCACTGCTCACCATACTGTATTTCGATTATCTTGAGCGGGTTTGACTCGTTGTTGATCAGTTGATGCCATTCGTTGCGAGAGATATGAAGGTATTGGTGCCGATCAAACACTCCGTTGAGCTCTACATCTGTGGTGGTGCTGTCTATGGTATCAACTGTGGCTGTACCTTCGGCCACCAACCAGAACTCACTGCGTCCTTGATGTCGTTGCATACTGAGTGCGGCACCAGGATCCACTGTAAGTTCTTTGACTTTGACTCCTGCGGCTTGGTGCAGCACACGATAGTATCCCCAGGGTCTAGTGGTCTTGGGTGCTTTCCATTCTTCCAAGATCCAACTACTGGAATTGGCCTTGTTGTTGCCACCTATTTCAAACTGAAAATCAATGCCCGGCACACGCATCTCAGGAATGTTTTCTTGTGTGCGGTCTCCGCCGTTGCAGAATATGATGGTGTCGTTGGGATGACGACGTTTGATCTCTTCCAGAGCGGCACAGCAGCTGCCATCTGAGTCATCAAAGTATGCCAGCACCTGATCCACGCATCGCAAGGCACGCACCAAGGCCACACGCTCGGGTAAAGGCATGAATGCTCGACCTTTTTTGCGCTGTAACCACTCATCTGAGTTCACAGCAACATACAATCGATCAGCCAGCATACGGGCTGCTTCAAAACTGGCCAGGTGACCCGAGTGTAGCGGGTCGTATCCTCCGGAACATACTGCGATTTTCATAGCGTCACATCCTCCATACCGGCTGTTCTTAGTCTGGTGATGTGTCCCAGCATCCAACTCTTGCTGTCAAGTCCTTTCATGATTCCCAACCAACGATTGCGCAACAGTGCTACTTCGTTGATGATAGTTTCATAATCGATCACTTCATCTTCACCATCTACATACTTTTCGGCGTCTCTACTACTTAATGCGCGAGCATAGCCCTCGAGATATTTTTGAAAATGGCGTCTGCGTATCTTACGCAGTTGGATATTGAGATAGTTTAATACTGCTTCTACTTCCTGCAGTTGATTGAATCTATGCTCGGTGATACCTGGTAGATCTTTCACATTACGCTCTACCAGGCCACCGATGCCAACTTCACGCTTGGCTTCCAAGAGTTCAGATTCGTAGTGTGCAATAAAATCGGGTATGGACCCTATGTCTGCTACTACTCTGCTGTACCAACTCATTTACCAGCGCTCGTCTTCTTCCTCATACTCTTCCTCTTCTTCCTCTTCTTCAAGGTGCTCTTCAGCATACTGCTTGACAGCACGTTTGATATCGGAGTCTCCGCGGAAAGCATCACGGATGTCGTCAATCTCATAGTTGTTTTCAAACAGTGTTGCTACCACTGCTTCGGCAGCATCACGGCGATCCACGGGATTGATACTGGGTTTGACATTGTCCCAGATTTCGGCTATGATATCTAAGCTCATTCTGTTTCAGGTTCCTTTTTCTTGCGTTTGATCAACGGCTCAGGATCCACAGACACAGTATCTTGGATCGGTTGTGACACTGGTTCAATGACTGGCGTTTCTTGTACCGTTGACTTCTTACTTATAGACAAGGCAGAAAAATCCTTCATAACTTGATCCAAGCAACCTGCTTCGTTTGATTCCCAGGCTCTGCGGAACTGTTTGATAATTTCGCCATCTGTGGTAGTATATGCCAGCCTGTTGCCGTCCTTGACCAGCATCTGTTGTTTTTCAAACAAGTCTACTAGACCCGAATAAGGATTCATACCTGTTTCATAAGGAATCTTGACCTGTACTGATTCGAAGGGCTTGGCATAGCGTGTTTTCATCACCTTGCAGGCAGCACGGATACCCAACACTTCTGAAACTTTGTTGCCATCCTCGTCCTCTTTGAGTTTGAGTTTTTTCATGGCTACCACGATACTTGACGCATAGATAAAGCCTTGACCACCTGAGATCTTGTCATCGGGGTCAAACATATCTTGGCTGGCATATGTATGGTTGGTGGCTACCAAGCCCACGTTGTGACTTCCAAACATATTCACGCAGTTACGCACCAGGGCTGTGAGTGCTTTGGGTTTGCGACCCAAGTCACCTTTTAAGTCACCGGCTTCAAACTGGTTCACGTCTGTGGGCGTGAGCAACATACCCAACGAGTCTATCACAAACAAAACTTTGGGCTTGTCATCGCCGGGCAAGGTCTTGTAGTCTGCCATGAAACTGGTAATGGTCTTGGCCACGTCATCGATCATGGCCATGTTTAATTTCAGTAACTTAGATTCATCTGTGTCCACTCCCAGGGCCTTGAGCCAGTCCTCATCAAGGGCATTTTCTGTGTCTACCAACACCACAAAAATACCCTGTTGCTGTGCGTGGCGCACCAAGTTGCCTGAGCAGATATAACTCTTGCCTGCGCCTGACTCGCCAGCAAACACAGTGACCTTGCCCAAGGGTATGCCTTTGTGGAAATCGCCAGATACCAAGTAGTTCAGCGCAAAGTTTCCTGTACTGATCCAGTCTGTGGGATCATTGAAACCAATGCTGAGCCCTTCAATGCTTTTGGTAATGTCCTTGCGGAACTTGCTGATGTCAAAGGGCTTGCCCATTATTCGTCCCTCGTGATTTCTGTGGCTTCGTTGATCAGCGAGACCAACTGTTCTTGGGTGTTACAAAGTATTTTTACACTGCGCCAATCTTCTTCAGAGTTGCGTCCGGAGATTTCAAACATAAAGCCGTTGTCATACATCTGTACAGTAAAACTGTCAGATACTTTTGCCAATTTGTCAGAGATTTTAGATATAGATTTTTTTGCCATTTTGTTGATCCTTGTTGGTAAAGGTGCAGGGGTACAGTACAAGTATACTGTGACCCCTGCTATCAGTCAAGAGTCGTGATTACTGCTTTTGCTGACGTGCGCGGATCATAGCCAGGATGTCCTGGGCATTTGAACCAGATGCCTGCGCGGGTTTGGCCACTGGCGCCGAAGCAGCGTCTTCATCCTCGTCAAAAGATGATGCTGCCTTGGCCGGGGCCGGGGTAGAAGTGGCGCTTGCTTCTTCTGGGGCAGATGGCGCCGGGGAACCAGCCGGAGCCGCCATACCACCAGGGCGGAAGTAAGCACCCCAACGGTCGGGATCATAAGGTTTGCCATCAACGCTGGCCTCAAACATATCCTTCATTACCTTCAACTCTACATCGGTTGGCTTCTTCGGTAAGAAACTGGAGAGGTCAAACAAACCGAATTTCTCAATCGCTTCAAGTTCGGCCTGCGTCAGTGACGTTTCCTTACGTGCCCATTTACTGGTGCTGTAATCTGCATAACCACCTTTTGAGGTCTTGGAAACACGGAAATCCAAGCCACGCTCATAGTCGGTTGGCAGTTCTTCAATCTCGGGATCCATCAAGCTCGCTTTGATGATGGTAAAGATCTGCGGGCTGATGATGAAACGCCGGATGGGGTTTTCTGGAAGTTTGTCTTCTGCAAGTTCTGACTCGCGTACAAAGCCTTGGAAGATGTAACTACGTTTCTTCCAGTACTTACGACCCATTTCTTCCAGGCTAGGGTCTTTGAACCATCCACGTACTTCTGCGAGGATTGGGCACGAGTCGCCCCACATCTCCACGCAAGGTACTTGGACCACTGTGGGTTTAGAATCCATTTCTCCTTTGACGCCAGCGAAAGGCAATTTGATCATTGCTCGTTCGATCCAGAAGAATGTGTTCTTGGAGTTTGCGTCTGGGAGGAATCTGAGGACTGCGGATTTGCCTTCCTCTAAGTTCCAGTGTGCGAAAATTGAATTATCACCGCCACCGGATTGAGAACCTTGTGTACGATTCTCTTGCGCCTGCAGTTTGGCGCGAATTTCTGCCATTGATGTTGCCATTGTAGGTTTGTCCTTTCGTTGCCTAAGTTGGTCTATGTTTATGCCTAGATACACAAGCATTCTGCAAGTGTAACAATATTATTTAGTCAGGTCAATGACAAAGTGTATTTTTTTGGTAGTTTTTTTGCCAGATTAGGCAGAAGCGACTTTGCGTCGTTTGACAGGAGATTTTTGATGCTCTAGCACAGCTAGTTTGACTTCTTGCTCGTGTACTTCTTCGTGTACTGTGGATAGTTCTCTTTTGATTTCGGAAACGTCTTGTTCGATGTTGATGACTTTTTCGTGTAGGATGCCTAGGATTTGATTCTGTGCTTCGTGTTCTTTGGTCACGTAATCCATATTGGCATTGACCTGATTGAACCAGTGCTTGAGCTGCCACCAGATTCCACCAAGAGAAAAGAAAAATATCAACAACCACCAGTCGCGGATAATGGTGTTCGCGAGAGTTACAAAATCTGTCATAACGGTTCACTTTCGATGCAGCACAATTATGACTCGATCATGCCAGCATGGGTTCGATTTTATTTATGTCAGGATAGAATTTTAAGGCTTGAAGCCAACAGAATTTGGCGGAACTTGGCGTTGTGTCGCGCCTGAAAGTTCTCGTTGTACTGCTGCAGGATCCGGTTGTGCGTCGGGCTCGCGAACCACGCTCTTGATCTTGGGTGCGCCACCTCTAGTGTCAATCTGTTGTGTGCGAGATATCTTTTGGGCTACTCGTGCTACCGATTCATGATCAGCACCTTGATTCTGCATCCACTTTAATATAATGGGTCTGGCATCTGCTTCGGGATCAGATTCGGCAGCATCGCTCAACATATCAAACAGCACATCATCGCCCAGCAAGTCATACAGCTTGCCTGTGGCATTTTGTGCATTGGCGCCCAGTTTCAAGGGCTGGCTCATGATTTGAATCAGTTGATCTTCGGCATCTTGGTCTTTGGGCAAGGACCAAGTACCTTCCAGCAAACTATCAGCCCAGGCTTCAAACTGGTCAGCTTCGGCCATGGTGCCCAGTATTGGTGCTACTTCTGCTACCATTTCTTGATTGGGTGCTTGGCAAAACAGTTCTTTGATGGCCTGTACCGTGCTCTCAGTCACAGCAACATCAGAGGATGAATCAAAATTACTCACGTGAGTTTGATAGCCTCGACGACCTGCCAGGCTCTTTAGACGTTTTCTCTGTTCTTGATAATGACGGCGTGCGGCTTCTACCAGTTCAATCTGTGGCGTGTTGGCCCAGTTGCCTGCAGATACTCTGCGCAGGAAATTGCCCATGACCGCACACTCTTTCACCATCTTGGTGATATTCTGTCCCACTGGATCCCAAGGATTGCCACCTTCGGCACAGTGGCGTGCCATGGCGCGACCTCCTACCAAACTGGTAAAGGGCAGTTTGAATCTCTGTTCATCTGCAGTTTCTATAAAAAGTTCTTGTATGTGTCGAAATCTAGCATCACCTTCGTTGATGTCACGGTTGTGACGTATTCTCAGTTTGGTCTTCTGTGGACCAGTGGTGCGGCTGATGTGTTTGCTGCCCCAATAGCGTCCTTCTGCCAGGTTGGCAGACTCTGCACGTTTCAAACGATACGGCAGTTGGCTGGCATCTGATATTTTAAAGTCTGGGCTTTTGCGTCTTGCAAAGTTGCGTAATTCTTGCATGAAAGCAAACCAAGCATCTCTAGCGCCCGAATCGTTGTCCATGTGTTTGCCAATGGCATCTGTGACCAGCAATTCTATGCTGAGATCTGGACTTAAGATTATGACCACGGAGCCATAGTTGGTGCCGTTGTGCTCAAAGTCAAAACTGAATATATCGCTGTCTTGTATGGCCGCGTCTTGATTTCCAGTGTTGTTGAGGCTTTTGACATCAAAACCTTTGGCTGTGAGCAGGTTGTACAATTGTTGGGCTATGTTGTCTTTGGTTTGGGGCATATTGTATTTATTAAAATCACATGATGGCTATAAAGGGCATGGGCTGTATTATTTCGTCGTGATCGCGCCAGTGCTGGCTTATTTCTGCGTCAAAACTCTGTATTACGTCCATGGCTCTTACACACAGTATGGTTGACATGACCAAATCGTCGGTATCGCCGGGTTTGGCCTTGTAACTGTTGCCCGAAGCCACAAACACTTTCAGTTCCGATATAAGAGGGCGGCTGTGTAGTTTCATACGCCGAGATTCCAGCAAGTGTTTGAGTTTGGCGCAGGCTGTGATTTTGGTGCTGTGCGTGGTATTGAATCCGCGGCGTTTTTTCCCAGGTTCGTGCATGAAACTGCCGGGTATGTTCTCTTCGCCAAAATCTCTAAGACTGATCAAGGCCGCCTCACCAATGGTGTTGTTTTCCACTGTGTAGTAAATGTTCTGCGGTTCCTTGGTGATGCCTTCGATGTATCTGCAGATTTCTGCTATGATCTTGACCTGATCGGGTATGACTGTTTTGTTATGGCGCCATTCTGCCACCTGGCTGGTGGTGTTGGCTTCAAACACCTGTATGGCAGCAGCATCACCACCGGTGCCCAGGCTGGGATCCAGTCCTATCACATATGTTTTGCCTTTTACAGGCTGTTGATACCAGCGAACCTGTCCGTGTTTGAACACAGGCTCTTGACCCTCCAGTTCAAACAGTGTGTTGGCATTGATCAGTGTTTCGTCGGCAATGACAAATTCACACAAGATCTCTCTGCGGAATCGATCTTCGCCCAGTTGGCTGCGCATCTGTTCTTCGTACTCATCACCGCGCTCAGGATGCTCACGCCAATTTGCTTGATATGCCTTGAATCCGTTGACGCCAAGATCAGTCTGGTTGCCAAACTCGTCGACTGTTTTGTTAGCGCCCTTCCACAGCAGAGCAAACTGATCCTCATCAGAGTTAGGGGTTGATGTTATAATGGCTTTACCACCTGTGCTCAGCGTGGGGGATATGGATGTCCAAAATTCCTGCGCGATACTGGGTCTCACGAATGCAAACTCGTCTGCGTACAGCAAGGAGATTGACATACCTCGGCCTGTGTTTTCTGTTGTGGTCTGTGCTACTATCCTACTGCCGTTGTCAAAATCTATGCTGCCTTTGTTGTAACTGGTAGCACCGGCACGGATATGATTGGGGCAGGCTTCGTAGGCAAAACGTATGCGCTGCATGATCTCCTGTGCGCCTAGATACTTGTGTGCTGCTATCAATATAGTTGAGTCTGGCACAAACATGGCATACCATAATAGATAACCTGCGGCCGAAGTGGATTTACCAGTCTGGCGAGGCATGAGGCTGATACTGAATCTATAGTTGTGATAGTTGTGGATCAGGCGTTGTTGATATTCCCAGGGATGATACTGTATCTTGCCTTTTACCGGATGCTGTATGTAAAAAAAGTTATCCATAAAGTAAAGATAACCATCCACAGGATCCATACAAGTGGCCAGTTCCGCCTGTTGATCCAATGACCAATGGCTGCGAACGTAAGGGCTCTTGATTATCTCTACTGTGTTTTTACTCATGTAGGTATTTACTACCAAAGATCTATCACTGCAAATAGATCTTTGACAGTTGTTCAATGGTGCTGTCGGTGGTGGCGTCGTCGTGCTTGATACCTATGCCGCCTTTGGCCTGCCATTTGGCTATTTTTTCACCGTGGTCATCTACCAACACATTGGGTCTGCCGCCCTTCATGGCATACCGGTGTTTGTCTGAAGTGAATATTGCGTCTTGGCTGACACCTGGCGTGTGTTGATCTAACCAGCGGCGCTTGCCTGCTGTGCTGGCTTCGTGTCTCATGCGCAATGGTGCCGACAAGATTGTGTAAGGTATTTTGTGTTGATGTAACCATGACAAGAGTTTTGCACCACCGCGTAGCATGGGCAAGGTGGCAAAAAATTCTTCTACGAACTCGTCGCCTTTGTCAACCAGTTTCATGATGTTGGCTGTTTGTGCGGCCACATCGCCCATGTCTCGATAATTTTTGAATCCAAACATCTTGGCCCACTGCAGGAAAAAGTCGGCCTGCACGCCGTCCATGTCAAGATACAGATGTGGTTTAGGCTGTAATTCGCTAGCTCTCATTTGACTTCCTGTACATTGCCCACCAAGGCAGTATGACCAAACTGGTCACGAACCAAGCGTCGGGCAAGATTGGCATTGGGCGCAGTGATGGTGGTGTCTATCATCTGTGTATGTCCCACTTGTTTGATTTTAACACGCACCCGAAACAGTTTCATGTTTTTTGGCAAGAACTCACTGGCTTTCATCGTAGTGCCTTTCGCCGGTGAGTGTGGGTTTGGCAAACCAAAGTTTGAACCACTCTTTGGTACCAGGCTTGATGTTGCGCTCGCGTTCAACGCGTCTTAGGTCTGCTGCTAAATCTGGTTTGACTGCCGAACAATCATTTCTGGGCGCTGGTTGATCCAGACCCGCTAGACGCTTGATGTCGGCCAGACTGGTATCAACCGGGGTAAGTTCTACTTTTTTTTGAAGTTTAGCAGCAGTGTAAGGATCAAACATCATCCAGTATTTAGCACTGGATTATTTGATATCCATTGGCCTTCTTTTGCGGAGGACAAAAGCATACTGGCTGTCTGTAAAATTTTCATCTGTATCTTTGACTTTATATTCTACAGTTAAAATTTGATTTTTTTCTAGATCAAATCCTGCTTTGAAAAACAGGGCGGCCCACATCTCGATGGTCAAGACGCTGTAAACACCTTTGCCCATTTCGTGTTTAGCCGGTTGTTGCGGGCAGGGTACTTCTATGTACAAAGGTGCTTTTAATTTCAAAATACGATTGTATTCCATTAGTGTAAAGAAAGGAAATACGCTGTGCTGTAAACACTGTCGAGCAAAGATAAAATCCACCGATTCGTCTTTGTTAGGCAAGAAACTGATATCTCGACGATCAAAATTTAACTGTCTTTCTTGTAGGCTACGCACAGTATTAAGATTGTAATCAAGGCTACAAATGTTTGTATAACCTTGCTTTTTCATTTCAATTTGGAAATAACCATATCCTGAACCCACATCCTTGATATCAGCATCTTTGGCAAGATTCAAGGGATTGACGAAGTTTTCAATCACTTGTGCAGTGAGTCTTTCGTCGCGATCGTTGGCTCGATGCTCTTCTAACTGCGTATAAATGAATTCGTTGTAAAATTTAAGTTTGATGGGTTCTAGCATAGTGTTATTAGTTATGCGCTAGATTTAGGTTATTTAGATTTTTTGGAGGATTTGCTAAGTGGCTACTTGACCTAACCAAGTACTGTAAACATGATCAGCTGTGGCCTGATGTTTTTCTATGTATAAATCTAGTCCTTGTACAATGTCTTGGCCGCTTTGCACTGATGTGTACCTTTCGCGGGCTTCGGCCCAATTGGGATCCTCATCCAGTGCCCAGGCCTGTGCTTTTGTCTCATCCATTTCAATATGGAACTGCATGGCCAGGTGTGGCCCAAAGCACCAGGCCTGATTGGGACAAGATGCACTAGTGGCCAAACGTGTGGCACCTGTGGGCACTGCAAATGCTTCATAATGCCATTGCATGATCATGGCAGTGGGATTGGGTCCAAACCAATGATCAACCAGTGGATCAGACTCATATTCAATGGGCTGCCATCCTATCTCTGGTTGTGGACTGGCGGTAATTTCTGCGCCCAGTGCGCGACTCATCAGCTGTCCTCCCAGGCAGTGACCTATCACCGGACGATCTTTAAACACTGCCTGCAATACCAATATTTCTGCTTGACGATTTGACAACAAGGGATCATTGGCGCTCATGCCGCCGCCCATGATGGCCATGGCCGAATAAGGTTCTATGCTGGCCGGAAAGGCCTGATCGGATCCAGCATTGTAGTTTTCATAGGGAATATTGTGCTGTTTCAACCAAGTCACAAGATATGCTGGCCACTCGGGAGTTTGATGTTGGAGTATTAGTACAGGTTTCATAGACAATGATAGATCACTGCCCATATCCACGAAATGCTTTGACGGGACTTACCTTGTGTACGTGTTCGGCTTCGGTACTGCGATTGTCTGTGAGTTTTTTGACTTCGCCGGCACCCACCGACTTGGCTGCTGCGTTGATAATTTTAAGATCTTCGTCAGTATAGGTTGCCAACAATGGATCTCCAGCAAAGGCACCTGCTGGTGGTGTGGGAAAGTCAGGAGCACCTGCCATGGCTATACCAAAGCGCCACTGTGTATAAGGACTGCCGCCTTGTTTGGTTTGGCTGATATCAGGCATGGAGATAGCGCCTTTGATAGCAGACTTGTGCGACTTGGGCAGTTTATCTGCATTGGCTGGCACATCGGCTGCGCTGCCAAACTTGGCTTCATTGACAAATTCTCGTGCTCTCATTATAAATCTTTCATATTCATATGGCCAAAGGGTGGATCAACGTGTGTGTTTTGCCACAGCGCACGATTGCTCAATATCTCAACCCACACATTGGTGTCGGGACGATTGAGCCGCCAAAAATCAAACTCCATGTGACTACTGATAGGGCGACAATACAAAGTCCGCTCCTTGGGCACACACAGTTGCTGGCTTGTAGTCCTCATCTTCTTTCGTTGTGTGCTGGTTCTCATGATATTTAGTTGGGCATCATTTATGTATACTTGGCACATTCCGTCTACTAGATCTTCGGGTTTTTTAGCAGACTTGACCACTTGTTCGGCCAGCAGTAATCTGGTTTCACTGCTGAGTCGGCTGATAGTTTCGCTGGTGTTTGAAGGTTTCCATTGATACCCTGCGTCGGGCATCCATAGTCCGTGATTGCTTCTAGCCACAGTATTCTTCTTGGCAATTTTTTTCACGATAGATCTAAAAGGCCCTTTGCCGTCATCGTCAGTGGCTTCTATCAGATATAAATCATCCGCATTGAACACTATGGTGCAGCCACCTAGTTGTCGTTTAACCAACAACTTCACAGCATCCAAGGGATCCTGATACAACAAAGCCTGTGCAATAATCCTGCCATCGGGACTGGTATGTTCTGTGCCGGCTTCCACTTCGCTTTCGTCGTCGTAGACATCAAGACTGGTGTTTAGTATACTAAGCCCGGCACTGTTGATACCTTCTTTATAGCCAGTGACACGATCGTGCATCATCATGCGATCCACACCTTGCTGTTCGCTTTCAATGAAATCTAATACAGGAGTGTAGTTGCGATCCCGATTCTTGGCGCCGGCCCATCCTATGCCAGGAAAGTATTTTGCAACTATGATGCACATGGTTACTGCCCGTAGCCCCGGAATGACTTTACTGGGCTGGTGCGATTGACGTAATCTGCTTCTAGACTGCCCTTTTCTATATACTCTTCGGGTTTCATGTCTAGCTTTTTCATGATGGCTATGAGTTTTTCACGATCGTATTCGGTGTATGCGCTGAACAAGGGCAAGTTACCAAAGAAACTGATGTCGTCTACTTTGTCAAGTTCTTTTGGGTCCATACCGGCCAATGAACACACGCGATAGAAGTCGTAGTATCTGCCCCAATACACATCGCCACCTCCGCCGGGACCCACCAATCCAGGATGCGCCATTTCAAACTCGTGGCGGGCGGCAGAACGCCGATTGTTCCTTTTGCCTTCGGTAATGAATTCGTGTGCTCTCATACTGTAACTTTTATCCTTGGCATCATCTCGCCCTCCGGAGCAAGTATGTATGGTTGATCTGATTTGATGTTAGGCAATAATTCTTCGATCGAAGTAAAATATTGTGCTGTTCGTCTTGGCACGCTCATTATCAATAGACCATTGAATCCAGAATATGCCTGATAGTTGGCATATCCAACAGTGATAACAGCCTGTTTGATGTCTTGTGCTGAACCATTCATTAGGGCCCGAGCATACATACTATTGTCTACTTTGTTAAAAGTGGCCTGAGCAATAAGATCACATAATTTTTTCATCTGAGCTGGTTTTAGCCCAATTTTTTGTTTGAGATATTCACGTATCTGTAACCAAGCATTTACATTGACTCGCTGTGGTATATCAAATCCGCTGACATCCATGAGTGCTTCTCTTATGGCATTAAGGCTCATATTGGCTTTGCGCGGATTGATCCAACGTCCACCACTCTTCTGTTCAGTCTTGAGTTCTACAAAACCAACATCTTTTACCTCTAAATCTCCGCCGCCGGATTCTTGCCCGGTAAATCGTATGTCTGGACTCATGATGCTGAATGCTAATTCTCCGGGACCAACACCTTGTTTAATAATTGGAACTAGATTGTTAAAAACACGTTGCGGGAAACCGGGAGTTACAAATTGATCATAACCAACTTTGCTTTTACTAAACAAATTCTTGATATCAATAAAACCTTTGGAGTAATTGTCAGCAAAAGATAATTTTTCATCTACTGTGCCCTCAGTATTCAACACTACTTGTGTAAGTATATCCAAGAATTTTTTTGCATCAACATCCTGTTTCATTGCTGTGTTTATTCTTCCAACAACATCGCTAGATTTGAGAGCATTGTAAACTTTGTTAAGCAGAGATTCATCATTGGTTTGATTTATCAAATCAGTGACAACTGCTTTGAGTTTTTGTGCATCTTCTACAATAATTTCGTGTGCTTTCATTTCAACACACCTTTGACTGCTCTCACTGGACTTTTCTTTCCTGTGGTGGATGATTCTTCACTTGCTGCTGTTGATAATTGCGTTGCGCCGCCCACGTTCATCATGGCCAAGGCTTTTTTCATCAACGCTACTTCGCTTTCATCGTAGGCAACAACAATCATACCATCACCCCAGGGAGACTCTTTATGGAATGTATCGCTGCCTTCTTTTTCCAGTGCTTCTTTAGCGCCAGCACCTGCTAGTGCTACGCCATAGCGATACTGCACGTATGAATTTTGATTAGGCAATCCCGGAATGATAAATGTGGATGGTAATGCGTCTGCTACGCCTGGTTGCAGACTGCCGTGAGCTTGCTCACTGATAAACTCACGGGCACGCATTTTAGATTATGGTTTGTCCACCAATGACACCGGCCAATGCTGAACTGGCTGTGCCTAACTCTGTGGCTGTGTATCCACTGCCTACGACGGTAACTTTGTTTTGAGCGCCGCAGTAGACATCGCGTGTGGTAGCAGCAGGAATCTGCATAGGAGTAGTATAAAGGTTTCCGGCGGGTGTGGTGTTGCCAATAACCACATTGGCATTGCCATAGATGCTGCCATCCACCAGAGCCACTTGATACACTTGATAAGTTACCGCGGTATTGGTGCTGATGCGTAGTTTATCGGTATAAACTGTTGCGTTGCTGAGACTGGTATAGACGTTGACTGCCATTTTATTTTCCTTTGATTACCACTTGCGGCACGACCAATAACGTGCCTTCCAGCGCGGTCCTGGATTGTCACAGTTGTGTCTTGCACGGAAACTGCGGCGACGTGCTGGATTAGATTTTTTAATACGCATATTGGGATCGCCAAAGTTGACCTTGACAACATTTCCGTTGGGTTTTTTGACATAGACCTTGAACTTTTTCACATCGCCTTGCATGGGCTTGCCCAAAGAAACTTTGCGTCCACGATATTCGGCTTCATCTAAGTCTGCTGCAGGTTTAGCGCGACCATATAGATCAATTTCAAATTTTCCGCCACCTAGTTCAATCAGTTGATCCATGAGTTCGCTAGACAAAGATTTGTCGCCATTCTCTCTGGCTGCATTCAAAGCTGCTACTAGTTCGTTATATTTCTTTTTATCAACAATATGACTGGAGCCTTCGTCAACAGTGATATCTTCCTTTTGTATACCTGCCTGCGATAGACCTTTACGTGCAAGATGTCTTGCTTTGTGTTTGATCACGTTTCCAAATTGATCTTTGTCCGATGTGTTTTGGTCCGGAGTAAAGGGAATATCTTTGGCCATGCGGCGGCGATCGATTTCTGCTTGCTGTGCTTCTATTTCTTTTTGAAGGCGATCAGCTTCATCGCCGTACTCTCGGGCAGCATCTGCCATGGAACGCCCTGATAGAGATTTGAATCTTGAATCAATTTTATCCAATGCAGATTTTGCTTCGGCAACATATCCATAGCCTTCCAGCAACTCAACACCACGATCATCTAACTCAATGACAATGCCATCATTGACACACTCAGTAATGAAACCAGAAATCAACATTTCATCGCGAGCGATTTCAATTTCGAATACATCACCTACTGCTGGTTTGGTAATGTAATCTTCGGCTTCGGTGAGATAATCTTTTAGACTGCGCATTATCCTGCTTGTCCTTTGATCGTGGTAATATCATTGTCGCCTTTGTAACCTTTGGCATACTGAAGTTTCATACCATTGAGACCGCCACTGAGACGATTCACCAACTCATCAACATCGCCATATTCTGTGGCGTCTGCTGTGTTGCCGGAATTTTCTTCAGTGACTGCTTCCTCGGCACAGGTGCCGGGATCATACTTTTGATACATCTCGCGGCCCATGCCAGCCATTTTCAGCAGTTCAACCAAACTCTGTGCATCGTCTTGCGTGGCTGTGACTGTAACAGTATCGTCGCCGGTGCTGCTTTGATTAGTGCTGACATTGATGTCCTCTGCTACCATTTGTTGGAACTGGCTTTCGTAGGCTTCGTAGACGCCTTTGCCATAATAGCCGCCGGATTTGGATTCTTCTGACTCGTCAACTTTTTCATCTTTGTCGTCTTTGTCTTTGTCCTCGTCTTTTTCTTCGCTATCTTTTTTGTCGTCGTACTCGATGTCTTTCTTAACTTCTTCGCCATCTTCTTCTGCGTCATCGTCGCGCTTTTCGGCATCAGTGTCATCGTGATCACGTTTGTCGTCGTACTCCACATCCTTGGCTACTTTTTTAGCAGCCTTTTCTGCTTTGTCGTCTTTTTCGGCATCTGACTCTTCCTTTACTGGCATACCAGCCAATGCTTTCATACGCTCCAATACAGCAATGGTTTCGTCGATTTCTTTGGTACTGAAATCCTGACCAAAGGCCTTGAAACTATCTTTGCCAGATTTTTCAGCTGCTGCATCCTGCTGTTTAAGATATTCGCCTTTGCTGACTTCGTCAAGATCGGTTTCTTTGCCTGAACCGCGAGGAATATGATTCATAGCCTGGTCTACAAAATCATCTATGCTGTCTTCGTCGCTTCCAAAAGGTTGTTGCCGTTTCAACCATTTGTTCAATATAGGGTCTTTGGCCCGGGATTCTTGGGGGTCGAAGGCCTGCATGTTGGGATCATACTGCAGATGTATCTCAGTGCCATTGAACATGACCTGTGCCTTCATCTCATCGTCGCCCAGCACATAGGTGTATCGGTTGCCTTTGTCGGTGACAAAGGTCTCGGTAGAAGCTTCTTTCACAGGTAATTCAAGTGCCATGTCTTTGGCTCGTTGTAGCACACGCTGACCAGGATCTTTGATATCTTTTTTGTAATCCTGTGTCATGGTTTTGGTCAATGTGGAATCGCCTGGCTGCTGCCAAGGAAGATCTTTACCAGAAAGAACACCTTCATCCATCCCATCTGCCGACTCTTTAGGATAAGCAGTGCTGCCATATTTTACACTTGATGGCATGGGGTTAGAACCAGTCATGGCAGATTTCATTGTATCCCATACGCCTTCATCCATCCCATCTGCCGACTCTTTAGGATAAGCAGTGCTGCCATATTTTACACTTGATGGCATGGGGTTAGAACCAGTCATGGCAGATTTCATTGTATCCCATACGCCTTCATCCATCTCTGCGTTTTTCTTTTTCCATGCTGTGGCATAAGCGATGGATTTTTCTTGCGGTGTAAGTTTGCCATCTTTGGCATAGCCTTGTTTGATATGCTTGACCATGCGCTCATACTTGTCACCCGGGGGTGCTTTTTCTGTCATGGGAGCAGCAAAGGCAGCAACTTCTACGCCTTCAACCATAGCGCGGCACTTGGAAACGTTGCCTTGGAATGCAACACCAGGATAGGCTGCACGGATTTCGCGCTTCCAGGAAGGATATGATTCCACAATCATCATGTTGGCTGCTTGGATACCTTCTTTGACTGTACGGCTAAATTTTTCGCCGCCTTTCATACCCCAGGTTGTGCCTTTGTGCTTGGGCAGTTTGTAAAGGCTGGCCTTGGGAGCTTTGCCGCCCCAAGGCAAACTTGCAGAAGTTTTTTCAGATTCTTTCTTCTTGGGACGACCACGACCACGTGGCTCATCTGATTCTTCGTCTTCGTCTTCGTCTTCCCAATTCACTTCCTTGGCTTTGTGTTTGATACCTTTGTCTGTTTTTGTGATGGTACCACCTTTGTGTGTTTTTTCTTGTTCGCCCAGTGTGACTCCGGCAGCATTGCGGCCGTCATCGCCTGTGTCGGGCATATTGACATTGGCCTCACCTAGAGGAGGATCATACGCACCCATTTCATCATTGCTCTGTGGATCAGTGACCATGCCTGCTTCATCCATCTTGTCATAGCGTGTGCGAATCTTGGCCATGGTCTCTTTGCTGGCATGATTACGTCCGGCTTTTTGCAAAGCTTTCATGCCTTCTTCGCCATATTTTTTCTTGCCGAGATATGCTTGTAGTGCAGATTCATCCATGGCATCTTCGCCCACAGATTCTTTGGCACGTAGTTTGGCCAACACAGCACCAGCTACTCTTTCACCGGCTTCTTTGCTGCCATAACGCTCACCGGCCGACTTTGCAATTTTACTAAAATTCTTGCCAGGCTTGCCAATGTCTTTTCCGGCACTGGCCTTCTTGGCACTGTAACCAACTTCAGCCACAGGTGTGAGATTCAATCCACCTGAATAGTTTTCGTTCAGGATAGATTTTGTCTTGTTGATGCTTTCTACCAAGCTGTCTGCTTGTGCAGCCATGGTACCACTGGGAGTAATCATGGCAATGCCAGCGTGCTTGAGAATGCTACGCAACTCTGGAGATTCTTTTACTTCTTTTTTATCAGCAGCGGCTTTCTTCATGGATTCTTTTTTGTTGCCATCTTTGTCAAGATCCAAGAAGTCTGGCTTGTCACCTTCCATGACTTCGCCTTCGGGGCACTCGCAGTGGCTTTCATACATACCGCATTCGTTGCAGGTCTCACCATGCACACCTTCGCTCACAGTCTTGAAACCATATGCTTGAGTGTTGTTGGCCGCATCACGATAGTGAGGGTCTTTTTCAGCAATGGCTTTGAGTTTGTCTAATACGTTGTAAATGTTCATGATTATTTTCCTACGTTGATGGTCATATCGCCGGCACGCATTTTGGCGGGGCGGCTTACTCGACTGAAAGGACTGGTGTTGTCCTGTGGCAAGTCATTGGTGGTTTTTGCTTTGGGTGTTTTACCACCGGCTACTTCAAACTTTGCGCCATCTTTGGCTGCTTCTGCTGCCATGGCAGCATCTCTAGTGGCGTAGCGTTTGCTGAGTTCTTTTTGCTCGGCACTGGGTGCGCCTAGGTCTGTGGTCATTAACAAAGAATCTTTTTCGCTGGTTTTTTCTGTATCCAACTGTCCTTCAGCATCCTTTTCAATGCTGTCGTCCCACTTGCGATCCACTACCACGATGTTGGCAGTTGGCACACCGCACAGATGTACCTGCTGCTGGATCTCATCTAGGCTGGCAGGATACTTGAATGTAAAATCAATGATGTTGATTTCTGTGTTTTTCAAGCCAGGAAAATCCGAAGGTGTGGCCAGGATAGGCGTTTTTTTCGCTGTGCTCATTGATACCACATCGTACTTGTCTAGGCGTTGCTTGATATCTGCCTGGCATTTGGAATCCAGTTCACCGGCAATTTTTATGCGGTAACTGAACTCCCTGGCATCTTCTATTAAGTATTCTTTAAAACTTTTCATAGGTCATTCCTAGTTTATGATTTATTTAGCGTTTTTAATGTTTTACTTCGCCTTCTTTTAGTCTACGCATGAGTTCGTTGCGATCTAAAATCACGCCTTCTGCTGTGGGTATAGCAGTGGGGCTGCTGAGTGAATCTTCTGATTGCCGCAGTTGATCGCCTTTGAGTTTGGCGTGCTTGAGTTGCAGGTCAATTTGACGCAGTTTTTTGTTTACCTTGGCTGTTTTAGCAGTGATAGCGTGCCCCAGCATGGTGCCAGCCACAGCAAATATCTCACTTGCGTATCTGCTGTCCACTTGCATACCCAGATTCATCAAATCTTCGTAACTTTCCTTGGCCAAGCCCACTAGTTCGTCAATTTCCGTGTCAGCTGCTTCCAGGCCCTTGACGGCAGGCAGGGCCGACTCTATGCGTTCTAAGTTGGCCAACGCTGTGGCAGTAACGGGCACATCTTCCGATTCTATCTGCACAGCCGGAGTTTCCACCACAGTTTCTTCATCCTGCGGCAATTCAAACAATTCTTCTAATTTTTTGGTCACCTACGACCTCCTTGATAAAATATGTCTTCTTCTGTGACTACTCTAAAAGTCAAACCTTGTCTACGGCACCACTTGGTAGCAGCGTCCCACTTGGCATAGTTGATGGCCACGGTCATGCGTTCTCTGTTGCTGGCCTTGCTTTCAATGATGCTTTGCTTCTTGGGCTTGATTTCCACTACCTCAGTGCAGATTTGATTTTTCTTGTTAAGATACTGTACAAGAAAATCCGGAACATATATAGTCTGCTTGCCTGTCAATGGGTGCTGATAAGGAATGCGTATGCTTTCGCTGGCCCATTTAATTATGTTTTTGTTGTTGTCGCAGAAGTTCATAAAACTCAACTCCCATCCAGAACGATATCTGGGACGACCCAGGCCTACATACTTGTCGGGATTTTGGGGTACAAATTCCCCTTGAGCAAACTTGGACATTTCAATCTAGTATGGTCCTGGTCACGTAGTAGTTACTGCTGAACCTACGCACAGTACCCAATAGTGTGCTGGTGCTTTGGATTTGATTCAACCAATAGGCCATCAGTGTGTCAATAGTGATGCCTTCTCTGTTGTCAATTTGCTGTAACAGATCCTGAACCGTGATATTTTCACCGTTGCTTTGAAAATTACCTGCTATTCTGAAAAGATTGTCTGTAAACACAGCCGCAGTTTCTTTATTAGAAGTGTTTTTTTCAAAGTACCCCAAGGTATAATCGTAGGTGCTTTGATCAACAGGATATCCAAAGTCGCCATCATAGCCAGCATTGAACTGCTGATACACAGCACTGGTGCGATCTTTTACATTGTCTGGATTGTTCACCGAAGGCATATGAATATTTACCTTGTGTATTTTACCAAACCAAGGATTAGTTGCCGCCGCTGATTCTGGGTGTGTTGCTCTCGGGCACTTTACCAGAATTATTTCCCTTGGGTGGTGTGGCAAAATATCCTGTGCGATTACGATCTATCGCAGGAATTTGTGTCTTGATGGCTGTTTCTACACCTTGACTTAAAACTTGAGATGCAGTTTGATTTACTTCTTGTTTGGCAATAGATTTAAGATTCTTACCTTTGAATGTCTGCGATGCTCTTACTGCAGTCAATGCTGCACCAATGGGATTGCCTGCGGCAAGATCGTTGAGTATGCCTTGCCCAGCATCCAACAAGCCGCCCTTGCCCAGTATTGTTGCGTTACCTCCGGGTCTGGTAATAGCACTGGTCACTTGATCATAATCCTCTGTGCGTCCAAAGAATGGCGGTGCACCGGCCTTGGTAGAGCCATTGAGTGCGCCAGAATAGTATTTGACCAACTCATATTTGATTGTCATGGTATTCTGCATTGGCTGACCACCAGCAGAATAGTCATAGGTGTCATGCGCAAATTCAGTGATCATGGGATTGATCAAGGTGTATGCACTATAGTTGTGTTGATTGAATCCAAAGATTGTAATATCATTGAAGAAGTTGGGATTAGTAGCCACCCCTGGTTGTGTATTCAATGGCGAACCGCGGCCTTCGCCTACCAAACCAAAGTCGCCAGTTTGTCGTTCACCAACATAGATGTCACTGGCATTGTAACTAAAGCCGGCAAATGTAGGATCCGACCCCGGACTGCCATCGCTGGCCGGTATGCCATTGTAACTGTATTGACTGTCCTTGATATAGTATTGATAATATGCATACCACATCTGGCGTACTAGATCACTGTTGTCATCGTGAAAAGTGATCTGTACAGGATTGTAATTGATCTTGGTATTGGCATAGCGTTTGCGATTGTACTGATTGAGTTCTTCTACTTGGAATTGATAACTGGGCAGTTGCACACTTTTTACTGTTTTGCTGATAGTGCTGTTGGCTTCGCCTAGCAGTTGAAGTAGGCCTGGAATTTGCGTATTGATATTGAACACACAATGGAAAAGAAACTTGACCTTTGGCGCATATGCAAATGCGTTAGGTATGAATGTTTTGCTTGCGTGTTGATAGTCCTTGAGCTGAGGACCTGTGATCCCGCTCAAGAACCCTTTTATGAAGTCATTACCGAAGGCCATCAAGCCCTCCTAGATTAGCCGCCAGTTTGACCTGCGCCAGTGATTGAACCAAGAGCCCTGCTTACTGCTCCACCCAAGGCCTGTCCAACTCCACCACCACTGGTAGGATCGGTACCCTGCAGTGCATTATCAAATCTAATGCTCAATGCGATTGTCACCGGCTCACTGGAACCATAGTTTAGATCATTGTAGTTGGCGCTGGCTAGATAGCAACCTAAAAGATTCCAGGTTTCTAATACCACTGGTTCGATAGCACCATTGCCACCGTCTAGCATTTCGCACTGCATGGAAAACTTGTAGTTTACACCTGCTGTGGCACTGGCTTGCTCATAGAAATCCAATTGTTTCTGTAATTGCTCACCCACCAACTTTGTCACAGAACCCGAAGCATCATCGCGAACGTTTAATGTTGTTGCTTCCCATGAATGTTTACCAGCTAGATAAATTTTGCTGTTGTAGATATCGATGGGAATTTCGTCAAACGACACACTGGGTCTAGCAAAATCAATAACCTGTTTGGTTAATTCTGTAGTTTCTGTGCTGACACCAAAGCCGTAGAGTAGTACGCGGAATCGGTACTTGAGCTTGGGCATCAACAGGCCTTGATTACCTTGACCTTCAATAGGTACTGTTAGGTTCTGCAAGCTCTGTACGGTCTGTGATGAAAGTGGCATTTCTGTTTCTCCTGTTACTGTTATTTAGCCCTGGGTTGGGAAGCTAAAATAAGGGTCTCCCCTTATTTTACCCGGCTGTTATCTCTCCTGTGTTCTTGACACGGATTGGTATGTAGATAAATTCAACTGTTTTAACTGGCTCAACAGCAATATCAACCAGCAGTTCGTTGCGATCCACGCGGTCAGGTGGATTGTTTGATTCGTCGCACACTGCCAAGTAATCATAAAGACCACGTTTTGCTACCAAATCATTCAATATTGTTGTCACTGTGGCCAAGACCTGATTGCGTGTGAATGCATCATTGGGCTCAAACAAGTAGGGTTGTACTGCTGTGGCCAACTGTGTACGAAGATAAACTATCAAACGTGCCACGTTCACACGATTCAGTGCCGATCCTACATTGTAACGTGTCTTCTGACCATAGGCAGTGATGCCTGTGCCGGGAATAAACGTAATAGGATTGATAGCGTTGTCATACAAGATGTCACGCAGGTCACGGCCCATGTTGGTCTGTGTAAACTCTCCAGTCTGACCATTGATATAACCAATACGTGCTGCGTTGTCTATGACACCGCGACGTGTACCAGCAGGAGCAAACCACGGATAGCTGGCTTCGTCTGAACGCACATATGTACGCAACATCATGTGGCTAGGCGGTTGTACCACCACAGCACCATTGACGTTATTGGTCTGGCAAGAAGGATAGTATGTGGCCACATAAGGATCACCTGTGGTTACATAATCTTCTGGCAGAACTTGTGCGCCGGCCAAATCGTTGGTAGCATAGGCCTGCAAGGGCTGGCTCAACGCTGGCAGTCTCATGGGTGTATCACCAATGATAAATGCTGTGTTGCTGCGATCATTGTTCAGCACCACCAAGTTCTGGATCAACTCTGGATACTGTGGACAGGCCAGCAAGTTGAAAATACGTGCATCTTCGCGAGCTTCTGAACTTACATCAATAGCAGCACGCAGAGCCTGTACAATCAAAGCACGCTGTGCTTTACGTCCGGCATACATAGCACCATTGTCACGAAGACCCGATGCTGTGACCCAGGTATATGAATACGTAGGCAAAGTCAGATCAGGATAGTTCTGTGATGTAAACAAGTTTGTGGTAAACTGTTTGACATTAAAGCCCGAACGACGCATATTCCAAAGTAGTATTCCTTCAGGATATAGATCAGGATCAGGTGCATCCAAATCCAAGTAGTCACTGTACAACAGGCTTTCGATAGTGGGTATGGGATCGTTTACCGGATCCACTGTGCCCGAACTAGCCCAACGTGCGTCAGCAAACGCAATACCGTTTTGACTGGTCTGATCAGCATTGTCAATCAACACCCACTGATAATCACCGGGTGCTACTTCTTCGTAACGTTTGATAATAGGATAGTTATCAAGATCGCTGGTATCAATCCACAACTGTCCTACTTGATCAGTGATTTGTATTTCACTGTTATTCACTATCATGGTAGTGGGCTCTGTGGGACTGATGATAGGACCTGCATCATTTAATCCTGTGCTGAGGTTGTAACCACGGATGTCTGCAGTTACATTATAATAACCTTTCCATTGTCCGCCATCTTTGATCATGATGTCAACTTGATCTGCAGCAGAGTAGTACCAGTACGTGCCATTGTCGGGCAAGCGATCTGGTGCTGTGGGCTGGAAGTAAACTTCAGTGCCAAGCGCCCAGGTGCTGCCGTCGACCCAGTTACTGAGTTCAGTGACATCGCCATCTCCGCCTAACCCGGCTGAACCAAAATAATAGTTGGTTTTGGCATTGACCGTGACAGTGGTGGCCACACCATCGTTGGCAACAAAGCCAGCAGTGGTTATAATTCCTGTACTGCCAGCACCATCCTGCAGCAGTATACTACCGCCGTATTCATGTGTTAGAATGATATAACCCTGTGCGTTTACCTCGGCCGACACACCGTCTAAGTTAGCACTAAACACTGCGGTAACAAAATCTTCAGCAGCGGTTCCATTTACTTCAACCTCTACTGGTGTGGCATAACTGCTACTGCCTTTAATTGTTGCAGAAATCCAGAATGTGCTGGGCGAAGAAAATTCTATGTCGTTGCTGATACCTTGCGCATTCGTTGGGCCCGAAGCATATCTTTGGAACAACTTCATGCCAACCAGTCCATTAAACACTGTGTTGGTACTGGGAGTAACTACAAAATCATTGGAGTCATCAGCAGGGTGGATCTGAGCATATGTAGCACCGGCAGCAATATTTCTTCCGCCGCCCGAAGGATCTAATGCTGCATTGACAGCTGCATCACTGACATACAACGGACAACTTTGCTGTACAAATTGTAATAAAGTTGAACTCCATTTGCTGAGAGTGAGATTTGTTCCATTGTTCACTGCTGTGGTTTTATTCCAAACAGATCCCGAAGGACGCTGTGTGACCAAAGTGCTGGTCCAACGAGGAGGATTGGTGTGTGGACCTGCCTGTGTCACAGGAACATTATAAGTACCGGCTGTGATACCCAGCACGGTGAGCAATGAACTATATCCTGAAATAGTGATAGTTCCCAGAGCACCACCTGTGGGCTGTGCTGTGGAGTCGCCATAGATATTAAGACGATTGTTTAATGCGGCTGCACTAATACCTGTGATGCCAGCCGCAACAATGGCCTGGGCCAGGACTGTGAGTGTACTACCTTGTGCGTTGGGTGTCCATAGAGAATCAGGATCACCTACGACCAATCCACCAGAGTCTCCGACTATCACGGCACTGGAAGTATTGTATCCACCAGTGATTGCTGAAATACTGGTCAATCCCGAAGCTACACCAACTCCCCAGGTCAAACCATCAGATGACAGATAAACCTGTCCCGAAGAAGAAATAGCAACAAACTGACCTGCGTTGTAGGTAACATCCACTAGATTAACTGTTGAAGGTACAGCAGATGTTGTGACTTCAGCAAAGGCACCAGAAGCTAAAATATTACCTGTACCGTTATAGCGTACAATAGTTCCGCCATTGCCAACTGCAACTACCACGTTGCCGTTGTTAAGAGCACAGGCCACAGCATTAAGCCCATTGGTAAATCCAGATACCGAAACGTTGGCTGTGCCGGCAAATGCATTAGGTGTATACAGTATCCTACCACTGGAACCAACTGTGACATACTGGCTGGTGCTGCCTATACGAGTGACATCGTACAAGGTGGCAGATGTAGCACCATTGGCACCGGCTGCTGAAAAAGTTATGACGCTGTCACCAGTAGATGGTGCCTGATATATGATACCATTGTCACCTACTGCTACCCAAGCATTGCTGCCGTTGTAAGTAATACCACGGAATGCACCACCGGCGCTGATACTGGCTCTCACTGCCCAGGCTGTGGCATTGGCACCACCTGTGATAATATTTGCCACACCAGATGTGGAACCAGCACCAACTGCTGCATATGCTGTGCCATCTGTGGCCACTGCAAATAGATTTCCTAGATATCCGTTGGTATTGGCTGCAGTCCAAGTGCCGTTGACGTTGGCCGAATTCACATAGTAAACTTCGTTGAGCGCGGCATTGGCTTCGCTGGTAGTTCCCACAGCTACATAGGTATTACTACCTGCACCGTAAGCAACATCTGTAAAATCTGCTACCACACCTAGATCAACTGTGCTGCCGTTGATGGTCAAGTATCCGTTGAGCGAAGTATTGACTGCGCTGGATTGTATTGTGGGCCAAACTGCTTGCCAATCAGTGGAACCAACTTCAACCCACTGATTATAATTGGAATCTGTGCTAGGTATGGTATTGCCTGCTTTGTAGTACAGCGGTAAATCTGTGTTGGTTGCAACTATGGCATAATCGCCTATCATACCAACAGTATTTGCTGGTGCAACATTGGCACTGGTTAGATCTGAATCGGTAATAACTGTAGGCGTTTTTAATGTAAATGCTCCGGTTCCTGATCCAGCAGTGCTGTTCCATTCAAAGACACCAAATGTGCTGGCATCTGTGTCCAACCAATAGGTGTTGTTGGATGGATCGCCCAAGGGACGACTTAGACTGGCCGTTAATGCTGCCAAGTCAATGTTTGCACGCATCATGAATGCGCGGTTGCTGACGCCTAGCACTGAGTAGGCAGCCAACAAGCCATATTCGTTGAGTTCATAACCGTTGATGGGCGTACCAGCGGTGGTTGTGTAGAAGAATGGATTACCAAATGTGGTGGCCATATCACGCTGGCTGGTAATTAAATATACCTTGCCTGCGTTGACTTCCAGCGTACCTGCTGCTATGCCTGTACCTGTGCCAGAAATTTTGTTCTGGGCTGATGCAAAAAGTATGAAAGGTACGGTACCTGCTGCTGCGGGTAAGTATTGACTTTCATCTATGACTGTGACTTCGACGCCCGGTGAAATTAATGCCATGGTTTAGTTCCTTTATATCCAGTTGTAGATATTTATAAAGAACTGCGAAATCTGGCTGGTTATGGCGACCTACTAAGTAGGTTTTGCTGTAAATATGTGTATGAGACCCTTGTGCAAAGCCTGCGAACGCAGGCCCAGAGCCATTGCTTACTATCGCAACGACAAGTGTGTGTATCGCAGCAGATGCACCGAATGTGAACGGCGGCACAAAAAAATTCCGCCACAGACACCACGCTGGTCTGCACAGGGCTACAAGTTGAAAAAAGCCTGTGACCTATGCGGGTTCCGTGCCAAAATAGCACGACAACTCATGGTGTATCATTTGGATGGGAATTTGAACAACAGCCAATTGCATAATCTACGCACAGTGTGTCATAACTGTGCTGTAGAACTAAGCTGGGACAAGAGTGTCTGGCGCCGTGGTGACCACGTTGAGTAACGCATCAATCTGGCTGTACAACTCATCCAGGGAGTTGTTGTTGTCAATCACATGATCAAAATCACTGCCAATCCAGGATGTTTCGCTGGGATGGATTTTGTAATCTTCCATTTTGGACTTGCTCAGCGCCCAGCCAATGAATCTAGGGCCAGCATTGACTGCTTCGGCGTGTCTGTACCATTCGGGATCAGGACCACGTTTCACACGAATTACCAAACCGTTCTGTTGCTTGATGGCGGCAATTTCATTGGGAAATCTGCAGTCACTGATAACGATGTCGTCCTGGGATTTTGATAGTTTGTTTTCCACAGCAGCGATCCAGATATCATCGTGGAAGGCTCGGCGGCACACTTCTGTGCCCCAATACTGTAGTATCCAACGCGGTGTTAGATGCGGTATGCCCAGTCTTTCTGCCCACCAGGTGTCCACACATTCGCGCCATTCTCTGCTGCTTTTGCTACGTCCTTCCAGCATTTCCCTGTCCCAGCCAAACACAGCGGCCACTGCGTCTTTGAGGCTGTTGGCAAAGGATTCTCTGCGGAATTGATGTATGTTCACTAGATAGTCAGCGATGGTGTCTTTGCCTGAGCCGATAAGACCACAGACACCAATGATTCTTTTGGACATTATCGCCCCCTGCCGCTGGTTCTGCGTACTTTGGAGCCACCAAAACCCCGGGAGTTTTTAGGTCCCTTCGGCGGAGGCGGTGCCTTGGGCTTTGGTGACATGACTGGCGTTGTTGTGTGATCCACAGCAACGTTGGCATTGGCTGATATACCAATGCGTTCAAATAATTTAGGAATTTTTTTCTCTACCACTGTTGCCTCCCTGCGTATATGTATTTTATAACATCTTTAGAGAGAGTGCAAATTTTTAGGCAAGAATATCTGAAGCAGTTTACCCTTGTACCCAGTAGTAAGGCTGGCTGCCATCCACGTACTTCTGTAGATCATCAATCAACTTGGCCATGTCTTCTTTGGCTTCGGCCTTGAGTTGTGCGCCATTCAGCGTGGTGCCACCGCCGGGTCCGGCAATGGAGTTGAATTTTTCACGAGCCTCGCCAATGATCTGTTTGCACACAGCATAGGTGTAGTCACGGATCCAAGGCAGTATGCGATAGTCGGTCAAGAGTTGTATTTCGGGACGCATCTGATCGCACCACAGCAGGATCACTTCGCCTTCGCCCTTGGGATAGTTGATGATGTGCAGCACCTTGGTCACCGGATTGTAGGTGTAGTTGATGAATCCACCAAACATTCTAGCAGCCTGCTCTACATATTGGGTATAAAAGTCGTAAGTGGCTAGACCGCCTGAATAGTTGAAATTCAGCAGGTATGTATTCATGATGGCACTGCTAAAGGGATCGAAACTTTGGCTGAAAGGACCTTGGGCAAAACCAATGGTACGGCGGAAGATCTGACGTACATTGTAGATCTCCTGCGGCAATGTGTAGTGTGTTAGATCGCTCTGCAGGGTGATAAAGTTATAGGCTTCTTCGTAGGCATTTTGAGCCCGTTGCCTGTAGGTCAATACTGCCTGTTCATAGGCCACTTCATAGTCCGGGGCGTTGAGTTCTACGTCAACCAAGTTGCCGCCCAGGCGGGTGTTTACATAGTCAAATACTTTGGATTTAAGATTGGTCAGTGTATCACTCATAAGAAAAGCCCTGTGCTGTATTTAGCACAGGGCCGGGTGCTGTGAGTGTTAGTTTACCAGACTTTTAGGATTATGAGATTTTCGTTGAAACGCCCGTTGAGTTTGATTTCAGTGGCTTTGATTTCCTTGAAGTATTTGCGAGCCCCGGGTTTGCCACCAGCAAACAAGGCTTTGAGTTGATCTGCTGGTTTGCGCAGAGTTTTGCTCACGCTGAGGTTGGCATCAAAACCAATGATGGTGTTGTTTTTCACAGTCATTGAACCCACGTGCGAGTCGGCCACATAGTGCTGTAGTTTGCGCTTGGTGGTATCATAGGTGTAGAACTCTGTGCAGTCTGCCAGTTTGGTAGCAGGCTCGGAAGTGAGTTTCAATTCTGGGAATGCCTGTAGATATTTCAGTTTGCGCACAATCTGATCGGGCGTTTGCTTTTTCTTGGCCCTGGGTTTGCGTTCTACCTTTTTGATCTGTACATAACTGTCGCAATCGGCCACTACCAACTCGCAGAACTTCAGCATCTGCTTGAGTTCGTTTTTGCCCCAGCGGCTATAGCCTTCAACCAACTGAGCATCCTTGCCTTCCAGGGCTTCTGTGAGTTCTGCAACTTTGCTGGCAAAAGGATCGCGAACCTGACTGATGTGCGTGGGCTGAACATTCATGCCACGTATGATGGTCATGGGCTTGTGGTTGTTCAAATTCAGTTTTACTTCTCCCGCTGTGCAGAAATCATCATACATGGCTTCTAATTCGCCAGCGGCTTCTATGGCCTTGTCACGCAGTCTATCCTGGATATTGGGCTTGATCACATCATCATCTTTGACTTCTTTCTTTACCTGTTCTTTCAATGCCTTGAGTCTAGTGATTTCTGCGCTGACGTGCAGTTGCTCGTGCTCACTGAGTTGTAGGCCCACAGTGGTCATGCGAGCCAGCCAGCCTGTCACGTGCTTGAATTCGTAGTCGCTGACACCCTTGATGCGTTTGGCTTCTGTGCCGCGCCCGTTGCGTTCTAGATAATCCAGCAGGAATTCTTTGCTGTCTTTGCGTTGGAAATTGTAGTTGTACCAATTGATGGCGTGGAGCACAGCAGATGAACGTTTGTCGGCTTCGGGCTGAGTGCGCCAGTCTGGCTCAGGTCCTACATTTTTAAGATCACCGTCCCGTGGTTTCAGGAGTTTTATGGCTGTGGTTTTTGCTGTGCTGGTTCTGACCATGTATTGCCTCACTTTTTGCTTAATTTAGCCAAGAATATATGCTTTTCTAATTCTAACAGGTTTGTGTTTATTTGGTCAACCAATTCTTGATGTTTTGGTAAAACTCTGTGTAGCCTGCGCTGTTCCACTTCAATGTTGCTGAGTTCGGCGATCAAATGATCTATGGCTCTAATGATGCGATGCCCATCAGCGCCTTGCTCTAATCCGCGTAGATACTGTCGTAGCAGGGGTTCTACACTGTTCCAATCTTCTGCTTGTTTGATCACCAATTGTGTCATAGCACCATAATACACTAAAAAGAATATTTGGTCAAATACTAGGCTACCAAAAAACCGCTAAATACCTATTATGCCCAAACTCAGTCTTTACCGCGAGAATTTCACCAACGATTACAAATGGTTTGACCGCAGGATTTCGGAACAATTCACGGTGGGCTGTGCCACGGTATTGATACACAAGTATGTGGGACCTATCAATCAAGGCACCTCTAACGATGCTACGCAACCTGATTATCTAAATCAAAGCGTTAACAACATCCAAGACCTGCTGTATCTAGAAAATCGAGATCGCAAGTATGATACCACGGTGTATAGACTGCGTATGCATCATACCATGCAGAACATAGATTTCGATCTCACACAGTTTGGTCTATTTCTAAACAACGACACATTGTTCTGCACAGTACACAAAACCGACTGTGTGAATACCCTGGGCCGACTGCTGATGTCGGGCGATGTGATTGAAATGCCTTATCTACGTGAGTTCTTCCCGCTAAACTACGACGAAGTACAGACCAGTCTCAAGAGATATTATGTGGTGCAGGACACAGCCAATGCTGCCGAGGGATTCAGTCCCACTTGGTATCCACACCTGTGGCGAGTAAAGTGCGAGCCCTTGGTAGACAGCCAAGAGTTTGCTCAGATCCTGAATCAGCCCGAAGATCAAACCAACTACTTTGGACCTTGGGGCAACACTATCGCTTACTTTGAAGGAGATCGTGTTACCTTTGGCGACAAGAATTACATTGCCAAACAGGATGTGCCTACTGGTGTGGCACCCACCGGCAAAGACGACGATCCATATTGGGGGCTAGATCCCAACCAGACTTTCCGAGACATGATGTCTACTTACCAGAAGAACATAGACATCAACAATGCTATCCTGGCACAGGCCGAGGCCGAAGTACCGCTGTCGGGCTACGACACTGTACCTTTCTATATCGTGCCTACCACCATTGACGGTGAACCTTTGGGTTCAAGTTACAATGCAGATCAAACTTTTGTGAACAGTTCGCAAACCGATATTGATGCTTCATCTCAAAGTATCACGCCCAGAGACAATGCTTGGACCATGGGCTATCTTACCGGTGACGGGCTGCCACCCAATGGTGCTCCTGTTACACCCGGCGTAGTATTTCCCCGCGATCCCAGAGAAGGCGATTTCTGTCTGCGCCTTGACTATATGCCCAACAGGCTGTTCCGTTTTGACGGCGCACACTGGGTCAAGTTTGAAGATCGTGTGAGAACCAATATCACGCCCAGTCATACCAACGACACCGAGCACTATGGATTTTACAACAATCCTGGTGACATCTCAACCACGGACCGTGGTGAGATTCCTCGCAAGCAATCATTATCTAAAGCACTGCGGCCCAAGGACGATAACTAATAGTCATGGCCAACAATCTCGTACCTTACTTTTATGACGGGCAAATCCGCAGATTCATGCTGCAGATCGCTCGCGCATTCAGCAACTTCCAGTGTGAATATGGCAAGGACCAAGAAGGCAATCCCATATTGGTCAGGATTCCGTGTATGTACGGCAATGCTTCTAGACAGGCCGCTGACATCATAGCCAAGAACACACAAAACAACTTGCCTGCGGCACCACAGATTACCTTTTATATTTCTGCTGTGAAGTATGCCAGAGACCGTGTGCAGGATCCCACCTTCACTGGCAAGATCGCTGTGCGCCAAAGGACCTACGACGAAGTGACCAATACCTACGAGCGCACCCAAGGCAATGCGTTTATTGTAGAACGCATGATGCCGGTGCCATATGACATCACTGTGAATGTAGATTTTTGGACCAGCAACGAACAACAGAAACAAAGCATTTTTGAACAGATTGGTACGCTGTTCAATCCTGCGATAGAAATACAAAGCACTGACAACTACATAGACTGGACCAGCCTCAGTACTTTAGAACAGACTGATTTACAGTGGAGCAGCCGCACAGTGCCCGTGGGACAAGGCAATCCCATAGACATCATGACCTTTACACTGAAACTGCCGGTGTGGATATCTCCGCCAGTGAAAGTCACCAAGTATGGTGTGATCCACAAGATCATTACCAACATATTTGACGAGTCGGGCGATGTTAACAATGCTCTCACTGGCGATGATATATTGGCTGGAACTCGCGCTGTGGTCACTCCCATGGGTTATCAGATCCTGCTGTTAGAAGGTCAGATACAGTGCTTGCGCAGTAATGTGCCGCATCAACCGCCCAACGTTGAACTCAATGACCCGGTAGAAGATACAAGCAGTACACTGTTATGGCACAATGTGATCGACCTGTATGGCGCACTGCGTAATGGCATCAGCCAGATACGCATCCAGAATCACGATCTAGAAACTGAAATAGTGGGTACCGTGGCTTATCATCCATCAGATGATCGTGTGATGTTGTTCTCTGTTCATGCAGATACCTTACCTCCCAATACCTTACAGCCCATTAACGCTGTTATCAATCCACAGCGTTCGGGTCCAGGTTCAGGATTACCGTTGGCTGCCCCGGGGCAGCGTTATTTGTTGACTGACAACATAGGCAGTGAGGACAACACAGAGCCAGCGCCGGCCTGGACCGAAAACGGCGTAGGTTTGATAGCTGCTGCCGATGACATCATTGAATACGATGGCCAGCGTTGGTTTATCTCTTTTGATGCCAGCGAAGTGCAACCTGGCCAGCAGATAGAGTTTGTGACCAATCTCAAGACCAAAGTACAATATAAATTTGATCAAGAAATAGGCTGGATCAAAAGTTATGAAGGTTTCTATCGCGGCGGCGATTGGAGCATTGTGCTTTGAAATCAGTTGATGCTGTTGGCATCATGTTTTACAGTGCTGCCACACATAGATATCTTTACTTACTACGCAACGATCCCAAACATCCAGGTTCCTGGGGACTGCCCGGCGGTAAGATAGAATCAGGTGAATCCATGCTGGATGCTGTGACAAGAGAATGCCAGGAAGAACTGGGTATGATTCCTGCATATCAAAAACTCATTCCCATTGAAAAGTTCACCAGCAACGACAACAATTTCAACTATCACACATTCTTTTGCGCCGTGGCAGAAGAATTTGTACCTACACTAAATCACGAACACATTGGCTATGCCTGGGTGGCCGCAGGTACAGTGCCCAAACCTCTGCATCCAGGTCTGTATGCCACATTCAAGATTGAAGAAATCCGAGACAAACTGGCAGTGATTGAACGCCACTGATTAAGTTAAAAATCGTAAATTACGATTTAATACCAATCAAGATGTGACTGATTCTGCTGGCCAACCAGGTATTTGAGTTGGTAGAGCCGTAGCCAGTGTTGATTGCGCTACGCACACTGGCATTCAATGCACTGGCATCGTAGACCACTAGCACTACTCTATTTTCACTTGCCACACCATTCAACGCATTTGCCAATGCAGTGAGTTGAGCAGGATCAATGTATGTATCGTACCAGTTGATACTAACAGTGGCACCACTGGGTGATAATACCGCCATTGTGTGTCCACGGTTTGCGGTATTTACAATTTCAACATCATTGACTTGTACTACGGCGTTTTGATAACCGGGCACATCATATGTTGACGAATACGCATAAATCTTAGTGGGACCAACGTATTGTGTGGTTGATATTGCCACAGTTGTGCCAAATGCTTCATACCATGTGTATGGTGGGTACGTGGGCTGTACATTGTTCATGATCATCATCTGTGCGCTGCTCATACACCAAACCTACCTTTCAAAGCATAGTAGTTTTGTCGGATTCGCTCAATGCTTAACTTTTGATTGTATAAAAACATATTGGCCACATAGCCCCAGGGTTGGCCGGCAAGATCATTGTTGCCCCAGCCCCAATGTGTGGTTCCTCCTGCCCCATATGCTATTGAACTTCCAACTTGTGAACCATTTATGTAAAATGTTTGAGATGAATTGTCACCAACCACAGCATATTGAACCCAGATGCCAACCGAAGATGCGAGGTCGTATCCTGAACTTCTAAATTCGGTATCCCAATATCCCAGTGTATTTGTTCCATTGGGGATGGTGATTGGTGTGTATTTGGGTGAATTTGTATAAAGCAATGTTCTAAATGATGCTGGATTGCCTGCTTCCAATCTAGCCCAGGTGATATATGTATATCCCGAGGTCGGTAATGTAGGACCAGTTCCATTTACAACAACTCTATTATTGCCTGTAGTACAGTCAAAACATTTAACACCACCCAGTACAGTGTATGTGGCACCAGTTAATGTATGTGTGTATCCGTTGCCTGACAGATCTGTGATTGCAGTTCCTGTGCCTGGATAACTGGCAGCATTGTCTGCATCAATATATATTGCCAAATTGTTGGTGTATATAGTTGCATCATACACATCACTGCCAGTGAGTGTCACACCCGAAATAAACATTAGGCTATCCCTGTGCCGTTGATCATCCAAACATTGGCTGCCACATTCAACAATGAAGCCATGCCATAGGAAGAAACTGTTCTGTTGGCTGCCGTGCTGTTGCCTGCTAGATACAAACTCACACCTGTGCCTTGTGCAATTGTGATATTGCCTGTGCCACGATTGACCACTGTTATGGCTGTGCCTATGGTCCAAGATACAGAAGAGTTGTTAGCGATAGTCAATGTGTTGCCAGTACTCAACGTAGAATAGTAATGCTTGCCACCATCAGTGGCTGACAAAGTAGCATCGCCGGTAAATGCAACCTGTGGAATATCTCTATAGCCAAGAGTATATCCTGCAGTATTGCCCGAAATATTGCCACCGATAATATTTAAATTGCCTGTGACATTACTGCTGTAACTGACTTCTTTGGTCCCATCGTTGTACTGTAATATGCCTGCATTACCCGATGTATTCCTAACAGGCGCTACCACAAACGAGTTGGCTGTGGTGTTGTTTAGATTGGCTCCTGTGCTGTTCAACACTATGGAATTGTTGGCTTGATTCGCACGACCTGCGCGGAAACCAATAGATATGGAATTTGTGCCTTGGCTGTTGCCACCGGCTTCTGCACCAATGGCTATGGCACCTGCCAGTTGTGAATCTCTAGCAGCACCTATACCAATGGCCACTGTGTAGTAATCTTGCGCCACATTGCCTGCGTTCACGCCAATGGCCACAGCAGTCTGGCTTTGTGTGGCACCGCCTGCGCCTGTGCCAAGAGCAATATAAGTGTTGGCTACACCTGTCCAGGCTGTGTTCTGATATGTGGCATCACCAAATGTTATTCGATCTGTTACTGCAATATTACCAGCAGTGATATTGCCAGTAGCGGACAAATTGTTAACCGCGGTTGTGCCGTTGGCCAGTGTTGCGTTACCTGCGTTGTCAAACACATAGTTATAACTGCCGGCGATCAATGTGACATTGGGAGTGGTGCCTTGCACATTGCCAGTGATTGAAATGTTGCCTATCAAGTTACCGGCAGTGATGTTGCCCGTGGTAACGATAGTATTTGACCCGTAGGCAGCCAAGAAGTTGGCCACATTGGCATTGCCATATGTGCCAGCTAAATTAGACAGGATGTTTACACCATTGGAAAAGTTGATGTTGCCATTTTGAGGCAGAGTCAAATTGCCGTCAGTGGTAAAATTCCAAAGTTTGCTAGTAACATTGGTTTGTGTTTCAATCTGGAATGATTTATCAACACCGGTTAAAAAGTTAACTGTGTTTGGACCTCTAGCATTTGATAATGTAACTCCTGTTGGGAATGTTGTGGTACCGGTGTTGCTAAATGTCCAGGTGTATCCAGACTTCACAATGTTACCTGCGATGTTGCCAGTGTAGGTTGGCAAGTAATCGGCCACATTGGCATTGCCATAGGTAGCAGACAAACCTGTGAGTTGACTACCATTGCCAATGAAGTAATTGCCGGTCACATTGCCCACAGTGGTGATACCCACATTGGCTATCAAGTTGCCCGACGCAGTGATATTGCCTGTGGCGCTCACAGTAGAGATACTGCTGAAGCCGGACAAGGTGGGTGCCGGGCTGGCTCCTGTAGCGCGGATGCCTCCGGACACCACAAGATAGTCTGCCGATACATTGCCAGTGGCCGAAACCTGTGCGGTGCTAAACACACCGTCTTTGTCAAAGTCATAGATGGCTATGTTGCCGCCATTGGTGCCAGTGACAATACGCACGGTCTGCGTGTTCTGCAACGGCGTGTAGACAGCAGCTATGTTGCTGCTCATCAAGTTGGCAATGTCTTCTGCCCAGTATGATGTGACTGTGCCGTTGGCTCCAGATGCTATAAACGACAACGGTAGATTATCAGCAGGCTGTAATAAAGCACTTTCGGTGCCAAATACAATAGTGTCGCCACTGAGAATCATATCACCTGCTAAAATCAAGTTTGCGTCTGCACCAAATGTCCAATTGTAGCCATGAGCCCCAATATTGACATTACCATCACCAATTATATTAAAGTCCTCGGGTCCAGTTTGGTGCATAATAGTATTGGACCAGGTTAAATTATTGCCATTGATATCGATGTTGCCAGGAACGGATAAGTTACCATCGTTGCCAAAGGTCCAGGTCTGAGGTGTACCTGAGTTGGCTGTAAGCACAATATTGGCGTTTGATTGTATCAGTGGTGTATTGACCGCACCAACGCTGATGCCAATGTTGGCGGTCAACGGTGCTTGATAATCTACATACAAAGCAAGTTGACTTGCACCTGTATATGCTGTGTAATCTAATTCTAAAGTGCTGGCATTGTAGTAGTTGCCAGTAACAAAATCATTGTAACTTAGGCTGGTGGCATTAGAAAAATACTGACTGCTGATCGTAGCATATCCATCAAGTACGCTGATACCATTGGCATAGTTTATGTTACTGGTGTTACCAGGCAATGCCAGGTTGCCATCGTTGCCAAAGGTCCAAGTGTAGCCACCGCTGTGTATTCTTGCTTCTGGAGCATTACCATATTGCGCTGTAATCTCAAAATTGGTATTTTCTGGGCCAAGGAAGATGTTGGCTGTTGGTTGTTCCACATTGCCGCCAATGCCCGGCGCACGCAAATGAATGTGCCCAGGAGCAGTGGGATCCAATACCAACACTTGATCATTGACTGTGTCGTCAGGAGTGAGAGTCAGTGTGGTATAACCACCACCATCACCAGAAGAATTTCCCATCCACTCTATGCGACCATCGTTGTTGGCAGTGACACCAACAATGTTGCCGGCCACCGACAGGGGAACGTTCTGTATCAGCACGTCCGTTGGCAGCACCACAAGATTGTTGAATCCACCGGCTCCGATGTTGACTCCATTGTTGGCCACTAGAGCACTGATGTTCTCAACGGCAAAATTTAGACTGTCAAGATTGGTTATGTTGCCTACCAATCCTTGCACGTTGCCCAAGAAATAGTTGGCTGTGGTGGTGTTGCCGGTGTTGTCAAAAATCAAGTTTGCGTAACCTGCTTTGAATACCAGGGCCTCGCTGCCAAACAGCACCGAACCATTGATCACTGGCGTGTATGCGGCCTGTGCCTGTGGCAAATACATCCAGCCATAATTGTCATATGACCATGTGTAATTGCCACCGTCGGTGGTGATTTCCACAGCACCACCTGTGTTGGCGTTCATATTGACGTTGTTCACAGCAGTTTTGATTGTGCTGCCGTTGACAAAATTGATATTGCCAGCACCAAGATTGCCTGCGTATGTGGGCAAGTAATTGGCCACATTGGCATTGCTGTATGAACTGCCAGCCGAGATGCCGGTTAAGAATGCACCGTTACCGATAAAATACTGACTGCTCACATTGCCCGAAACTGAAAGATTGCCGCCCGTGATGATTCCATTGGGCGACTGAAAATGTCCATCGTTTTCAAATGAAAACTGATAGGCACTGACTCCTACCACATCATAGGTCTTGACTCGGATCTCTTTGGTCACGTCGTCAACTTCCACGTGAACATCTTCGCCACCTAGATACAGATAGGAGTTGCTGGCATCCTGGATGCCGCCTGCACGGATGTGTATGTGTCCGGTGTTGTAGGGATCTATCACCACATATCGATCTTCGGGCACTAGATTATCATCAGGAATCAACTTCAGCACGTTGAGATTGCTGCCGTTGATTTCCCAGCGCAGGCTTCCTGTGTTGCCAGCAGTTTCTGCCACCAGACTACCCGGCATGGTCAAATTACCTGCTGTGTCAAAGGTCCAGGCATTGGCTCCGTCGGTGGTGACCACAACATTTCCGTCAATGGTGCCTATATCCACAGTGGAAGTGCCGTTGGCGATAAAGGATCCCAGAGCCGAAATTCCAGTAAGTTGTGATCCATTGCCTACAAAATAACCTGCAGAAACGTTGCCAGCACCCGTGAAGTCACCTTCAGTATCATATAGCCAATTACCACCTGCGGTTGAAACCTTGACATTGCCATTGGCCACTAGATTGTAAATATGCAGATTGGCTACATCAGCAGTGGCATCGTCGGGCACAGTGATGCCAACTAGCCCAGCAGTACCGCTGGGTCTAATGCTGACGCTGGTTTCGCTCGCATTGTTGGCCAACTCAATGTTAGTTCCGTCTATGGCCACATTGGAAATTTGATCAGGAGTGCGTGCGAAATTTATTGGGGTGGTACCAATAATCACAGGATTGGGAGTGGTCAGTGTCCAGGTGGTCTGCGCATATTCTGCGCCATCTGTTACAGACACAGTCAATCCCGAGTTCACTGCAGAACTCAATCCTGAATTGATATTGATCCAGTCTGGTGCAGGCACCAACAGTGTTTGCGCAGCATTGACCTGATAGATGCCGTTTTCGGTAGCATCAGTTTGCGCTGTGAGCAGCACACGGTCATAGGGATCTAAAACCACTGCGTCAATGACCAGTGCGCCAGGGCTGGCTAGATTGATGTTTGAGTCAGATAAAGCACGGACCGCCTGTTTCCAGTCGATGTCGTAGACCTGATAAGCGCGGGGTTTTGTTGCTGGCATAAGCTGTTTCCAATTTATAACTATTTAGCGGAAACAGCGGTTGGTACAGGGTGTGCTACTTAAATGACGGTCCTGTGATCCAGGCCACAAGGCTGTATCTAGTGCCCTTGGTCACGGGTGTGACCCTGTGTAAAACATAACTGGGAAATACCGTGACAAATCCCTGCTCTTTGTTGGGCACAGTGGGCTCTTTGCCGTAGTACAGTTCCAGGTCTCCGCCAACATAATCCTTTGGATCAGACAACTGCAATGTAAAACTCAGTTTCCTGGTCCAGGTATTGAGTCCGCGATCTATGTGCTGATCATATTTGCCCCCGGGAGCATCATAGCGTGTGAACTGGAATCCTTCGATAAATCCAAACAAGTCAAACTTGAAAAATTTTGAATTCAAATCTACTATGACATCTGTGACCCGACGGAAAATCCAATGGCTGTCATCACAGGGCATGAGCCAAGAATTTTTGCTGTCGCGGATGTTGGGTGCAACATCATTGCCTCGAATGCGACTATTGTCAACAATTCTCGCGTTGCCTATTTCAATGATTTTGCGACATTCATCAGGTGTAAATGCACCTTGGAAGTAGGCCCAATCTTCCACATGATCCAGTTGGAAAGGCCATACCGTTGATGATTGGTCAATCTTTACAACAGACGCAGACTGCGACGCTGTTTTTTTTGTTGAAACTTTGGCTGCTGTTTTGGTTTTTGCAGACTTGGCCACAGGTTTTTTTACTGCAACCTGTGCTGATTTGAATTCTTGTGTTGTGGAAGTTTTAGCGTTCTTAGACATAACTTTAGTTATCTATGTCTAAGAACCGCTGAAAAAAATTATGGATTCTCTTCTGGGACTACAACTACCCAACTCACTGTAGATTCATCCCAGTCATACTCTTGTCCGTCGGTGGGTTCAGGAATTGGTGGCTTCCACTGACCAGTAAAATCATCCACTATCCAACTGGGATAAGGATCCGGCTTTGGTGGAATGAACGCATCTCTGGCAGCATCATAGGAATAGCCAATACCTGCATAATTTTTACGCAGAGCCTTGGACTGATCCGCAGATGGAGTGTTGGAATTGGGCTCATAGTGTACGCCTGCTTTGGTATTGTAACTGGTCTGGATCCACTGTGCTGGGTCGCCCACTGCACCAGAATCAATAAAATCCTGCTCGGCTACAATTACTTGCGTAACTTTGCCGCCTTCTACTTTGGCAAAATGTGACATAAATCTATCCTTTTAAAAATTATGTTGGCCATGCCAACAAGTTATAACTGACTCCACCAATGGTAATAGTCACGGTCTTGACAGTAGCCGGGGCTGCATTTGCTGCGCCGCTGATAGTAATACTGGCATAGTCCAGCGTGTTACCATTTACCACAACAAGATTACCATTGTAAGTGTTGGCATCTTCGGGTACTACTTTATCAATGCTACCAATGGCCAGTATACCTGCATTCGCGCCAATGTCGCCCGTGAGATTAATATTACCGTTGACTTCTAGTTGATATTCTTCGTAGGCATTTCCAACGCCGGTATTTATAATCAGTGGAACACCACATTGAATATTACTGGTATTGTTGGCTAAATCTACAATATAATTGAATTCGTTTAGGCCTTCGGTGGCGTTGCCACCGTTGTATTGGAATGCACCAACGTTGCCTGCAGGCGTAGCAGTGATGTTGCCAAACAATAAAGCACCGTTGCCGCTGGTCAAAAGTGCTTGACCAGCATCTCCTCCGTAGATCATGACATTGCCAGCATCGCCAAGATTGGCCGAAGATGCCACTGTTATAGCATTGGGGTTGAAGTTTCCAGTGTAAGTGGGCAAGTAGTTGGCTACATTGGCATTACTATAGTTAAGATTAGACAGTTGACTGCCGTCGCCAACAAAATAGTTGGCAGTTATGTTGCCCAACAAAGTAACTTGGGCAGTGGCCACATCAAAGGTAAATTGGCTATCTGAATCAGCATTGCCATCGTTGTTGAATATAACACCAGAATTTGGTCCAGGCACTATGAGATTGCCAATGACATTGCCTAGTATGTTACCGTATAGATTGCCAATGACATTGCCTGCTGAGATATTGGCCTGAGTAGTGATATTGCCCAGGCCAATTGATAAGTTAATGGTAGTGTTACTTTCTAGATATGTTTTGACATTGGTATTATCATAGCCACCGTTGGCTGTGCGGATATTGCCAAAAAAGTATCCGCCATTGCTGCCGCTGGATATAGACCAAATATTGCCGCTGACATTTAGTCTTCCTGTGATGTCAACGTTGCTGCCAAACAAAGCCTGTCCAGCCACATTTGAGTCGCCGCCTATGTTGGCATAACCACCGACAGTGATATTTCCAGCAAGACCGGCGCTGCCGTTTGAAACTATGTTTTGCACTCTGATATTACCAGCCCAGAGGTTGCCGTAGTCGACCACTGATACTATGTCGTTGCTGATGGTGTTGTTAGATGCTATGATAAGATTGCCAGTGGAATTGTCCCAACCAAAAAATGCATTACCACGATTGGTTTGATAGTACTCAAGATAAAGACCACGGTCTCTACCATCATCTACAGTCAAAGGCTGGCCATTGGGGCCTGTGCCTGCAATAATAATGGGATCTTCAACCACCAGTGTGTTGGCGTTGATATAACTGATGTTGCCTTGCACCCGAAGATTACCTTCAATGATAGAATCTCCCAAAGTCAATGTATTACCGTAGAAATTGACTTGTGTGCTGTAAATTTCAGTGTTGGCATTACCCCTGCGGACATTACCAACTATAGATTGATATATCTCCGAAGATCCAGTGAATATGGTATAGGTGCCCGAAGTGCGTTTTGATGATGGCATTCTTTATTATCCAGTTTGTATTATTTAGTGGTTTTGCAAATGTAAAAAATCCCCGTATCTTGCGATGCCGGGGATCCGTTGCAATACAACCGGTGATTTAGGTGCTGGGGATCTGAACGATGTCAAATCTACCGCTGGTACCCGAACCGTCGGGCTGTACACTAGCGTTGGCTGTAGAAAATGTCAGATAGTGACCAACGTTGCTGAAATCCACACCATAGTTGTTTTGGATATACTGCATGGTAACATTGGCAGCAGCAGCATCTGTGGCCACAATGGCCATTTGATTTTCTGTCAACGCAGCAACATCATCGGTGTTGACCAGCACACAGATGTTGGCAAAGGCCTGCGTGGTATCTGTGGTCAGCGTGACCAGGAACTTGCGCTTGCCTTTTTGGCGGATGATGTAGGCTTCACCTGCGCCTGCACCGGGTACGTTAGCGATAACATTGGCAGCGATATACAGTGTGTTGCTGACCACTGTATTACCACCAACCACACCAACGTTGGGCGTGGATGTAGGATAACCAATGTCTACCTGCACGGATTGAGCAGTGTTATATTTTGCGATTTTGAGTGGGCGTCCCATTTATTTCTCCTTGTTTAGATTGGGCTGACGTTCTAGGTCATACGCAGGGACCTGCATAAGTCTTGAGCGACTAGATATTTAGCGTCTGAGCAAGGAATCTAAGGTGTGACCACAGTCATTTGCTGGGTCACAGGATCATAGTACAGTGGATAGGATCCTGCAGGAACCACATTGCCTGCGGACACAGCAATGCCGCTGGCAACCAAGGTCAACTGGCCCAGGCTGTTGCCTATGTAAAGATTGGTAGTGCCTTGTGCTACTACCAGTTCTCCGGGTCTGGCATTGCCATCGTAGTCCACGATAGATACCTGTGCATTGTCTTTCATGACAGCGCGGGTGATACCTGTTATATCACTGTAAGGAGGTGGTGAATTAGCCATAGTGTTGTATTTATTAGATCAACAAAAAGCCCCTTGCGGGGCTCTTTTACTGCTGGCTTACAAACCGGTTGAGTTTTTCAGCTTCTGCTATCACTGTGTCGGTTGTGGGAAAATCCGGCAGTGCAGGAAAGTGGGCAGACTTGTCGCTTTCAAATCGGCTGTGGAATTCCTGGATCAGTGCATCGCGGCGCTGGAAGATGGGTGTTACCAATACTTCGTTGGCCAGCTTGAGTAGTTCGAGACGAATCTCGTAAGGTGTTTTGCTCATGGTAGACTCCTTTCTGTGTGATGTGTATGTGCTACACGAGCAACAATACTTAGCGGTAGATTTTGTAGTCAACAAAAAAGCACCTTGCGGTGCTTCTTTGTCCTTCCCATCCCTGAGAAGTAAACTTTGATTCTCTGATTAGGAGAAAGAAAGATTCTGAACAGCGATCTCGCCAACATAGTCGCCTGCGTTGCCGAAGGACGATGCTGTGTTCGTGAGTTCGATATACCCGTAACGAGTCATAAACGAAACGACTGGCTCGAATGTGCTGGGATCCAGAACAACACCGCTTGACATCAAAGGAATGTATGGGCAGTAGAATGCTGGAGCATCAGCTTCGCTGGAGCCTTTGTAGCCAACCAGAACTGGTGTTGAGTCGTTAGCATAGCTATCAACATAAACACGCATAGCACTGTTGAGTGTACCAACAAACTTGGTGTTTGTGGGTGCTTCAAATGTGCCTTCTGTTGTGCGAGCAAAAGCAGAAGTTGTTGCGCTCTGGAGCACTGTCAAGGAAGCGGGCGAAACTACAGCGTAGTTGCCTGCACCACGACGTGTGCGCTGAGCGATCAGGTTAGCAACACGATTGATCAGAACTGCCAGTGCGGCGTGCTCATCACCAACGTAGGTTGCTGTACCAGAAACGGTAGCCTGGTTGTATGTGAACTCTGTTGCAGCCAATGAACGCAGGCTCAGCAGGATCTCTTGGTCGATTTCAGTTGTGATCTCTTGTGCGAGAGCAGCCATGATTTCGGCCTCGACATCGATACCGTGCATTGCTTGTGCGTCTTGTGCAGCTTCAAATGTCCAACGAGCCTGGAGCTTACGTGTCTTGGCTTCAACGGCCTGCTTCAGGATTTGAACGGAAATCTTACGACCGCCGTCGCCTTCTAAAGCTGCTGTGTTTGAACCAGTGTAAGTGCTCTGAGTTGCGCTTGTGCTTGCACCAGCAGAGTATGCTGTTGCAATCAAGAACGGGCTCAGTGCTTCCTGGCCAGCTGTGACAGATGTCTGTGCAGCTGATGTGTCTGTCATGCTTTGTGCATAACGAACACGCAGAGTGTGGATCTGACCAACGGGGCCAGTCATGGGCTGTACACCAACGAGTTCGTTGGCAATAACAGTTGGCATAACACGGCGGATCACTGGAAGGATCACACGATTCAGTGTAGCGATATTACCGCTAACTGTGGTACCTGCAGATGACTCTTTCAGGTACTTGCGAGTGTTTTCTAAAACTACACCCATTGTGCTGCGACGGGAACCATTGAGTCCTTCTAGTAGGGCTTCTTTGGTCTCGTCCCAACGGCTTTCTAACAGTTCTTGTGACATGATTCTCTCCTGTTTCTTGTCGTAAGATTAAAGCCCTGCCAGTCTCTTGAGCTCAATGACGTTTGATGCGTCATCAGACTTGGGTTTGACGGCAGATTTATCACCAGTGACTTCTTTGTGTACGCTTTCGGTAATGGTCTGTTTTGCAACAGCCACTTTCCGAGCGGCGTTCTCAAGAACTGCTGGTAGATACTTTTCAAAAGCAGTGCGAAGACGAGGTGTTTGCACGCTTTCTAGTAAGTTACGCATGATTTCTGCTTTTTCCTCGTTTAAAGGATTAAGCAATTCATCCATAGTGCGGCTACGCTCTGTGGACTCCTTGATCATACGAACTTCACGTTCCTTGTTCTCAACCAATACTTTGGCAGCATTAGTTGATTCAATGGCTTCGGCCAATTTCTGTTCTTTGTCAGCAATCACAGCCCGGAGCTTGCGTACTTCGGCATTCTCATTGAGATGAGTGCCTGCAAACTCTGTGACATATGCTTCAAAGATACGACGACCAAAATTGTTCTCGCGAGCAATTTTAACGTCTTCTTTGAGCTGAGTAAGTTCAGAACGTAGATGTTCAGCAACACGCTGACCTAACTTGGCAGCAGATTCTTTTACAAACTGCTGTTTCAATGCTGTGAGTTGCTTCTTGGCTTCAGACACAAGTTTGACTTTGGTGTTAACCACGTCACGCTTGTCCTGGGCAAATTCAGTAATCTCACGAGCCAAAGCTTCAATCACAAACTTTTCCAAACGGTCCACGCTCTCGGTGTGAGTGCGACGGTCCGAACGTAGTTCTTTGATTTCCTCAGCAAGTTTACCAACCATGAAGTTGTTGAACTTCTCGGCTGATTCTTTCATCTTGACTTGGAAACGCACACGGTCTTCATTGAGACCACGGCGCTCTTCTTGGAACTCTTGTAATTCGGCTTGGAGGCCTTCGGTTACCATGCGATCTAGGGCTTCGACCATAACTGACTTGTCATGCTCATAGCGTTGTGCAAATTCCTCGCGGAGTTCTGCACGCACCTGCTCACGAGCTTCATTTAGTTTGGCCTCAAATGCTTCTGTGATGGCTTCACCAGTTGACTCGTTGATCAGTTGGCTATCTAGCAATGGTTTGATTGCGTCTAGCATTACGATCTCCTAAATCTTCAGATCCTTGATGAACTTTACAATCTCGTTCTTCAAGTGTTTCTGTGCAAGTGTGTCACCGCCCACAGCATTCTTGCTCATATCAAACATTCTATGTCCGTATCTCATGTTCATGAGGCTTTCATACACTGTTCGAGGATAAGCGTTTGGTGCTGATGGCTGTGCCACGATGTCGACAGTGACGATTTCAAAGTCACTGACACGTCCGGTCGCGTCATCAACATTACCTGATCCGCGACTCGAAACTCCTAATTTCACACCCGACTGCAGCATTGTATCAACTAACTTGCCCATGGGTGTGGGTAACAACTTCAGTTTACCTATGCCGTTGGGGCCATCCATCCACATTTTCTGGATCATATGGCTCACACGGTCTAGATTAATTTTTAAATCTTCTGGATGATCTACTTCACCGCATACAGAGAAACCACCGTTGATCTGCTCATTGAGCTGATCCACTGCTGATCTGATCTGTTGCACTGGGTATACTCGTCCGTTGGCGTTTTTAACGTCACCCTGGATAAAGATGCCTTCCATGAAAGTGGAAGGCTCTTTACCTGGAGCTTCTTCTCGGCTCTCAACTACGATCTTAGCAGCATCGTAACTGAGAACTTCTTGTAAGTGACGGTTCCCTTTAAACATCTAAATTAACTCTTGATTGCCTTCAAAGGACTCTTGGTATTAACACCCGAAGCCTGGCTCAGCGTGGGCTTGGTAGCAGGTTTCATGGGAGCCATGTTTTTGCCAGCAGTGTTCTGCAGGCCAGACTCAATGTCAGGTGCTTTTTGTGTTGTTGGTGCCTTGGTACCATCGGGATTCTCGGCAGTAAACTTGCTGGAAGCAGGTTTGGCCACCGAACCAGTTACACTGGCGCCGGCATTGTTAGCGTTTGGGCTTTTGGAGTCAACACGCAGTTTGTCACCGCCTGTTGTGCCTTGGCCTGCCAAACGATCACCACGGTCAACAGCAACTTTTTGTAGTTGAACGTTTTCTGCTAGGCTTTCCTCAACTTCTTCTTCTTCGGCTTCTACTTCTGAACCCATGGTCATTTCATCGTCTTCTTCGCCGTCGACCATACCATCGTCGCCGCCAATGACTTCTTCAAATTTGGCCAGTAGTTCGTCTAGTTTGCTGTCAATGCTGGCGATATCACCTTCGAGATCGCCGCCTGCGCCCATTTCGTCGGCAAAATCATCGCCGCCAACCATTTCTTCTTCGGCACCCATGTCCATGACTTCTTCGTCATCTTCCATGGCTGTTTCGTCAGCATCAACATTGGCGCTGATGTCGTTCAACAGTTGATCTGCTGCGTCGCCGCCCATTTCCATGGACTCATCCATTTCCTCTTCGGACTCGTCCTCATCGGACTCTTCTTTGAGTTCTTCTGCCATGAGATCTTCATAGATACCACGGCTTTTTTCCACTACGATTTCGTGAAAAAGGTCACGGGCCTTTTGTTCTTCGTCGTTAATGACGTACTCAATGAGTTTTTCAAACTTGCTTGACATTTTTGGTTCCTTTTCTAGAATAAGGGTTGTGTAGAGTTATTTACTGCACATATTAAAAAACCAGCAACTTATGGCTGGTTTTCTGGTAGAAATATTTATGTATTATGACTTGGGCTGTATCATAAGCCCGGCACAGCAGGAGGAGGTGCATACTGTTTGCGAATATACTTTAATTTCTCATCGTACTCAAATTTACGCACTTCTTGCATACGGCGTATTTTATTGATCTGTGACAGAGTTAGTTTGGTTTTACGCAGCTGGCGCAGTTTAGGACGGCTGTTGTCGTCTTCTAGATCCTGGAAGCCTTCGGGCTCTTTGTCAAATAGTTCAAGAAAATTCATAATGATATTTACTTGATTTTGTCAAACTGCTGGTGGTGCGCCAGGCGCAGTGGTAGTGCTGGCTGCAGGTGGTGCACCTGGAGGTGCTCCAAGATCAGCTCCACCTAGTTCTCCAGCACCTGCACCTTCGGGCGGCAGTCCTGCAAGATCTGCATCAAATCCTCCGGGACTGATGCCCACTGAACGCAGTTCTGAACCCTGGCTGCCTTGTGCTGCAGGCTCGTCGCGCTCTTCGCGCCACATTTCTTCGTTTTCCAACACTTCTTCTTCGGTCAGGCCCAGATAACGTTTCAACAAGAAACGCTTGCTCATATAAGGCAGTGGTTCCAAGGTGGTAAAAGTGCTGACCCTGCTGGTGTCCAACTCTGCTTCACGATAAGCAGCAAAGTTCTGCGGTGGGTTGAATTCCAGATCAAACAAACTGGAATCAATGTTGAATCCACGCCAGCGCATGAACATCTTGAACTCATCATCCAACTTGTGCAGGATCAACTGCTGTAATCGTTTGCAGTATTCGTTGAAACGGAATTCTTGTATCAAGGCTGTGCCCACACGCCCATCGCTGAGTGGTGTGGTGGAGTCATCGGGACCAGTGGGCAGGTAAGATGAGGGCACACGCAGTCCACGCATCATCATGTTGTTGAAATACTTGAGATCGTCGATCTCGCCCACGGCCTGGCCACCCTGCAGCATTTCCACACGAGATCCGCGACCTTCTGCTGTCTGTGGGAAAAAGTAATCTTCGTTGATGCTGAGTGGATTGTAGGTAGCATCTAGGATGTTCATTGAGCCACCGGTCAAAGTAGGAATACGTCGCTGATGTATTTCATTTTTCACACGCTCAACAAACTGCATGGCTAAATGGCTAGGCATATTGCCCACGTCGATGTAAAACACACGCCGCTCTGGAGCACGCTGAACACGATAGATCAGGATAGAATCTTCCAAGAGTTCTTTCTGCTTGTAGACTTTGAAAATGCTTTCTAGTATGCTTTGTCCAAATGGCCAGTAAAAGTCCAAGCCCTCTGACAGACTCAGATGCACCACGTGCTCGGCAGCGATAGCTGATTCGTTTTGGCTGAGACTAAAACGTGATCCTTGATTGAACGGATTCGAAGGCACTGTATAGCCTGGCTGTCCGCCCCAGGAGCCCTGCTGTGGCTGATTGGCATAGGCAGCGTCAGTGGCAATGGCTGAGATAGTCAAGTTCTGGAAGTTGGGGTTGATGTCACGCACAATGTACTGCTCAGGGCGCTTGCCTTCTGATTCGTTCACGATCACGCGGCTGACTTTGGTCATGTCCACATAGTACAGTTCAAAGGTCTGTGGATCACGGATAAACACCTGATCGCCGTACTTGATCACATTGCGGAACATTTTGAACATACGCTGATCAAACTTGTTGAGTTTGACCCAGGCCTGTAACTGTTCTTTGATGATTTTTATTTCGTGATCTGTGGCTTTTTCCTTGTACTTGACATTGAAACTGGTGCCGTTTTGCAGGTTCTTTTGCGTGCTAAATTCAGAGATAATGTCCAAACAGGCATTGATCTGTGCATCAGTGTCCATGGCTTCATACTGATTGTAGCGCTCGATACGGTTGGGATGACCCGAATACACTTCGGGCAGTCGGCTGGCATAGTTACGGAAACCAAAATCTGCGCCATAGTTACGGCTCTGCGCTGTGCTGCCTGATATGGGGCTCATGGAGCCATCGCCAGGATTGGCTACTTTAAAGTGTTTTTTCCAAGACATTTGTGTGTGGTATCCTTGCTATTACTTAGCGGGGATTACATTGATACCTGGAGTAATTTGGCGTTGATGTCATTGCCGGTGCTCATTTTATCGTTGATGTTCTGCAGTTTGTCTATCATGACCTGCATTTGATCTCCGCTGGCAAAACGGTTCAGTGCCTGTATCATGGCTTCGGATTTTTCCAATTGCTGTTGTAATACTGCGCTTTGTCTGTTGATAGCATCGTTCAGTATGGGAAGATTTTGATCAAACGAAGCAGTGTTCAACTGCGAGGCTCCAGTGTCTTTGAAGGATACGGGTATGCTGCGATTGTTCGACAGCGGTACTATGGCTTCTAAACCGTGCAGCATGGCCATGTATCCTGATTTAGGCCCTTGGGATATACCACCATCAGCAAAACCGCCTTTGTCGCCTGCTGAACCCTTTTGAAAAATATGCACAGGATCTCTGGGATCATGATCAAAACCAAAACGTTGTATCATGCCGCTGCGCAATAAATCTGTTACTTGACCTCCGGGCAAATCAATAGCCAGACCCTTTTCGTGGCGGCTGAATCCTGGTTTTGCAGCGGGTATGCCTGTGTAACCTCTGGCCTTGTAGGCCTCATACAGTTTTTTTTGTGTTTCTTCTGATCTTTTAGAACTTACAACTACTAATTTTTCTCCAGTTAATTTACGATATTCATCGGCCATTCTCAAAAACTGAATCTGAACTTCGTCTGCCAAGTCAAAAAATGCTGCTTTGCCTCCAGAGTCATTTTGGAATGTAACCAGCTCGTCGATGGAAGTCAGTAAAGATTCTTCATCCATACGCTTGGTAGCTATTCTATCAGCATATGCCTGTAGACTCTTGCCTGTTTCACGTGCGCCCAAAGCCGAAAGACCTTTGCCAAGTAAACTAGTTGCTCCTTCAGCAGCTCTTCTACCTAGTGCTCCAATACCTGAACGACTGCCAACTTCACCAGCACCAATCCTTTCTAGATTATCTATACCCCGGACCGCAGATTTATCGCTGGTCACTGATTGACCTAACCCACCGCGCGCAGGCTGTTCCAATTGTGGTATGTCAATACCTAGTTCTTTGCTGATTCTCCTGACAGCACTATTAAGAACAGTAGTAAATGCACTGACTGCTGGAACAGCAAACTCTACTAGACTAAATGAAAGTGCCGATATACTTCGACTCATATCTTCAAGTTTTGACTGTGCCAATGTCACCGATTCAGTCATCTTGTCAGTTGGTTTTTGATCTTCTTTGGCTGTTTTGCCTGCTCCTCGAATTTGTCTAGTAGCAGTCTGGACAGCTCCTGCAAGCTTTAAATATGGAGAGCCTTCGTCGCCTTTGAATCTGGCACGTTGTTCACTGACCTTGAGATTTGCATTGATAGCGTCTTGTATTCGCTCGGCTCCTTCTTGGTCAGTGATTCGTCTGGCTTTTATATCCTCAATCACTTGCCTACTGATACCACCGGTGCTTCTGTACAGTGCTTTGGATGCGTCGGTTGTCACGGCAAAGAGACTGTCTCTTATTCCTTGCGCCTGCTCTCCCGTAAATCTTGCTTGCAGAGATTTTATACTATTTCCTACATCTGTTGGCAGACTACGTATGCCAGCTAGGAATCGTCCTTCGCTCATTGCTGCGTCAAGTTGGCTCCTTACAGCTTTACGACTTTCGCCAGTGAGTTTGGCCAGTCTATCTATTTCCAGCGCATATTCATGGCTGCCTTTGATTAACTCTTGTTGAGATCGTTGTGATTGATTACCCAGCATCAGTTGCTGGTTCATAAAACTGGCAACTGCGTCTCCCATTTCGTCTGCGTTGTAGCCAATGTTACGCAAGCCGCGTCCAAATTGACTGTTGGGATCTGCTAGAGTGCCTACTATCTTAGAAAAGTCTTCGGCACCTGTACCCACTGTACCTTTAAACCGTGCCAGCACATTGGCATTTTCACTGACAGCACGTTGAAAACCTTGCAGGGTCATGCGCGAAGTTAAAAACTGTTGTCTTAATCCTGTCAGTCCTTTGGAGGTCAGCGCACCAACCTGAGACATCTCTTGAAAGCTCTTGGTTGCAGTATCCAATTGATCCAGTAAAAATTTTGCACCTTCTCCGGCCAGTTTCAGACTACCTGCAATCATATTACCCGCAAAGGGTAATGTTTTAGCCAATTCACCTAACGCGCCAGTGACGCCATCTATCAGAGGGTTTAAACTTTTGAAACTGGCTTCACCGTTGGCCATGCCTTTGGTAAATCCCGCTAGACCGTTGGCTGCACTTTGGCTGGCCATGCCAACTGCTTGAAGATTTTTGGCAAATTCTTTGGTACCTAGACCTAATTTGCGCATTTCTTCCGTAGTGAGTGCAATGCCGTTGCGCTGCTTTTCAAATAGCATTGACAGTTCTTCTGATGATATGTCGGCCATGATGTTTTACTTTAGGTGGGAAATTAGCATAATAAGTAAGTTTATCTATTTATCCACCAAAAAATGAACCCAGAACGCAACCCGCTTCAGCAGTTTTTTAGAAAACCTGTGCTGGATGTCACATTGCCATCCCGGGGATCCCAATGGCCCAAGGATCACGTTGAATTTACAGAATCCATGGAACTTGAAGTTTTTCCCATGACTGCTATGGATTCTTTTGCGTATCATGCGCCAGGAGGTTTACTCAATGGAGAGATACTGGTACCTGCCATTGAAAACTGCGTACCAGGAATTAAAAATGCTTGGTCGATTCCTTCCTGTGATTTTTTTACGGTATTGTTGGCCATGTACGTTGCCACCTATGGTCAGCAGGTTACCATAGAATCTTCTTGTGTTGAATGCCAAAACACCAACAATTTGGACATTGACCTTGCTCTGCTGTTGAAGGATCACCCCGATCCCGAATATAAATCTTTGGAATTTGGAGAGTATACAGTGTATTTCAAACCCCTGTCTTATCAGCAGATCAGCCAAAACGGCACCATTGAACTGCAACAACAAAAAACTTTGTTGGCTTTTAGTGATCCCGAATTATCTGAAGAAATCAAAACTCAATATCTAAATCGATTGTTACAATCTATCATGAACTCTGTTATGAGTGTCATGACTCAAAGTATTAGCAAGATTGTTTATCAAAATCACACAGTAGACAATCAACAACACATATCCGAATTTGTTAAAAAATGCGATAGAGAAGTTTTTATCAGCATCAAAGATCATATTTTTGAATACAAAAAAACCACAGAAAATCGATCCATTGATGCAACATGTAAACAGTGCCAGTGTCAGTATCAACATCAGTTTGACATAGACCAAATTAGATTTGTCAACGATGTCAACAATTTGCAAATCAACAGGTAAAAGCCATGAACACAACCAATCCACTAAACAAGTATTTTAGGCAACCAACCATCTACATGAGATTGCCCAGCCAAGGACAGCACTATCCACAGGGATCATTGGAAATGCCTGAAAATTCCGAGCTACCAGTCTATCCCATGACAGTGCGCGACGAAATCATGAATCGCACACCTGATGCACTGTTCAATGGTGACAGTGTGGTAGCATTGATTGAAAGCTGCGTGCCAAATATTAAAAATGCCTGGGCAGTGCCCAGCGTTGACATGGATGCTATATTGATCGCCATCAAGATTGCCACCTATGGCAAGGATCTTGAAATCACTGGAATGTGCTCACACTGTAAAGAATATTCAGATTATATCATAGACCTCAACAAGCAATTGGCACAGTTTGGTCGCAGTGATTATTCGATGCCGTCCAAGATCGGACAATTTACTATTGCATTCAGACCTTTAAGTTACAAAGAGATCAACGAAACCAGTCAACAACAGTTTGCTGAGCAAAAAATACTAGATGTCATGCCCGAATCTAATCTAAGCGACAAAGAAAAACTTCAAGAAATAAACAAGCTGCTGATCAAGATCACTGATGGCTCAGTGATAACATTAAGTAAAAGCATAGAGTCTATCCGAACCGATGAGGTCATTGTCAACGACGAACAGCAGATCAAGGAGTTTTTAGACAATTGCTCTAGTACAGTGTTCAATGCGATCAAAGATGCTGCCATAGAAAAACGCAGCGCCGGTATGTTAAAACCTTTGAATCTTACCTGTAATCATTGTAACAAAACCTATCAACAAACTTTGACACTGGATACCTCAAATTTTTTCGGGCCCAGCTCCTAATATTGCCTGAAGATCAAGTCGACGCATTAGTCGAACAGATGGAAAAAGATGTTAATAATATTAGGAGCGAGGTATGGGAAATGTCCTGGCTTAGCCGGGGAGGAATATCCTACGAAGATGCTTTTTATCTCAGCGTAACAGATAGAAAAATATTCAATGATATGACCAAACGTCACTTGGATACCACTAAAAAATCTGGACTACCTTACTTTTGATTTTGGTCAATGTGAGATCAGAATCTGACATTATCTTACACACTTGATTGTCTTAATAGATCACTGCGTGATCTTCAGATTTCGCTTGCGCTCATCTGAATTTTTATACATCCTAGTTTTACTGTCAAAACCTTTTGTTACTTTAAACTGATTTCCTAGAACCTTGAGTCGTAGTTCACCCTGAGCGGGCGAACTATCGCTTGCCATGATTAGAGTTTTCCCGTCACCTGGAAGAGCCGTCAGATTAAGAAGATTGTAGTCTGGTACACTACACGGAGGCGGTTGACCGGTACCCCCTACTTCAGCGTTCATTTCAACGGTACTGACTGCAGACCCATCTGACGAATCTACTGCCAGCGCAGGTTGTTGCTTTTTCACAGTGCCTGCATCTTTTGTGCTACATTTTTCGCTCTAGGAGCATGGATATGTGCTAACTCATCTATTGCGAGCGACTCTCCACACCCAGGGCCCTGAGGGTCCATCTTGGAGACTGGCATTCCAGCAGCCAGCGCAGGTCTTGTTGTAGGGTTCTGTAGTTAGGCAGCGCAATACTGCCGGACTAGATCAGCGTTTGTTTCCCAGAACTGATCGTAATCCATGATATACCAATGATCGTGTTTGATGGAGCCGTAGTTGAATTGTCTAGATAGGAGATGGTCTCTGTGAGCCTGAGTTGCGATGTATTTGCCTTTACGATTGAATTTCATGATCAATATGTTGTAGTCACCGGGATCGGCAACGTCCATCAGTTGATCAAGCCACGTTTCTAAAACAGCAACCTGCCCTTGGAACAGTTGATGGAATGGAAAGTCTGCATACGACTTGCATTCACAATTGAATCGCGGAAAACTCTGCCCGGGTATGATGTCGCCTTTGAAAGCGCGGATCTGACCTTCGTGTAGTGTTTGTTTGCGATGTGTGTTCTTGCCACCAATGTATGCGCCTGAATTGGGCACACGGGTAAAAGTTTCTCCATAGAGTTCAGTTAGGTGCAGTGCTACTGCTCGTTCCCAACTGGATCCTTTGGATTTACTTTTTGATGGCATAGGCAGATAGTTAGCTGAGTCTAGAGTCTGTTCAAAATTTAATTGGTCACGTCTGTGGCATAGGAAGTAAAGCCACCTTCTTTGACCACTTTCAAGATGTTTTCCACACGTCCGGCCAGTTCGTCTTTGTGCGACACCAACCAAACACTTTTGTTGCGCTCTCTGGTCATTTTCTTCAGCAGGGCCAGTGCATTTTCCACACCTGATGAATCCATACCAGAATCTATCAGTTCGTCAATGAACAACACATTCACCGGCGAGTATAAACTTTCCCACACATCACGAAACGCCCAGGACAGACTCAGTATCAAGCGGTTGCGCTCACCGCGCGAAAGATTGTCAAAGTCCAGGTCCCGGCCCAGTTCTGTGATCTGTACAGTTAGATCGTTTTGGAATACCACTGTGTGCGGCAAACCTATGCGATCTAGATAGTGCGTGAGCCTGCTGTTGAGATATGAAAGATTCTGATCAATGATCTTTTTGCGCACAAACGAATCTTTGCTGGTCAGCAGTTTCAACAAGAAGTCCTGATGATCCTGCAGTCGTTTCAGTTGATTGACCATATCATAGTCAATTTCAACCAAGGCCTGCTGCTGCATTTCTTCAATCTGTTCTGCATAAGGATCAGTCTCGGCCTGTTTGTTTTTCAAGTTCAGTTCAGCACTGGCCAGTCTACTGCGATGCTCGTGCGCATCTGCTTCTTGATCATAATACACCTTGGGCTGTGTGCCCAGCGGACCTACCGCTGTAACTGCCAGGGATAACTCTGCAAGATCTTGATTGATCTTTTGTAAGTTTGCTTGTGACTGTGATAGATCCTGCTGTTTGCTGGTCAGCATCTTGCCGTGATCGTCGTCGTGTAGATCCTGACCGCAGGCATGACAGCGATGATCCTGTAGGCTGGCTATTTCTTTGGTGATCTTGTCTATCAATCGAGATTCGCGACCGGCGTCGGTTTGCCCACGGGCAATGGCAGCACCAAGATCTTTGAGATCTTTGGCACGCTGATTGTAGGCCAATAGATCACGATGCGCCTGCAGTTCGGCTTCTATGTCTAGATGGCCGAGTTCATCCACTTGACGTTGCAGTGCAGTGATATCTTCGTCGCGTTTGTTGATCCAAAGAGTTTGCCTGCGTTTCAAACTTTCTATCTGTTCTTCCATGCGGCGATTGGCTTCGATCATGGCCTTGATGCGATGCTCTTCTTGGCTCATGGCGTCTTTGGTTTCACGCATTTCTTCCTTGAGCAGATCGGCTTTTTCGCTCAGCAAGGTGATGCCCAACAGCTGTTCAATGATGGCACGCTGATCATTGGCCTTGAGGCTGAGGAACGGTTCGGTGTAGGTGTTCAGTGCCAAGATGTGCTTGAACATATCGTGGGTCATGCCCAGGGTGCGTTCTATGGCCAACTGTGTTTCTCTAGAGTCACCTTGGCTGTTGTCGTCTTCGGTTTGCTGTACTTCGTCGTCAATGCTGAATTTAAGTACATTGGGCTTGCGTCCACGCTCGATACGATAGCGCTGACTGTTCACATTGAAATCCAAACTCACGATCATGTTCTTGGCATTGGTCTTGTTTATGAGATTGTCTTTGCGTATGTTGGTCAGGGCCTGTCCATACAAGGCATAACTCAAGGCATTGATTATGGTGGTTTTGCCGGTGCCGTTGCGCGAACCATCGCCACCAAGGTCTAGATTTTCGCCCAGGACCAAGGTTAGATCTTGGCGATCAAAGTCAATGCCTTGTGTGGTATTGCCCACACTCATGAAATTTTTCACAGTGAGTTTGTTGATGCGTATCATAGTCTATGCCATATTTCCAACAGCAGCTTGTTGTCGTAGTGATCGCTGCCAATGTCTGTGATCTGCTGTGTGACGATCTGATCCACGGATTCAAATTTCACATTGCCTGGTGCTAGATCAGTTTCAACACCTTGCATCTTGTTGGGTATTAAACTGACTTCTCTGAGTTTGTATTTTTCGTGGAACGTTTCTTTGATAAAGTTGGCTTCTTCGTAGGATATGTCTATGTCCAACTGCAGTCTAGCGTGCATACCTGAGCGGAAAACTCGATCCGCAGAATCTATAGCAGTGCTGAGATTCATCACACGATAAGTGGGCTGGTCGGGCCAGGCATGATACACAGGTTCTTGTCCCCACTCCAAGATCATGAGTCCACGAGCATCATCCCCGGCATCTGCATAGTTGTGCGGGAAACAGTTGCCTATGTAGGTCACATTCCTTTTGGTCTGACGCATATGGAAGTGTCCAGAAAACACATGACCTGCACTGGCTAGATCATCTGCAGACAGTTCACCGTGGCTGGGCATTTCTACCATGGCGTTCATAAGGAATGTGGGCAGTTCAAAGTGCCCAAACACATACTGCTTGTCTAGGAAACGAAGCTTTTTATGATCCTCGCCAACGAGCCAAGGACAGATAGCAACATCACTGCCACTAAACCAATCGTTGACAATATTAACTCGCGGTAAGTGTCTAGCCCAAGCCACGCTTTGAATATCACGACGATCGCGATAGTACAGGTCATGATTCCCAGGAATAAAATAAACAGCATCAAAGTTGTCATTGAGATGTTCTAAGGCTCGTAAACTATAATTTAGTGTCACGATGTTGATGTTGGCACGATTGTTGTGCCAGTCTCCCAGGAACATGGCCACATCGCAACCTTGTCGTTTGGCCTCGGCAGTGGCCCAGATTACGAAATTCAAACAGTCTTCATTGTGCAGTTGGCTGTTGGACTTGAGTCCAAAGTGGATGTCCGTAAAGACAGCAGCCTTCTTGAAAAGTTTATCCATAGAGTGCTAGTGTAGCAGTTATTCTTCGTATTTCACAGTCTGATTGGACATTTGTCTTGTCCAACTGGGATTGAGTCCATTGATTTCCAATATGTCATCTCTGATGTTTTGATTTTTCTTTTCTTCGTTGAGCACACGAGTAAAGGAATTGGTTATGGCTGCTGTGTAGTAAGCAAAAGGATTGTCTGATTTTGATTCATCAAATTTCAATCCAATCTGGCTCAATTGCAGCAGTGCGGTGCCGCGCATTTCTTCGTTGTAGGTATAACCACGCCAGTTTGATCGGGTGGCATAGCGCTCGCACAGTTTGATAAACATATGTGCCAGTTTGTTGGTCATCTTGCCGTGTTCTTTGCAAAACACTCCGGTGTCAAGATCTCCGGACCAGTGGCTGCGACCCACGATGTAAGGATCTTTGTCATCCGTGAGCCGGAAGTGTTCAAACGGCGGAAAGTTCAATCTGATATGTGTCTGTGCCACGGGTTCTTCTTCGGGCACGATATCAACTATTTCGGCCAAGGGATCTTCCTCGGGCAGTTCTTCCCAACCAAACAGTTCTTCCACAGATTTCTTCTTGGCCTGGGCCTTGGGCACTTTTTTAGGAGCCATGGGAATATGCTCCCAGGTCATGATGCGAAATACCAAATCCGTGTGCGGAACTTTCTTTTCGGCCAGCTCCTCACCGGTTTCTCGGCGTATGCGATCTATGCGATTACGGCGTGCCTGCGCTATGGTATTGCGATTGATCTTGGCAACACTGGCCAAGATGATGTCATACTGATGATCCAGTGTTCTGTCAGCATAGTAGCAGTAGGTGTTTTTGCTAAGGTGTATTTCTTTCAGTAAATCTCGGTTGTTTAGATAGTTTCTGGGTGCGGCCAATGCCATGGTCAATCCTTGTTAGAATGTATTTATTTTACAACAAATTGTCATTGTGTCAACCGTTAATAACTCCAAAATCGCCGTTTTTACGGGTGCTAAATATAGACACAGGATATACCAATGGCCACGCCCGCAGACAATCAAAAACAAATTGACAGCCTAGAAGCGCAGATCCAGCAGATACGCAACACCAAGTATCCTAACGATCCCTTTGGGGCAAAAAACGATCCTGAGATACGAGGACTGCGAGCACAACAATCTACCCTTAAAACTCAGAATGCAGTTACAGCTCCCAACAATACTGCCACAGATGCCTATGAAGGTGTTGATAGAAACAGCGGACAAGGTGTGTATGTAAACTCACAAACCGGAGAAAGATACATCGGCCCTGTGAAAGAAACACCGCAAAGCCAGGTTACTACCCAGGTCAATGCCGAAAACATAGCAGAGGCCACATCCAAAGGTCCTGTGGGATCAGTGACCAATACCACGGTGCCAGGCACAGGCCCAAATGATACCTTAAGTCAGATCAACACCCAATCTAATCAAACTGCCCAGCCTAGTGTATCTCAAGGCGCACCTGCTGGCACAGATACTCCCGTCAATGCATCAACAGATCCTACACTGTCTGCACAACAATCTCTAGGCGACACCGGTACTCCTACACAAACGCTGGAAAGCAATTTTGCAGTCAATGACACCGGAGGTGTGCCCGCACAAAGTTTGGCCAACATCGATGGTGACACCGGCTTCGTACCTCAGTTCACCGGCCCACCGTCGCCGCCTCCGGGTGCTGATCCCCAGACCAATGACTTTGTATTTGATCCCATCTCTGGAGAACTGTTGCCAAGCGATTCAGCAGCAGCCGAACGGGTACGATCCCAGCCTCAAGAAGTTGATGATTTTGAATTTGAACAACAGCAGGCCGAACGAACAGCCAGAGAAGAAGCCGAAGCATTCCAGCGCGGACAAACACCACCGCCGGCTGACTTTCCTTATGATACCGCAGTACAAGGCAGAGAACTGACCGACGAAGAAATACAAAATGCAGATAATCCCGATGATTCAGAACAAGAAATTGTAGTAGGCCCAGATGGTAGCCTTACTACCGTGACAACGAGTCGTGCCGAGGCTCAGGCCCAAGCAGAAACTCTAAGGCAAGCTCAGGCCTTGCAAGAACTGCGAGCAAAAAATACCAACGAAGATTGGCGCTTGCGTATAGGATTGGCACCATCTGCTACCTATCTCTATAAAGCCGATTCTCCGGGCATACTAGCTCCTCTGAGATCAACACAAGGCGTGGTGTTTCCCTATACTCCACAGATCAGTACCAGTTATCGCGCCAACTACGATGCCTATGAATTGGTACATACCAACTACAAAGGATACTTTTATAAAAATTCCACTGTGGAAGAAATACAGATTTCGGGCATCTTCACCGCCAACAGTGCCAGCGAAGCTGACTATGTGTTGGCAGTGATTCATTTTTTCCGCAGCGCCAGCAAAATGTTCTATGGTCAAGACACTGAACCAACAGCCGGTACTCCACCTCCTGTGCTGTTTATGGATGGACTAGGCGTGTATCAATTCAATGAACATCCTTGCTTGCTTTCTAGTTTTACTTACAGTCTTCCTTCGGATGTGGACTATATCCGCGCAGGTGGCGCAAGAAACTATTCCGGCGGCGAAGTCAACTTATCAGGTATTAGAAATCAACAGGGTGCCGCCAGTAACAGCCCTCTGGGCAGTGTGCTGGGCAGACTCAGCACACTGAAAAATACCTTTGATAACGTGATCAATCGTGGTGCTAAATCAACCAACCCCCAGGCCAGGAATATAACTAATTTTTATGGCATAGCCGGACAGCCCACTTATGTGCCAACCAAGATACAGATACAGATTAGTTTATTACCGTTGATCAGCAGGCAACAACAGGCTCAACAATTTAGTCTGCAAAACTATGCCACTGGCCAAGGTTTAAGAGAAAAAGGATTTTATTGATGCCAATCTATGACGCCACCAGTCCTTATTATACCACATCCATAGTCGACAACTATCTGGATGTCATGATCAACAGACCCATACCCAAAAGCGTAGATGACGAGTATGTCACTATCTCTGCTGTGTATAATCTCAGACCCGATCTCATGGCCTATGACCTTTACGGTGATCCTAGATTGTGGTGGGTGTTTGCTCAGCGCAATCCCAATACACTGGTAGACCCTATCAATGATTTTGTCACAGGCAAAAAAATCTATCTGCCCGGGGGCAACAATATCAAAACAGCACTGGGACTGTAACACATGGCCCTTGACATAGAAACCGCCAGCCGTAGACTAGCGCAAGAACAATCTCAACTGGCGCAGGCCAAGGCAGCGCTGAGTCAGGCACAGGCCGAATACAATCAAGCAGTGGCCTCGGGCAAGATAAAACCAGGCACACCCGAAGCCATTGAATTTCGTAGACAATTAAATATACCCAGTCTGCAGGCCGATGTTGAAACAGTACAGGCCGGCGTCAACGAAGCACAGGTGGCATTTGATCTAGCTCAGGCCGAAGCCACACAACAAAAAAGCAGCGCAGCTGCATCCAGTGGTACTGCTAGAACTGCAGCCACACAAGGTGGCGCATCCGCTGCTGATCCCAACAATGCCAATACTGCCAGTGGGGGTGCTCCGGTACCCACCGGTCAGCCGGTCGCTGGTTCAGTGTCCGACACCACAGTCAATGCCATACCGCCATCGTCGGTTGATCCGCAGGTAGATCCACGCACGCCTGCCCAGATAGCTGCAGATGATGAACGTATCAGAGCAGCAGGAGCTATATCCTCAGAGGGCATAGCCAATCCTGAAAAATCTGTTACAACCCCTGGATATGATCAAACAGCAGGCAGTCAGGAAGATGCCGGACCCACGGTAGCACAAAATATCAGGAGTTCTGCTGCCACACAAGCACAAAATACCGCATCTCCTGCAGGCCCTCTGCCTAATCCTTTGGACAAGTATTCGTCTTATACCTATAATCTGGCACTGTATATTTGCAAGCCCTCGGATTACAATGCCTATGCCACAGCACAGGATGGAACCAGTATTGGGCTACCGGGCAACCAATTGATAGCAAGATCCGGCGGTAGTCCGGTGGGCCAGAATCAAAGAAATCCTTTTTTCAGCGACATAGATATCAACATTGACAAATTACAAATAAAATCAACAATTGGATTCAGCGAAACAGGCCTACCCACTTCCGTCGGCGATATATCTTTTACCTTGACTGAACCTGCTGGTGCAACTCTATTATATCGACTGCAGTCTGCTGTGGCCGAATTGGCCAACAATGATCCCAGCGTTGGACCAGCATTTTACTTCAACACCACGTTTGCTATCATTGTAAGATTCTATGGTTATGACGAGCTGGGTATGCCATCCTCGGTGCGCAGTATCAACAACGCCGGTGCAGCAGGCGCCTCAGAAAATTCAGTCATCACCAAAATATTTTTCTTTGAACTCACTGACATTGACACAATGATTGGTTCGCGCATAGTGGAATATCATGTTAAAGGAGTGTATACATCAAATTTCATAGGCAAAGGCGCCGCGCTAGGCATCAGCCCTGCTAGATTTGAACTTACCGGTACCAATCTCAATGATATTTTCAACGGCATACCAGGCAGCAGTAATACCACCAATCAAGATTCTAACCCCCGCGAAGAGACCGGCGCACAGGACAGCGGTGCAGGCGCTAAAACATCAGCTCAGCCCAGCCAGAATATTCCCACTAGAGGTCTTTGCCAGGCATTAAACAACGAAAATCAACGACGTGCCAGGCCCGACAAGCAAGGTCGCAAAGTTTATGAATACGCCGATGAATATGAAATTATTTTTGCCAGCGAAGCACTTAAAAATGCCAAGATAACCATAGCCGGCATTGACAACAGCCTGACCACCGCGGCTGGTGTCAAGCCCTTGGATACCAAAGCCGAAAACACTAGGAAAAATACCAGTGTGTCTAAAAATGCCAAGAACGTTCACATAGACGTGGGCACACCTATTATACAGTGGTTAGACATGATGATACGCAACAGTGAATATATTAAATCACAGGCATCGCTGTTGTTACAAGAAGAACCACCGGAAAACGAAGCACAAGGCAATCAAGGCGCTGCCGCTGCTAAAATCAATCAACCTAAATCTCCTGTGAAGTGGTACAAGATAACTCCGTATGTCAAAAAACTAAATTATGACACACTGCGTAATGTCTATGCCTGCAAAATCATTTATGTGATTTCTGATTACTACATCACTGATCCAAGAACACCTTATTTCAAACGTGCGCCTTGGCCAGGCCCAGATAAACTTTATCGATATGTCTTTACCGGACAGAACACACAGGTCTTGCAATATGAACAACATCTAAACTTCTTGTATAGACAGACCTTTGAACTAAATGCACCCTTAGGGCAGGATCCAGCCAAAGAACGTGCTGTGGCCAGCGGTCGTGTGGATAATTCATACGCATTTCGTGTAGTGGCCGGCACGGGCAAACAAGGCAGCCTGGGTGACAGTACCGATTTGGCAGCTCGTGCAGCTGCAGGAATTTACAGTCCAACTGATTTTGCCGATGTGAAAATAAAAGTCATTGGCGATCCCGATTATCTATTTCAAGATTACTATAATGTCACACAGGCGCAGTTGTCTAGAGAAGCATACAAGAGATTAGCACAGGTCAATGGGCTCAGTATCAACTACAGCGAATTGTATATGCAAATATCTTTTTTGACCGGTGATGATTGGAATCTGCTCACTGGTACGGTTGGACTTGATCCCAAAGTTGGATACGCTCGCAAAGTCAGTGCAGCTTATAGAATCAATGATGTAACCAGTTATTTCTTCGGTGGTCAATTTACCCAAGATATCGAGGGCACTGAACTTATCAATGTTAATCCTGATGTGGCGATCATCAATGGCGATTATGTGGCTGGCACGCCTGCTACTACAGGCGTGACTACCAGCACTACCAACCCCGATGCCACAGAAACACGCCAGGAAACCTCAGACAACAGATCTACAGCAAGCACATCCTCAGATCAAAATCTCCGCACACAGCAAGGCGGTCCCAGCACAGTGCCCCAGACCAGCACCGGAGCATTGCCTGCGCCGCAGGCGCCCAAGATCAACAACAGTTCGGTGGCACAGAAAGTTCGGTCAAACACACAGCAAAGAGCACAGGCCGCGAGAAAATTAGAGCCCAATCTACAACAAATAGGCAACGATGACGCCATTGGAGAAGATCGCGGTTCAGACGTAGCACCTTATATCGCACCCTAGAGAACAACATGGCAGACAATTATCAAGTCAACAAAGGACAGGTCAAAGATTTATCATTTGGACGAGGCCGCACACCGGTCAATCCCGGGCCCTATATAGGCATAGTCAAAGACAGCACCGACTCCACACTGTCGGGCAGACTGCGTGTGTACATTCCAGAAATGGCCGGAGATGTTGACAATGATCCCAGCACCTGGCACACCGTCAGTTACATGAGTCCTTTTTACGGTGTTACTCCTAATCATACCGATCTAGAAGGACCTGGCACATTCATGGGCGGCAGGCAAAGCTATGGATTTTGGGCCACACCACCAGATGAAGGTTCCAAGGTCATGGTGATATTTGTCTACGGTGATCCCAATCAAGGATACTATATAGGTTGTATTCCCGAACCGGGTTTGACACATATGTTGCCAGCCATTGGCGCAGCAGCCAATCCTGATCAAGCAGGTGACAGCAACGACTACTATGCGTTAGAAAAAACGCCCAGCAACTTATCCAACAAGCCATTGCTGCCAACAGTTGAAATCAACGACAACTATTCAGCCATAGAGCAAGATCCCAAGTACTATACCAAACCCAAGGCTGTGCATCTGGTGCAGGCAGCACAGATGTTGCAACAAGGCATCATCGATGATCCTGCTCGCGGTCCCATCACTACCAACAGCCAAAGAGAATCTCCCAGCAGAGTGTTTGGCATCAGCACTCCGGGACAGCCCATCTACAAAGGAATCAACAATGACAATGTCAGCGGCGATGTAGATTCGGGCACAGTAACACCCGACAAACTAGAAGTGCAGGGCCGCATAGGCGGGCATACCTTGGCCATGGACGATGGTGACATCAACGGTGATAACAAACTGTTTAGACTGCGCAGCAGCCAAGGACATCAGATCCTGATGAATGATTCGGACAGCTTCTTGCACATCATCAGCAAGCGTGGCGATGTCTGGATCGAATTAAATCGCGAAGGCGCACTAGACATCTATGCTGAAAACAGCATCAATCTAAGAACTTCTGGCACACTGAATTTCCACGCAGATCAAGACATCAATTTTAATGCCGGTGGCAAAATACGTATGCGTAGTTTTGGTTCGATGAATCTCGAAACCCAGGATGTGTTAAACATCAGGGCCAACAAAAATATCAATGTCTATACTCAGGCCACATTCGAAGTCAAAGCCGACGGCACACTGTTGTTGGATGCCGGGGGCAAAGGCTCTTGGAAATGTGGCGGCGAACTGCGCATGGATGCCAGCCTGATAGCATTCAATTCCGGCGGTTCGGAAACAGTGCCAGTGGTGCCAGAACTGATCAAAAACAGCTTGCCCAATACTGAGTTCGATGGCAGCGACTGGATCATACAAAAAGATGCACTGCAGACCGTGGTCACCCGTGCGCCCACGCACGAACCCTATGCCTTGCACGATTATGGAGTACCGGTCAATGGCCAGTAATCTCACAGAGATCGCTTATCAGTTGGGACTGGGTGTCAAGTCGGTCATTGTGCAGACTGCTGACGTCACAGACATTCCTTTGCCCACGCAATTGTTAGGCACCTTGACTCCGGCAGTGCAGCAGATAATGATGGGACAACGCCGCCTGCAGGTTGTTCAAAATCCCCTTGAATGGAGCATAGAAAAAGGCATTGGTGTACAGGGTTTGAATGTGTTGCAACTGTATGATCTTGGTCTGATCAAACCCCGGGTATTTGACAATTTCTCTGCAGGCAATACCAACACTGACAGCATAGGATTGGTGCCGTCAACTTTGCCTTTCAATGAGCAGCAGGTCTATGACACCTTGGCATTGAAAACAGCCTGGACCGGCGTGTACAATGTTTACAATGTGTCGGACATTTTGACCAGGACACAACTGCAGTACACACTGATCCAAGACAGTTATATCTTGAGTTACAACAGTTTGATTTCTGCCAACATCATCAACGGCACCGAAGACATAGAAGTGCTGAGCATGACCGTGGGGCTGACCAGTATTTTTGGTCTGGCAGCAGTGTCAGAATTCCTTGGAGGCAAATTGTAATGGCGTCATTGATACCTACCAGCACAGGACAAGTCATTGGAGCCAGCCAGAGTTTGATCAGCACTGCCACAGCCACAGGACTAAACACACAGGGCCTGGCAGCCATGACCAAGACAGCGACCAATCTCACAGCAGCAGGCGCTAACCTATTGAAACTAAATCAGCAGTCGGCCAGTGCTGTGCAAGGTCTGTTACCCAACGGTACTTTGACGGTGGATTCATTGCTGAACAAAGCCAAAACAGGTCTCGACAGTGTATTTTCTGCACAAGGTGCCAAGGCCACAGCCACACAATTTTTCAAATCCGCACAAGACACTGCCAATAAAATCGCAGCCGATGTCAAGTCAGTGGTTTCTAAACTGTCCAGCGGCAGTGTCAGTGCTGCTTCGTTGACTCCCACTGCCAGCCTCGGTTCTTTGTCCAATATAGCCGCGGCTGCAAAAAGTGCTGTTAACTATATTCCTGGCGCCAGCAGTGTCATACAACAGGTTGGTGCAGTGAGTGCCACCACGGCCAAGGCCGTGACCGCCACAGTGGATTCGCTGAAAGTGGCTGGATCTATATCGGGCATCAATGTGGCGCAGTTGTCCGCAGCCAATCCCCAGGTCACACAGGCCATCAGTGGACTGAGCCAAGCAGCTAAAATTTCAGCACCGGGTGTGAGCCTGCCCACATCCTTGCCGGCCATACCTGGACTGCCAGCCATACCATCCATTGATCCTGCACAACTCAAGGCAGCAACGGCTGCCATATCCGCGGCGCAGAATCCTCCCAACCCACTGGCCAGTGTGGGCACTGCCATTGGTGCAGTAGATCGCAGTAAGATAGACGCTGCCTTTACAGCAACACTGCCGCCGGGTCTGCCCAGTTTCAATCCTGGTACCATATCCGCTGCACAGCAGGCCGGCACAGCATTGAATCAAGCCAGATTTAAAAATACCAAAGACGAGGATCTTACCTATTCAGGACCTGATCCATTGGTCTGGGATGAAATCAACAGTGAACGACTGCGCCGTAATTTGCCGGGCCTGCCCAATCCTAGGCCAGCCGAGGACAGCGATTATGTTAAAAAATACAGCCAACCTGCCAACAACGGCGGTTAAATACTAGACTATGGCAACATTTGTAGGTTACAACACACAGCAGGCATATAAAAAATTCACCTTGGTTGATCAGCAGCTGGTGATCAGGGATTTGTTAAATGCTTTCAACATCAAGGCCGGTGAATTGCCTGGACGTCCTCAATATGGATCGCCTATCTGGGCCATGATTTTTGAGCAGATGACCCCAGACACACAGCAAAGCATACGCCAGAGTTGTATAGATATCATAGCACAAGATCCCAGGCTGAGCCTGCAGACCATCAACGTGTTTCCTTTTGACAATGGCATGCTCATGGAAATTGAAGTACAGTTTTTACCTAACACTGACGTGGCATTTCTGCGTGTATTTTTTGATGCCAACACCGGTGTGGCCGGGCAGGTATAAAACCCCAGTTTTTTACCAGATAAATATTAAAACAACGATATAACTATGGCCACAACATCCAGACAGACTGCTATATTTGGACTAGAAGATTGGAAACGCTTCTATCAAAACTACAGCCAAGCCGACTTTCAAAGCTATGACTTTGAGACCATCCGCAAGACATTTGTAGATTATCTGCGTTTATACTATCCCGAAACATTCAACGACTACACAGAATCGTCGGAATTTATCGCCTTGCTGGATGTCATGGCGTTCATGGGCCAGGCCCTGGCATTCCGCAATGATTTAAATGCTAGAGAAAATTTCATTGACACAGCCGAGCGCAGGGATAGTGTGGTTAAATTGGCCAATCTGGTTGACTACACTCCCAAACGCAATATCCCAGCACAGGGCTATTTAAAAGTGGTAGCCATCAGCACCACGGAAAATGTGTATGATTATCAAGGCAACAATCTAGCAGGCATCACGGTGAACTGGAATGATCTAACCAACGACAATTGGTATGATCAATTTACTTCCATAATCAATGCTACCTTGGTTTCTAGCCAGCGTGTGGGCAAGCCCGGCGCTACTGCCACTATATTAAATGTGTTGACTGAAGAATATGCAGTGAATATGCAAGCAGGATATCTGCCGGTCATACCATTTACCACCACAGTGGATGGCATATCCATGCCCTTTGAAGCAGTATCCGCCACTACCAAAGGCAAAGACTATGTGTATGAACCTGCTCCCAGACCCAATTCTGTGTTTAACACCCTGTTCCGTAATGATCGCCAGGGCTATGGGTCTATCAACACCGGCTGGTTTTTATATTTCAAGCAGGGAATATTATTGAATCAAGATTTCAATTTCCCTGAAAAAATCAACAACAACAATCAGAATATCGACATCGAAGGCATCAACGAAGAAGATTATTGGCTGTATCAATTGGATGAAATTGGTAATATAACCACACTGTGGACTCCCAAAGAAAGCATCTATACCGCTGCCACACTGGGCAGTTCAGAGCGCAGCCTGCGCACCATCTACTCGGTGACCAGCAGAGCCAATGATCAGATACAGTACAATTTTGGTGATGGTACCTTTGCCGAAGCGCCTGTGGGCACATTCCGTACATATGTGCGCCAGAGCAATGGTCTTACCTACACCATCAATCCGGAAGAAATGCAGGCAGTGGTGCTACAGCTCAGTTACATTGACCGCAACAACAAAGTACAGACCATCACTTACACACTGAGCCTGCAGCAGAATGTTACCAACAGCCAGGCCCGTGAAAGCATAGTGAATATCAAACAGCGTGCGCCTTCGAGATTTTACACACAGAATCGCATGGTCAACGGTCAGGACTATAATCAATTTCCCTATAGCCAATACAATTCTATCATTAAATCAAAATCCATTGTGCGTTCGGTAATAGGTGCCGCACGTAATTTAGATTTCCTAGATATCACGGGCAAATATTCTTCTACCAATGTGTTTGCCGACGATGGCGTGCTGTACGAAGAACAGTCGCAGCCAAATTTTGCTTTTGATTTTCTAGATGTTTCCGATATCAATTCAGCCATAATCAATGGTGTGCAGCCCATAACACGCAGCAAAGAAATGCTGCAATTTTATTATGAGAATTTCCCAAGACCTCAATTGAATTCTGTGTTGAATCCCTATGCACAACCAGGTTTGCCTGAGCCAGCTGTGCCATTTTTGTTCTGGCATCAGACTTCGGCCACTACCAATACCTGCACCGGGTGGTTTGCTTATGTGTCAGCGCCAGGCGCCACAGGCTTACCAGTGGCCGTGGGCAACAATGCCGAGGGCAATCTGCGCTATATTGAACAAAGCGCACTGGTTAAATTTGACGCACCCGTGGGCAGCTGCTTTGATGCCAACAATCGCCTGCAGAATCGTTTGCCCACAGAACCCGGCGATCATGTCATAATCTGGGCCACTGTGACTCGTGTGGTACGCGACGGCAGCAATCAGGGCCGCGGCGATCTCAGCGATGGCACAGGTCCGGTAAGCCTTAATAATTTTGTGCCCATGGGAGCCATACCCACACAGGTTATTCCTATTTTCGTCAATACATTCAGCACAGAATTGATAACTTTAATGGTACAGAATATCCTGCTGTACAGGAATTTTGGGCTGGGCTATGACAATGTCAATAGAGTTTGGTATTTTATCAGCAACACAAACCTAGCTGTAGATGCTCCCTTTGACATCGCCACTGCTGGCAACGTTACCAACACCAACAGCGACGCTGCTTGGATGTTCCAATTTATCAGCGATGGCGTCAACTACACAGTGACCTATCGCAATCTCAAGTATGTGTTTGGATCTGTCAGCCAGTGTAGATTCTTTTTTGATTCTGCAGGACGCATATTTGACGTGAAAAAAGGCAGCATAGTCAATGACTATATCAATGTGCTGCGCAGCAATTCCGATGCCGGCGCTGTGCCGCCCTACAGCAAGAGCCTGCTGGACAATGTGATATTAGACATCATTGGGCAGACTGTAGAAAGCGATGGTTACGTCAACGACTTTGGCGTGGAAGTATCCTTTGGCGACTATGATCAAGACAACATAGCCGACGATCCTGATTTTTTCAATGTGATTGTGGCGCCCGATGTTGACCCCAATACCAAGTACGTGTTTTTACAGCGCACCTTGGATTTTGATAATCTTGAAAGATATCTCCTGATTCCCGAATATGTCATGAACAAGGTCTATCCTACCAAAAATGCCATTGAAGCAGAGTTGGCAGCTTATCCTGCAGGACAGTTATTTTTTGCCTATCAAGACAAGACTTTCTGGGAATTGAAAGTGGATATCTTTGGCGGACGCAGTCTCAGTCCGCGCACGGATTTCCAGTACCGCATAGGTCGCGCAGGATTGTATTTCCAGTATCGTCACAACAGTCCCAACACACGCAGGATCGATCCCGGTACCAGCAACATCATTGATATCTATGTAGTGACCAATAGTTATTACATTGAATATCGCAACTGGATCACAGATTCTACCAACACTGTGCCCAAACCTGAAGTGCCTACCATGAGTGAATTGGCACAGAGCTATCAAGGGCTCAATGAATACAAAATGCTCAGTGACAACATAGTGTTGAATTCTGTCACGTTCAAACCCTTGTTTGGCGCCAAGGCCGATCCCGAACTCAGAGCCTTGTTCAAAGTGGTACGCAATATCAATACCACAGCGTCGGATCAGGAAATCAAATCATCTGTGGTAGCGGCATTGAATACCTATTTTGACATCGACAACTGGAGTTTTGGTGATATATTTTATGCTTCGGAATTGTCGGCTTATCTACACGATGTCCTGGGCGAGTTGATATCCAGCGTGGTGCTGGTACCGCAGGATCCCAACAAGGCCTTTGGTAATTTGTACGAAATACGTTCAGCACCCACGGAAATATTTGTCAATGCTACCACAGTCAATGACGTGGAAATAGTGGCCGCACTGACACCCAGCGAACTTAGAATACAGACCACAGTAAGTTATTGATCGATGATACGCACCGTAGATTTTTTACCTGAAATATTCCGCACACCTACCAACCGGCAGGTGTTACACGCCACGCTGGATCAATTGGTACAGGAGCCGGCCTATCAACGATCGCAGGGATTTATTGGACGCCGTTATGGCCCAGGAGTCACTGTAGAGGATCGTTATTTGACCGAGCCCGACAAAACACGCAGGGACTATCAGTTAGAAACAGCCACAGTATTTTTAGAAGAAGGCAATCGTCGCGCTGTTGATGCATTGACCTATCCAGGTTATTTGGATGCCTTGAAAAGGCTCAACGGTCCAATCACACGGCCCGATGAATTATTCCAGCAAGAATATTACGCTGTAGATTTTTTTGTAGACTATGATAAATTTGTAAATTTCAGCCAATATTATTGGTTGGCCCAGGGTCCCGAAGCAGTGACCTTGACCGCGCCAGGCGCCAATCAAGCATTTGATGTCGAACGCTATATCGTGGGTCAACAGACCTATACCACTGATCAGGTGAGATTGCTCAGTCCAGTGACCTGGAACAAGCCTGTGACATTCAGCAATGGCATGCGCATACGCTTTGTAGGCAATATCAAACCCTTGGCCTATCGTGGACAGGAATTTTACGTAGAAGGCGTGGGCACTGCCGATGGAATAAAACTACTGCCAGTCAGTAATTTTGTCATTCCCGAACTGTACAATTATCCAGTGTATATCAAGCGCGAGCCTGTGCCCTGGGACATTTATCCCTGGGACATGACGGCCTGGGATGGCAGCCAGATCATTCCTGGCACTGACATCGACTATATCACTATCAATCGCGCCAGCGAAGATCTAAATCCCTGGACACGCAGCAATCGCTGGTTCCATATTGATGTATTGAATTATTCAGCAGAAATCAACGGGCAAACTCTGGTGCTGGATGACACTTTCCGTGGCAAGCGCCCTATCTTGGAATTCAGGCCTGGCATCAAACTCATCAACTTTGGTACCAAGGGCCTACAGCCCATCAGCCTGATTGACTATACCATAACCAATGCCTTTACCCAAGTGGCCGGCCAGACCAGCTGTACCATCGACGGCATTGAGTTGTTTGCTGGCATGAAAGTTATTTTTGCTGGCGATCAAAATCCTCTAGTGGCACGTCAGGTCTATCTGGTAGAACAGATCACACCTGTGTTGGGCGAAGACAGCCTGCTGTATCTACAGCCCATAGAAGGGCAAGTGGCCGAAGAAGGGTCAGTCACTGTTTGTACTCTGGGACTGACGCAACAGGGTTTTAGTTTTTACTACAGCAACGGCCAGTGGAGCACTGCGGCTGAATGCCAACAAAAGCACCGCATCAATCAAGCACCGTTGTACGACGTGTTTGATACCAATGGTGTCAGTTTCAGTGACACCATGGTCTATCCTGAATCCACTTTTAGGGGCAGTCCTTTGTTCCAATATGCCGTGGGTGCAGGTGTATATGACGCTGTGTTGAAATTTCCTTTGCAGTATGCATCAGTGGGCAACATTGGTGATATACTGTTTTGGTTTAATCTTTATCGTGATTCATTTACCTATCTCAATGGACTGGTCACTGACACAGTGGGCCTGCGCACAGGATATGTGCATCAGTATGTGGCGAGAACAACATATAGACGTTTGATAGGTTATCAGACAGCCAGCTTTACACCCAACACTGCGGATACCGCAGTGGTCAGCCAGCAGCCGCAGATATTTGAATTTGACTATACTTCGGGTGCTGTTATCCTAGATGTGGCTGTTTGGCAGCAGGATCAGTATCCTGACATCACCAACATAGTCAAGGTCTCCGTCAACGACGAACTTCAGGATACCGATACCTATACCTATCGCATACTAGACGCTTTTAATCTTGAAGTCTATCCCGTGCCCGAATCCGGAGCTGGTGTAGGCGTGCAAACTGAAATCATCTTTGATGTAGATCCTGCACCTACCAGTTTGGTGGTAGCGGCTGTGCTCAGCGATCAGACCAGCAAAACTGCTTATTTTGCAGTGCCTACCAACCTCAGCGTCAACGCATTGAATCAGGATCTAACACAAGTTACACTGGGATCACTGCGCGATCATTTTGTTTCTATTTGCCAAAACATACAGGGATTTACCGGCAAGATTTTGGCTGCCAACAACAGTCGTGACCTGGGCAATCTCATTCCCTATGGCACCAATCTAATACAAAATTCAGCAGCACTGGCTATACCTGCTGTGTTTCTAAGAGAACAAAGCTATTCAATTTCTTCAGCACTGGATTTCAGCAGCGCCGAATATCAGAGATACAAAGATCTCATGCTGGATTTTATTTGGAAAAATGAATTCCTCGAAGAGACCACTGCCGAGATCTTGGACTCGGCCATCGACGCATTGAAATCCAATCGCAACAGCAGCAATCCGTTTTACTGGAGTGATATCATCACAGCTGGTATCTTTGAAAGCACAACATACAATTGGTTTGAAGGCGCCAGCAGGACCTTTGATCTGATCTATAACTATGATTTCAGCACAGCCAATTATCAAGGACTCAATGTTTATGTCAATGATGTGATATTGTGTAGAAACAGGGATTATGTTGTTGACACCCAAGTCAATACTGTGGTCATTGAACAAGATCTCTTGGCCGACGGTGATATTGTAGTCATACGCGAATACCAGCAGACCTATGGTAATTTTGTTCCAGCCACGCCCAGCAGTCTTAGACTGTATCCTGCTTATTTTCCTGAGATATATGTAGACAATACCTATGCCACGCCCACCACTGTGATACGTGGACACGATGGCTCAATCACTCCGGCCTTTGGCGACTACAGGGATCAGGTTCTGCTTGAATTTGAAACACGCATCTACAGCAACATCAGGGGCGCAGCAGAGTATCCTTTGGATTATACAGAGTTCCTGCCAGGCGCCTTCCGTGGTGTCACACAAGACAACATCAACAGCCAGACCATAATCAACAATGAATTTGTGCGCTGGCTGGGTGCCAATCGCGTGGACTATAAACAACAGGATTACCAGGCCAATAATCAATATACCTGGAACTACAGCCAAAGTGGTGCTAGCCTGACCTATCCCAGTGGCCAAGATGCCGGCGGCGATATTCCCATGCCGGGCTATTGGCGCCAGGTCTATTGGTATTTTTATGACACCGACGAGCCACAGAACTATCCCTGGCAAATGCTGGGCTTTAGCAACCGGCCTGTATGGTGGGAAGAACAGTATGGTCCTGCCCCTTATACCTCGGGCAATCAATACATGTGGGAAGACATACAGGAAGGTCGTATACGCGAGCCCGGCAATGAACGAGTAGACACAGTATATGCTAGACCGGGACTGTTACAGGTGCTGCCTGTGGATGCCCAAGGACAACTGCTGTCACCGTTTGAATGTTTGGTAGCCGGCTTTAATCCTGCTACCTGGCAGGCCAATTGGAGCATTGGGGGAGGCTCGCCGGCCGAAACTGCTTGGCGCAAATCATCGGCCTGGCCCTTTGCCATGCAGAAATTACTGCTGTTGTTGCGTCCAGCACAGTATCTAAATTATTACATTGATCGTGATAGATATCAATACAACGCGGAATTCAAACAATGGCTGTATCAACAGCGCAACAGATTGACAGCACAGGATCTGCAGATCTACGGCACAGGCACAGCCGTCAACAGTTATGTCAATTTCATTGTTGACTACAACAAGAGTTATGGATTGCCTGGCACAGAAAATCTCACTGCCAGACTAGATAATCTAGATGTGCGCTTGGCCTATCGCGTGGCTGGGTTCACAGACAAACGATATCTGCAGTTACTCAGTGATCGCAGCGGTCCCAACAGCAGCAATCTCAGTATATTGATACCCGATGAGAACTACAACATACTGCTGTATCGCAATGAAATCTTTGACAGCATCAACTACTCGGCAGTGACCATTGAACGCACCGATTCGGGCTGGGCTGTCTACGGCAACAGTTTAAGCAATCCATATTTCCAAATCTTGCCCAGTATCATCAACAACAACTATACCACGGTCAGGATCGGCAACACTACCATACGTATACAAAAAGATTTTAGTGATACAGTTACCTTGATACCATATGGATATATCTTCCGCAGCGTCAACGCCGTGGTAGACTTTTTGATTTCCTATGGTCAATTTTTAAGTCTTTCGGGCTTGTCATACAATACTCTGGAAAATACCGTGCTGTTGACCTGGGAGCAGATGGCACAGGAGTATGTCTACTGGTACAATCAAGGTTGGTCAGTGGGCGCAATGATACAGCTCAATCCCAGCAGCACCCGTTTGGAATTTTACAGACAGAATGCAGTGGTCGTAAATCTCTTGGAAGCCAATCGTGAAGATATACTGGTCAATCAAAACAAGCAGGCACTGCAGATCCGAGACTACAGCGTCTACAGAGATGGCAATCTCTTTGAGCTGACATCACTGAACGAAAATACCATTGGTTATGTTAACTTGAAACTGACCAATTACGAAAACATCATCATACTTGACAACGTAACAGATTTTGGTGACGTGATCTATGAACCCCTGACTGGACTGCGCCAGGGCCGATTGATATACCAAGGCATTAAATCTGCTGGCTGGAATGGTACCATGGATGCGCCAGGTTTTATCATCAATTTGTCATCGGTAGCAGAGTGGGATACGGGCCTGAAATATGCCAAAGGCCAAGTGGTAAAATTCAAGAACTTTTATTATCAGGCCAATACTACAGTTGACCCGTCAGATACATTTGACTACAACCTTTGGACCAAGATAATTTACCGTCCTGATCAGGAAGGTATGCTGCCAAATCTAGCGCTCAAGGCTGTACAAAGTACCGAGTATTACAATCAGCACAGCAACAACCTCAACGTAGATTCTGAAGTACTGGGATTTGGCATCACTGGATTTAGGCCCAGAGAGTATATGGCCAGTATCGAACTGGATGAAGTCAGCCAGATGAATGCCTATCAAGACTTTATCGGCGTCAAAGGCACACCACGCAGTCTTTATTTCTATGATCAGGCCAAAGTAGCCGGTGATGATCTGTCCTATGATATCTATGAAAACTGGGCTATACAGCGTGCCACCTATGGTGCCACCGCTACCAATGCCTTTGTTGACTTTACACTGGATGCCACGGCACTGACCAGCAATCCCAGCACTAGCCAATTTGTTGTAGCAGGCGAGACCACAGAAGCCGATCAGGCCACGCTCATAACAGATCTTTATGCCACCAGCTATCCTATCAAGACCACAGAGATATTGCCGCTGTTGACACAAGAAAATCCTGATGTATTCTTGCCCACTGCTGGTTATGTTGAAAGCCAAGATGTAGAAGTGCAGATATTCAGCATTGAAGATCTCAACAGTGTGACTGCGCAACTGGACAAAATTACTAATCTAGCAGAGATATGGGTAGCCAAGGTCAATCAAAGCGAGTGGGCAGTGTACAAATGCCAGAATCTACAATCCACCCTGGTACTGGCCCAAGATAACTTGGATGGTCAGACCTTACTGGTATTTGATCTTGATCACGGTTTGGTCAATGATCAGATCATAATCATCAAAGAATTCAACGAGGCATTGCAAGGAGCATTCCGCGTGGTCAGTGTGACATCCACTACATCGGTATTGATTGCAGAATCTCTGCCCGATGATGTTACTACACTGATAGGCTCTGGCATAGTATTTCAACTGGAAAATGTACGTGTGGCACAGCCCAGTGACATAGCAGACATGAACATATTGTATCAGTTGGTGTCTACCAACAAGGTATGGGTAGACGACAACGGCCAGGGCCGCTGGGAAACATTGGAAAAACAAAATCCCTATACCGAACAAGCCGCTTATGAATATTCGGGCACAGTTAATTTTGGATCATCGGTGATACAGACCGCAGACAGCGGCAATCTATTGATCGGAGCACCGGGCAGTTATTCGTCGGGCGCAGTGATACCATATACCCATGTGGCCAACACTTACGTGGCTGGTTCTCCCCTGACCATACCTTCGCTGTGGACAGGTTACGGTGACTTTGGCCGTGTGGGAGATTCTTCTGGCAATGATTGGGCAGCTTTTTCAGTAGGCCTATATACGCTACCGGGAATTTTCACAGACTACCGTGTGGTAGCAATGAAGAAAAACAATCAAGGATTCCAGCCACGACAACTGCTGTCGGGCGGCAGCAGTGGTACCGCAGGTGCGTTTGTAGGCCAGATCAAGTTCAGCGAAGACTATAATTGGTTGTATGTCAGTAACCCATCTGAAAGACTGGTTCGGGTATATCAAAGGAATCCCTGGCAAGAGCAGACAGCAGAATTTCTCTGTACTGGCCGCAGGGCATTGTTTGAATTCAGCGACAGTGTTCGGGTCACTGATGGTTCTCAAATCAGCGTAAGATTAAATCTCGACAATGATAATTTGCTGGCATATAATCAAGAGTACACTGCTACGACCACTACGGTACGTCTTAGAGTCCCACCACCGCCACCATTTACAGTCACCACTGACATCACCATTGCCACATCCGAATTTACTGTACAATCTACTGCTAATCTAGGCATTGGACAGTTGGTCAGTGGCATAGGTGTGCCTGGTAACACTAAAATTATTGCTGTAGATGACGCCACCAATGTAGTCACGGTCAGCCAACTGTTTACAGCCACAGCCCAAGATATCAATTTAACCATAACCAACATAATCTATATAGGTCGCTGGACCACTGATCCTGAACCTGGTTATTGGGGTTCGGCACGTAATCCTTTGATACCCAATGGCGGCCTTAGAACCTTCCCCATTGATATGCTGGCCGGTGCCACATCGGATCCGGGTTCGGTAGGAGTATACTACAACGGACAATTGTTACGTCCCAATAATTTTCCCGAGATTGATGGCGACTATACCTACGATTTCCCCAATCGGCAAGTGATATTCAATTTTACACCACCGGCTGCCGGTGCGCAGGCAGTGACTTATCAGTCAAGCGAATACTATTCTGAACTGGCCACAGTCAATGATCCTGACAGTTATAATTTTACCTTTGGATCTAGTTGTGCTACCAATCAAGACGGATCGTTGTTAGCAGTAGGCGATGCCGATACCAATACCAGTACCGTGGTTAATGATCACGACGGTTTGGTTTATGTCTATGATCGGGGTATCGTGCGGCACATGGTATCTAATGTGGCACAGAGCTTGTATTCTACGCCAGCCAATATCATTGGACAACCGCAGGTCTGGCTCAACGGCCAGATGCTGTATGAAGACACTGACGTAACATTTGGCAGTTTTGTATATGAGCCTGCGGGCAATGTCAGCGATCCTGTGTACACAGGTCCGGCCAACATCAGCATCAACACCGGCGTGGCTGGCAACATAGGCGACATACTGGATATTTCCTACAACAATTTTAAAATCACTCAAGCGGTAAGCAATCCGCAGGCCAATGTTGGTAACAGTGAGTTCGGCGCAGCAGTAAGTTTAAATGGTTATGGATCTGCCTTGATAGTAGGCGCTCCTAATGGCAATACCATATCAATCAATACTGGATTCGCCGCCCGCATTGAAAATCAAGCAGCTGTCTATGGATCCATCACTGGCACTACAATCAATCCCACTGTGTCTAGAAATTCCGATCTGCGTATCAATGACTATTATGTAAAATTTGCGCAGGCAGATGTATCTAATGTGTCTTTATCTACCAACTGTACTATCACCACTGCTGCTGCGCACGGGTATTACACTGGAGAAATAGTTAAACTAGGCAACATCAATGGCGGCGTGCTATATCTCAACACAGTAGAAAGCGGCCGCGGATACTTTGCCAAAGTGACTGGTCCTACCACATTCAATATCTTTGATTACGGCAATGTATCTAATGTTTCGTTAGGCACAGTGATAACGGTGACCAGTAACGTGGCCAATTACATAGGCTATGGGCAATCTTTTGGATCAGTGTTTAGCAACGTGGAAATATCGGGCGTACAAGGTATAGCCAATCTCAACAGCACTGCTGCCAATCCTTACTGGATGGCTCGTCGGGCCAATGGAAACAGTGCCACACAGTTTGAAGTGCTTCGTGGCGTGGGCATCAGCAGTATTATCAGCGGCACCGATGACGATGGAGCCACGGCAGTGACCATAGTCAACACATTTACCAATCCACAGTTGCAGCGAGGTGCTCGCGTGGCCATACAAAGTCCTACCACTGGATTGAATAATTTAGTGTTCTATGCCGGTGAAGTAGACAACATTGGCCGTAACTTTGTTTTGTATCAAAATCCAGAGCTAACATCTCCTGTGGTGCCCACAGGCAATACAACAAATCTCAATGGTACATTGGGAGTCTACATCGACGGCACCGGCTGGGGCAACTATGCCAGCGGCGGCCAGGTCCTGCGATATTTCAACACCACAGGATCTTTACCAGCATACAATGCCAATGTCAGCCAAGGTTGGGCATTTGATGACAGCCTCAACGGCGTGGTCAATGTCATCAACAGCAAGAATATACCTAATTTACAAGCAGCCAATGCCGCAGGAAAGTTACAATTATCTATTATAGATCTAGCAGCCGGTGTGCCTAATAATCTATTGACCTTGGCGCCAGGCACTGAAAACAACAATAGAATTGGCTATAACAGCAGTGCATTGAAGTCTCTGGGAATTTTACCTTACTATACTGGCGGCGCACAGATATTTGGCGGCAGCTACCCAACCCTGGGTGCTAGGTTTGGATATCGCATAGATCAAGACTGGACCACTGATCAAGTAGTTATCAGCAGTGAATTTGGTACCACGGCCGCTGGCACTACCTTTGACAAAGACACCACAACATTTGACAGTCGCACCACTAGATTTGAAGACCTCTATCTCAAGTCTGGGTCAGTTGATGTCTATGATTTGTTACCCAGCGCCAACCCAACACCGGATAACCCCAGTAAGTTGGTATGGGATCGACAGTTACAAGATTATCTGGTACGGTCCGGCCAAGAGTTTGGACACAGTGTCAGCATAGCAGGAAACAATATCATCATAGGCTCGCCTATGTATACGGTCAATGATGTAGCACAGGGCCGCGCACTGATATTCTCAGGACTGCGTACCGGTTGGAAAACCATACGTCTGGAACCAAATCAGGTTGATGTACATCTATTGAATGAAGTGACCATTTACAACAAAGAATCTAAAGTTACTATCAACTATCTAGATTTCATCGATCCCATACAAGGTCGTATCCTGGGTGCAGCTCAGCAGAACATTGATCTTATATCACCTACAGATCCAGCAGGATACAACAATGGCGATGTCAACAACATTGGCGTCAATTGGGGAGAAGTACAACTGGGATATATCTGGTGGGATACCACTAACATTAGATTCTTGGAATATCATACGCAAGATATCAACTTATCGGCGAGAATCTGGGGAGGAGTCTTTCCAGGCAGTTCCGCTGATGTTTATCAGTGGATCGAAAGTTTAGTACCGCCGGCAGAGTATACTGGGCCCGGCGTGGCCAGAGATATCACCAGCTATTCCTCCTATGATGTAATCACAGATACCAATAGTATTATAACCAAGTACTATTTCTGGGTATCGGATTTGACCAGCGTACTGCCCTATTCCAACAAAACGCTGAGCCTACAATCTATACAACAGTACATTCTTAACCCGCGCAGTTCTGGAATAAGTTATATTGCCGCTATCAATCCCAGCACTGTGGCCATATACAACAGCAATTCGGATTTTGTAGCCCAAGAGAATGTCCTGCATATTTCCTACGATATCGTACCACAGGACAACAACATACACGTAGAGTATGACCTCATACAGCAGGACAATCCCAGGCAGTTCATGGATGATGCTACCTATGAAAAATTTGTAGATTCCTTTGCAGGTATTGACGCTATTGGAAATCCCGTTCCCGATCCAAATCTTCCACCGGGACTGCTGTATGGCATCAGTTTTGATCCTCGCCAGAGTATGTTCCGCGATAGATTCTTGGCTCTAAAAAATTACATATCTCGTGTGAACGAAATATTGATGACTTTTACTTTTTCTGAAGAGTCTTCCATGGACTTTTTAAACAGCCAAGAAGAACCTCCAGCAGCCGGAGAACTAGAAAGTCCCGGCCAGTTATGGTGGAATTTCCAAGTGGCTAATCTGACAGAATTGGGATATCAAGACCTCGATTCAGTGCCGCTGGGCTATAGATACCTCGTGACACAAGACAGCAGATATAACAATTTCTGGACCATTCATCAGGTCACTGGTGCAGTAGGTTCGCGTACTACTGTAGTCATACGTGTGCAAACTTACAAGACATCTCAATATTGGAGTTATGTCAACTGGTATGCAGAAGGATTCGATCCTTTGCAACGACCTTTGTTTGTTGTAGAAACACTGGCACAGGCGCAAGAGTTGTTATTGCCCGATAATGGCGTGGTACAAGTGACCATGGATAATCCTTTGGGATTTGAATTATATCAAAATCGTGTGATAGACAGTTATAGGGACACTACCACATTAGAGTGGGTAACCGTTACAGAATTTACCAGAGTAGGATTAGAAAACGGTACTGTGCAAATCAGCGATTTGATCTATGATTATTCTAAATTGATCAACCCTGATCAGCCGCCACAGATTGAAACACGCCAGATCATCAACAGCATCAACTTTGAAATCTTGGTTGATTCTAGATTGATACTGCGCAATCAAGCCATGGGCCTGATGTTTAATTTTATTCTTGGCGAACAGATTGACTGTAATTGGCTATACAAAACATCCTTGATTGACATCACTCATCCAGTGAGAAAACTGTTGCCATACAGAACCTTCAAACGAGACAATCAAGATTTTGTCTACGGATACATTGAAGAAGTAAAACCTTACCACGTGTTTATCAAAGATTTTAGTTTGGTTTATACTGCTGGACCTGATCTTTACCCTGGAGATATCACTGATTTTGATGTGCCCGCAACCTTTAATGCCCAGTATGATCGTTATATCAGTCCCATACTTGAAAACGACGTTGACTATCCCAACTATGACAAGTACGGTATCTATGGTGTTGGTCCTTATGCACAATTCAAAGGCTACATTGGTCCAACCAGCAATTCAGGAAACACTGTACTGACAGTTACAGAATTGCTCAAAGGTCAGATATATGTGGGCGCCACAGTTACTGGCGGCATTGTACAAGCATCAGGTTCTACTATATTAGCTTACCTAGGACAGAATCAAGAAGGACAGAATCAGTACAAGATCAGTGGTTACTATACCTATGAGTCAGATACCGGTACCATGGAAATAAATGGTATATGGTCCACTATTCCTTATCGCAATTGGTACAACAACTATGGATTAAGAGTCATTGATATCATGGTTACCAATCCTGGCAGCGGATATGCAGTGGCTCCTACGGTTACAGTCAATGGCGTGACTTCAGATCCAGTCAAGGCTCGTGCTATATTAAACAGCAACAGCGGAATCAATAATATCCTGATAGAATACAGCGGCGGAAGATATCTAACACAGCCAACCGTGACTCTTTCCGCTCCCGATAGCGAAGACGGTGTACAGGCCACTGCTTATCCTGTGACCGATGCACAGCCTGTAAGGAATTTTGAAACCACACTGGTTTATAATCGTATGAATCTGCGTCCCACGTTTACAGAATGGATAGCAGGCTTTACCTACTTCCAAGGAGACTTGGTAAAATTTAACAATGCAGTCTACGCCAGCAATTTTGATTACAACCAAAATTCACAGTTTGATTTTACCAATTGGACTTTGGTTCCACCTGGAGAGTTAGAAGGTGTTGATCGCACCTATGGGTACTATCAAGGCAACAGTGAACTGCCTGGATTGGATCTAGATCAGTTGATTTCGGGTCTGACCTATCCTGGAGTGGTCACGGGCCGCAGATATCTGGGATCGTGGGATACCAGCCCTTGGAGCCTTGATCCTTTTGAATCAGACAACTCTAGAGTACAGACTATCATAGCCGGTGGCACTTATCCTGACAGGTCATTGCCGGGAGACTACGCAGGCATACCTCCGCTGGAGGCCTGGGATGTCAATGTCTACGGTGGTGCTTATGTAGATGCTTACAGCAGTCACGCTCCCGAAGAACTGGTACCTGGCGCAGTATTTGATACTCTTGACTTTACTGTTCGCACAGTGCCCGGACAAGATAACATTGGACTAGGCTGGACCAGTCCTTTGCAGGGCCGCATCTATCAAGGCGATGCCCAGCAAGATACATTTAGTTTCCAATCGCTGATTAAATTCCCCGAGCAGGTCATAGTTTTCCGTAAAAATTCCAACGATACCAAAGTTAGACTAGAAGAAACAGTTGATTATACAGTCAATTGGCCAGATCTCACAGTGACTATTAACACTGTGCCTGCAGCTGATGAGAAAATAGCAGTTATTGCTGTGGGCCTCGGCGGCGGCAATCAACTGCTGCGTTACAGTGAAATTACCGATGCCGGTATAGCAGCCGATGGCACTATTGATGTACCCGTGCAGTACGATGCTGTTTACTCTTTACCAGTATTTGTTGATGGTAATGCTTTGATACTCAACACAGACTACAGCATCACTGAATATCAGCCAGTTGCAGAACCCGATGCCAATGATATAACCATAACCCGAATTACTTTTGCCAATGCCGTGGCAGCAGGTTCTCGCATTGACTACACAGTGCTGGGCGAAGGCACTGGTTCCGAGACCTATGATTACAGCCTACCCACTACTGCAGAAATAACATTATCTGGCACCACAGGCAATATTTCTTCTATAGATTTTTCGGGAACGAATCCCATCGCAGCCATAGTAGAAGTCAACGGCCTGCGGCTGCGTGGCCCTCACTGTGTAACATACACAGGCGACGGTGAGACTTTGACTTTTGCTGCCGGTTGGCAAAAAGATGTGCCCGTAGAATCTATCGTAGCCAGTGACGTAGTGGTCTATGTCAATGATCAAGAAACCGAATTCTGGGACGGACAGTTTGTTGCACAACATGATGCATATGAAATTACATTCAATACCTTTACACCCGAGTTGGGAGCCAGGATCGTCATTGCTGTATGGACTGCATCTGAGTATGTGTTTGATTTTGATGCTGAAACTATCACAGTAGATGCCAGTTATTCAGGCAGTGATGTTTATATCACTACTTGGCAAGAAACAGCGCAGCAGAATTTCTTAAACACAGTAACAGTGGGTCAATCTATCATACCAGTGGCCATAGATACATCCATCAATACCAGAGCAAGTTGGTCTAATGGTAGTTCTGTCATGACAGTGGGATTCCAGACCACGGGATTTTGGAATCGTGATGGCATAGGTTTTGATTATCCTGCCTATGGGTCGGGTGTCACGCAAGGCGATACCAACCCCAATGGCGCACCCAATCCAGCCAATACTGCGGTATTATCACAGATGCTGGGATACGGCAATACCATAATAGTGTTGGATGTGTCGGGTATCAACGTAGGCGACATTGTGGAAGGCTCGGGCATAACCGAAGATGTTGCAGTGACACAGATATTGGGTTTCAAGAATAGATACCTCCAGGATAATTGGGCGGTATCAGTCAATGCTAATTTACTGGCCAATGGTTTGGTATGGAACAGGCAGTACTCTAATAGCACAACCCCGTATCTACAAAGCACGCTCTACGGCATCAGTACCGGACCTTACATCACTTTGGTAGACAGCGACAACAATGTTTTGTACAGCAACAATGCCATAGATTGGAATTATACCAATCTCATACCCGAATCGCAATTGCGCGGCGTGGCCAACGGAAACATAGGCAGCATCAATTATTACATAGCAGTAGGGCAGGATAGTTCTGTGTTAGTCAGCACCGACGGCATAGACTGGGCACCACAAAATTCAATACTGCCTTATAGTAATATTGACTTTAGTTCTATAACATATGGCAATGGTAAGTTTGTGGCAGTGGGTGATCAAGGAAACATCTTTGTGACATCGGATGCTGTGAACTGGTCACAGGCCAATAGTGGAACCATTGAAGATTTATCGTCGGTGACCTATCACGGAAACGTATTTGCAGCCACTGGCAGTAATGCTATGATTTTAATCAGCGACGACGCAGTGACTTGGACCAGACGTTGGTTGAACTATGTATCAAATATTGCTGTAATAGACAGCGGATGGGGATACACACAAGTACCAAATGTAACCATTGCCAATGCAGTGGCCAACTTAGGTATCACTGCCACTGCATTTGCAGCCATTGAAGGCGGTGTGGGCAATATATCAGTAATCAACGGCAGCGCAGGATTTAGTCGCGCACCTAATGTAGTGATATCTCAAAATAATGTCGCCAGCTTTACAGGCAATGTTGGCACAGGTGCTCAGGCTGTTGCGGTATTAGGCACTACTGGACCTGTGGGATATGTTGCATTGGTTGTGCCAGGTCAGGGATATAATTATCCTCCTACAATATCATTTGTAGGCGGCAACGGCATAGGCGCCACAGCCAGTTCAAATGTTGCCAATGGAAAAATCACAGATATCACTTTGATAACTGGTGGATCGGGATATACCGTTGGATCGGGCAACGTACAAGTTGTGATCACTCCCACCGGCGGAGATACTCCCACTGCCGTGGCCAATGCTATCGCCATGGCCACCAGTTCAGTTGCATCTATCACAGTCACTGCCGCAGGCAACGGATATACATCCTATGATCTAATCACAGAATCTAATGTGGTTCCTTTGATATCGTTTGAATCTTATATGGTACAAGGCAGAAGCAGCCTTTACACACAAGGCAACATAGGACAAAACTTTATCAATGTAGAAAGCGTGGCCAATCTTGAAATTGGCAACGAGATCGAGTTCACAGACAGCAACGCCAATATGGTATACAGTGGCGTCATTACCAGCATTTACCCTGGAAATCTTGCTATTGGTGTTAACCCTGTATTGAGTAATATCATCACAGTGGCCACTACATTTGAAAGTTTTGATCAAGGATCAAACACAGTAACAGCACAGTTCAGTGCTTTTGCCAATGCAGGAGTACAGGGTCTAATATTGACAGGAGCAGGTTCGGGATACAATACAGCGCCAGCAGTGACTATAGCACCTCCAGCTGCTGGCAATACCGCACTGGCCTCTAGCAATGTAGCAGCCATAACAGAATCTAATCTCAATGACATAGCATTGATCAGCAATATTTGGATAGCAGCCGGGGATCAGGCAGCAGTTATCTACAGCCAAGATACTGTTACTTGGATTGAAAATTCTGTCAATGCCAACATACAGTTGAACACAGTGTTCGGCAGTGATCAACATTTTGCAGTGGCTGGACAATCTGGAAATCTTTATGTCACTGCCAATGTTCAACAGTCTTGGCAGAAAATCGCCAGCGGCACAAATCAAGATATCGCACAAGGGCTTTATGCGGCAGGAAATTATGTTTATGTTGCTTCGTCCGGAGTCACTGCATACAGTAACACGGCCAATTCTAACTGGACTGTATCGGCCACTAACACTAGAACTACCAGTGATCTGTATGGATTAACATACACAGGAGATCAATGGTGTGCTGTAGGTGATCACAGCACCATATTAAGAACTGGCAACATCGCCAATGGTTGGGTGCAGTACGCTCAAGAATATCTCAATGACAGTCAGTATGGCAATGTATCTGGCTTAGATGTCTATACCATAGTTGGAAAAGATGGTTTGGTGTATCGTAGCCAAGGCAATGTTTATAATTTTACCTTGATAGATACAGGGTCCACAGTAGATTTAAATGCTGTGACCTATGGTCAAGGACTGTTTGTGGCCGTGGGTGAATCAGGCACAGCCGCAGTCAGTGCCAATGCCAATGTCTGGAGTTTTGGTTCAATTGCCCCGGGGATAAATTTCAATGATGTGGCCTATACCGGCGCCAGCATGGGTATCAAATACGTGGCGGTAGGCGACAACGGACAGGCCTGGCAAAGCGCCAACGGTGTGGCCTGGACCAGAATGACTGGAATCAGCACCAATGCTAACCTACATTGTGTCACAGTTGGCAATGCAGGCAAAGTCATTATCGGCGGTGAAAATGGAACACTGTTGACCAGCGTGAGTGTAGTAGGATTATCCGATGAATTTGTATTGACCTTGCAAGGCAGCAGCGAAACATTTACATTATCTGATCCAAGTCTAAGAACGTTTGTGACCGCGTCTTCTACCATGATAGCAACCAGTACCGAAGACGTATCAGTGTCAGTCAATGGCGATGATCTAGTCTGGGGAGTAGATTTCAGCGTGGATGGTATCAATCCCAATGTAGTGGTCACTGTTGCAGAACACGCTGCCAGTGTATATGATACTGTTGTTGTTACCACCACATTGCCCACTTGGTATGATGTAGCATACGGTGCTGATAAGTTTATCGTACAAGGCGACAATGGCATAACCTGGAACGGATCAGCCAACGGCGTACAATGGACACAGGTACCAACACTGACTGGTGTTGAACTATTAGGCATTGAGTATGCCAATACCATATCGCAATTTGTCAGCGTGGGACAGTCGGCTGGCAGCCAGCAGATAGGTACACAGTCTTATATCGCTACCAGTTATACCGGCGATTATTTGCCTGTGATATTTGCTCCAGATTTCAAGAAGATACAAGCCGGTATGTTGGTCACTGGTGATTATGTGCGCACCAACACACTGGTGACCGGCACTGATTATGCTGATCGTTTGGTATATGTCAATACCCCACAGACTTTGGGCAGCCGTCAAAACTCCACAGTGACCTTTACTCCTTCGCAGATTGAAAACATTTATCCCACTGAAAATATCGTGACCAATGGTTGGAGACCTTGGGTCACTGTATCAGGAAATAGACAATTCTTCAATGAAGACTATGTTGCTCAGGGTGCTGCTGTGCGTTTGGTATACGATGACCTGCCTCCTGCTGCCATAGTACAGATGTTGGATTCTTCCCAAAATGCAGTGCCCAATGAATTGGATTTCAAACTTTGGAAAGACATGAATGACAACACCGCAGTCTATCGCATGAATCAGTACAATGTCACTGAAACAGCAGCAGCGGTAGAACTGTTTGATGATATCATTTATCTCGAAGATGCAACCAAGATGTTTATGCCACGATTGGATCTAAATCAAATGGGCTTGGCATTTGTAGGCGGAGAGCGTATCGCTTATCGCTACGTGGACTACACCACCAATACCATATCGGGACTGCTGCGCGGAGTGGGTGGTACTTCGGTACAAAGGCATGTGGCTGGTGCCGAAGTGGTCAATGCCAACAGCGACAATATTATACCTTTGGCCTACAGAGATAAGATAGTGGCACAAGAGTTTTCCGGCGACGGTATCGCTCGCACTTTCACCACCGATAACATCAAAGCAGATATTGCCAACGAAGTTAGACTGGTAGTCGCTGGACAAGAAATACCCACTAGATCCGTGACTATATCCGCTTCGGGGGCCAACGCTGTGTTTACAGCAGAAGCGGCCAATGTGTCGGGCAATGCCATTGGAAATATTGCTGTGGATAGAAACAGTCAGATACTGGTAGCCATAAACGGAGTAGCCTTGCCCTTGGCCAATGCCAACTCCTTTATAGGTGATAACAGCACGGTGTATTTCTTGGCCAACAACATTACCACGTCAAATGTACAAAATATTGTGGTCACTGTCAATAACCAACTGATCACACCTAACAACATATCTATCACTGGTGGGCATCCTAATGTGTACATAACACCAGCCCTTGATGCTAATTCTTTGGTACACATCAGCGAAAATTATGCCGTTATCAATAGAGATCCAGTACAGGTAGCCATAGCACCCGTACCTGCTGCCAATACCTTGGTAACTATCGCTGCGGATTTTTATGCCACAGAATTGTTCCCAGTGATAGTTACCACAGCAGAGCCGCCGTTGCCCAACACTCGTGTGATCGTGGGCATAGATACTACCAAGAATTGGTACAATGCCCCAGGTGATGGCATACGGTTGCAAGATCAGCAGACTTTGGCTGCGCGATTCCTGCAAGGTGATGCCTAAAATAGCGATAAATAAAAAAATGCAAAATCAAGAGCCACAGAACAAACAACAGGTCCAGACACCCACAAAACCAGCAGATGAAAATTTGGGGATTTTGGTACAGGATCATATCCGTATATTTGATCCCAATAATCAACAGTTGTACTATCGGGGGAGAGGATGATGCTGACCCACGTTCCTGCAATGATACAGGGTTTTGTAAAAATATTTGACCCAAATTCGGGAGAAATTTTTGTTGATAAAAAGAACGCTATCCACTATGAAAATATGAGCCGTAGCCTGGCTGAGACTTTGGCCAATCGTAACACGGGATATATCTACGAAATGGCATTTGGCAACGGTGGTAGCACAGTGGATTCTACGGGTGTGATAACTTATCTTCCGCCCAACACAGTGAATCAAAATGCTGCTTTGTATAATCAAACTTACGCTAAAATAGTTGATGATAATTCTGCAGCCAATCCTGACCCGGCGCGTAACTATCTCACTGTCACGCACATTCCAGGCAAGGTCTACAGCGATATTATTGTTACCTGCTTGTTAGACTACGGCGAGCCCAGCGACCAGCAGGCCTTTGATAACAGCACTAATTATAACGGAGAATATGTATTTGACGAGCTAGGGTTAAAAACCTGGCAAGGACAGGACAATCCCTTGAGACTAGTCACTCACGTGATTTTCCACCCAGTACAAAAAAGTTTAAATCGTCAAATACAGATAGAATACACAGTTAGGATACAGACGCTGACTAACTTGAGCGCGGCCTAAATAAATATCAATAACGGAGCACCTAAAGAAAATGCCATATACCGTAACCCTAACGCGAGGAGCAGTATTTGCTAATATAGCAGACGGAACCATCAATCAAACGTCAACCATGACCTTGATTGGTCGAGATTTTGCCAACTACGGTCAGTTCGTAGATCAAGATTTAGTTCGTTTGCTAGAATCGGGCGCTGCCACACAAAACAGAAGCGCAACCAGCGCACTCACCGGACAACTTTGGTTTGATCTAACCAATACCCAACTTAAAGTAGCCACTCTGGGTAACATACCCAATGGTGCGGCCTATACCACCAGCGGTCCTATCAAATGGCAAGGCGCCAGCCCTGCATATTCTGTAACAGCACCAGTGAACCCAGTGGTAGGCGATACTTGGATGTATACCAATACCAATGCCAACATACCGCAGATGGTAGTTTGGACTGGTGATACAGCCAACACAAACTTCCTAGGTAATCTGCCAGGATGGAAAGTAATTGGACCTACCACACGTTCGGATATCGTTGAATTCGGTACCATCAATGCAGATTATGCCAATTTTGATGAAACAGTAAACATAGATGTATTGTATGCCAATGTAGCTACTGTGGCCGAGTCGGTATTGATTGGACAGTATGCCAATGGTGCCAACGTCAACACAGCATTTTTACAGGTATTGGGCGATGGCATCTATGGAAATCTCAACGGAGATCAACCCTATGTGACCAGTCTGGGTAATGCTTCCAACGGTTTTGGGTATCTCAGTAACATACAGGTTGGCAGCATATCCGGTGGAGCATTGACCACTATCAATTCCAATGTTGGTATTACCACCACCGGTTCTATCACCGGAGTACAAATTACCGGCAGTACTATCCAGGCCACAGGCGGTGGATTCTACGGTCTTATCAACGCAGCTACTTCGGATCAAAAATTCATCTATGGCTTGGGTGTACAAGCACAGGCCTACTCTACCGCCAACAGCAACGCTATCGTTCGAGGTGGCACCAGTGCTGGTCTTGCAGTCAGTCGTAAAATCGTAGTAGACTACGGCAATGGATTTGCTGGAGTCAGCGATGTTGACATTGGCGAACCCTCGCCCACCGGTCCAAGATTCCGCGGAGTCTATGCCAACACATTCTTTGGTAATCTTTCGGGACAGATCCTTGGCGATGTGCCCAGCATCAGTTCCAATGATATTGTTGTGCCCAGTGCAGATGGCTTGATATTAATCGGCAGTGGAAACTTACAACAAGGCACCGGCAATGTCAGAATCGACGGCGGCAATGGCACAGGCAGTTTTAACAACGCTATCTATATTGGTCGCCCCGGCGGTAACTATGGCAACGGCAATGTTGGCATCATACATAGCTATGGTACCAGCACAGTATTTGGCGGGGTGGGAAATATCTTAACATTTACCGATCTTACTGGCAATTGTCTCTATGATTTCTACAAAGATGTTCGTGTACGCGGTAATTTATATGTTTTAGGAAATACTGTTACAACATCTGTCACAGAAGTTACTACCAACGACTTAGATATTGTTGTGGCCAATAATGTACAAACAGGCAACATCGTCAATGCCAGCGGCGCTGGCATAGTAGTAGGTGCTAACGCTACTATAAAAATGGTAACAGTTGTTGCAGGATCTAGCTCAGCTGGATATGATGCTCAACGTTGGCAAATGAATCGTAGTTTAGAGATCACAAGCGACAGTCCGGCCACGGGTGGCAGTATCGGAGATCTACGTGTAGCAGGCAATGTCTATGCCTGCACATCAGCCAGTATCGCTTCACTTAACATAACCGGCACCGGTGGTATAGTATCAACTGGCGCCAATGTGTTGCCAGCCGCTAGCCTTACTTCTGCCAATCGTCCTATTATCGACGGCTCTACGGGTACAGTGGGTTATGCCGCAGGTTTGTATGATGCTGCCACAGGTAGATACTATTGGACTGAAGAAGGATCTGCACTGTCGGGCACTCCCTATACGGCGGTGGTTCGAGATGTCAACGGCAGTATCAATGCTACAGAATTTTCCGGTATTGCTACCAAGGCTAGATACGCTGACTTGGCCGAGATGTATTTGGCAGATCGCGAGTATGCACCAGGAACATTGGTCACAGTAGGCGGCGATGCAGAAATCACCCAATGCACCATTAATGATCATCCTTTGGGCGTAGTATCTACCAATCCAGCATACCTTATGAACACAGCTTTGGAAAATGGAACACCAGTGGCACTACGTGGCCGCGTGCCAGTTCGCATCACTGGCGCAGTACACAAAGGTGACAAATTGGGTCCCAGCGAAGTGCCCGGACTATGCACCAAAAATAATCAAGCACCAATAGCCATCGCGCTACATAATGCTTATGCAGAACCCGGTACCGAAACCACAGTCGAAGCAGTCATATTGTAATGAATAGTATAGACGAATTCGAAGCCTTTATAGGCCGAGAGTTTGTCTATCAGCATAACCTAATAAGCATAATAAAAAACAGTCAACATCATTTGGTTTACTCCTATGATCAGTTGAAGAAAACATACAATGGTTGCTCGATCAAACTCGAAGGCCTAGAACGCTATTCTAGAGAACTAGCGATCAAATGTGCTGGATTGAAAATTTATCATGATCACACGGGTCCGGTCACTTGCCATGCCTACAGAGCCTATCCTGGATCAGAAAGTTTTGGTCGGCACACAGATCCCATGCCAGTGTTTTTAGAAGTAATAGAAGGCACCAAAAATCTCATAGTAGATGGAGAATGGCACACTCTTGAATCGGGCCAAACGCTGTTTATACCAGCCAATACATCACACGAGGCTATAAATCAAGACGACAGCCTAATGTTGAGTTTTGGATTAGAATCATATCTAATTGATCGATGACCAACTATTTCAGTTACCTCAAGACCACAGAAACCTGTAATCTAAACTGCCAACACTGCTTTACTTCAGGCACACAAGGGCGGAAGATTTTTTGGAATCCCGATCAGGTGGCAGATTTTTTCTTGAGATTTCGCGATTATGTTGGTCAGGCCAACGGAATGCACTATGAATTCCACGGCGGTGAACCTTTTTTAGCTCCAGTGTCAGACATGATCGATGTCTACGAGAAATTAAAAAATAGTTTTGATCAAACTTCTTTTGGATGTACCAGCAATCTCACTTTTAAACTAACGCCAGACATAGAACAGTTCATACACGGACCATTGGGAAAACGAATAGGTACCAGTTGGGATCCTGCCATAAGATTTGCTAATCAACGACAGGAGAGTCTCTGGAGACACAATGTAGAGCGCCTGCTGAACAGTGGAGTAACAATAAAATTGTTTGTGAGCGTAACACAAGATACCATCAGCATAGAACCAATCAAACTAATGGAATGGGTCCGGGATCTAGGAGTCCAGGAGTTGGATCTTGAACGTTTAACCAACAACGGAAATGCAAGGCTGCATCCAGGAATATTTCCCGACAATCGTGATCAGGATGCTTGGTTTTTACGCCTGCATCATCAGATACAAGAACATGGAGCAAGATCTTGGTTTACCAACGAATTCATGGAAAATATCTATGCCAAGTTTGAACAAAATTTGATAGGAGCAGGCACATTCTGCAGAGATTGCGAACAAAAACTGTTTACTATCAATGCCGACGGCACCATTGGTGGTTGCCCAAATGCTGCGCCCGAAGAAGGGTTTGGGCATATTTCTATGGGCATAGCGGAAATTATGACGCATCCACAGCGCATACACAACATAGCCTGCGAATCGCATAGAAACCCATTGTGCTATGATTGCGATGTGTTTGATAAATGCGGATCAGACTGCCATCAATTGGGCTGGCAACACGACGTCTGTGGTGCCCCAAAAAGTCTCATGCGAGAGTTGAAATTTGGTCAGAAAATAGCGGCAAAAAACCCACGCATCTTTCGGATTCAGCCCGCTTCTACAATATAAATATAAGCATGGCACAAATTCAATCTAATTCACTGATAAATGCTTCTAATGTAGTCAGCTCTTTTTTCACAGAAGTAGTTAGCGTTAATTCTTCGGGCACAGGAGCAACCGTGGCCAAGAACAACAATACAAATTTAGCCGATGCCGTGGTATGGGGTCCAACCGGAGGTGGACTAGGACAACAATGGCCCACAATGACTGCCGCAGAAATTCCCCTATGGCAATCACAGTTTTCTGGTGGTACTGGGAGTTTTGCGTTAAATAGAACCGGGGCAGTGGCAGCAGGATCAAATGCCTGGGCCACCGGCAGCGTGACTCCAACTAATTTTAATTCTGCAGCACCCGGTACACCGCAAGATCCTGTTTACGCCAGCAAGTATTCAGGTTCGGGAGTACCCAGTTCCACAGCATTGTTATATACGGCTGCCAGACAATATCTTTCAATCAATTGGACCACAGCCACTAGATATCTACTGGGCGGTAGTCCCACTGTATATGGGCCTTTTAAAGGTACCTTTAATACTGCTCAGTTCTCTAATAATTTTAACAATTCTATTGGACCATTGGGATACGATGGCGGCGAGGATTTAGGCAGTGTAGCCGACTCTACCTATGGTGCCGGTAACACTGTGGCCAATCCGTCGGATCAAACTGAGTGGGGCATCAATAATTATTTCCAAGCACTAAAGACTGCTTTCAATTCAAGGCCAGTATCTACGGTCAGTATCACAGTTTGTCATTCTAGTTGTCACAGTAGCTGCCACGGAAGCCGTGGCAGGAGATAACCATGACTATCTCCACCGGTGATCTAATAAGATCTCAAAATCCCGGCAACGCTCAAAGCATAATACAAAGTTTTATCAATGGATATCTGGCATCTACCAATGCCAACAGTCCTAACAACAGTCTTGTGTTTTATACCGGGAGTTATCCAACTAGAACTGTTCCCACAGCATATCGTGCATCAGCCGACGCAGTTTATGCTGGTCTGGGCTTATTCACTGGCATCGGTAATCGTGTGTCTAATGTTATATCAGACAGTAATATAGCCAACGTCAGTAACAATACTATATTTGCCAATACGGGCGTGACGTTGACTTATGGTAACAATGCAGCCCAGGCCATAACCACCGGCAATACATACACAGGATTCAGCCAAATATTTTTTAGAGAATTACAAAGATATTTGATTTATAGAAACATCTATGCCAGCACTTCTATCACAGGTAATATGTATCCTGCCAACGTTCCATTTATTGATCAAGGCAAAGGCTTGATCGATCCTAGTTTTTCAGGAGCAGGAGTAACCAATTGGAATGGTGGAGCCATTGATCCAAATGCTATAACAAATCCCGCTGGTAATGCTAATTTAGCCACAGACAGTGCGGTCAGTGCCGACACCAATGGTATCATTGGTGGAGAAGATGCCACAGCTTTTAATACCTATTGGTCACAGTTGATGACCAATTGGGTGGCAGCTTATTCGGGCACTGGTACTATTTCAATCACTACAACATTATGCCACAGCAGTTGCCACAGCAGTTGCCATGGTTCACGAGGACGGAGATAACAAATGTCAAACACAATTCATACTATCGCACCCATCAGTTTAGATAATCTAAAATTATATTTTGCAGATAAAACTATAAACTATCTTGTGGATTATAAAAACAGCAAATTGCAAGGTCAAAAGTTACTTACATATCTTGGAAACTTAGATCTCAAAGCAGATATCCAAATCGACGATGCCCGCGATCCAGAATTCCTTGAACTACTTAAGGTATACTTCGAAAGCACCACCTTGGTCAATGTGCCTTCTTTGGAAAGAGCTGCTATACAGGTGTTGTTTGAATATCGCGGACTAGTACCCAGTGATTTTTTCTCGGAATTTATACAAAATAATCAAGAGGTATTAAGTTCCTGGACTAGTAAGTTAGATAGTCTGGTGCTGTACAATACTTGGATTATCAATGATCAAGCAGCCAAAGACGAAGTGTCGTCTTTCCCCTTAGATGAAACTGACAGCATAGATGGCATAAACTGGGTTAGTTTGCTTAAACACGAAGATTTTTACTTTTACTTTCAAACCGTTGATTTTTCAAATTTAAAGAACTATACTCGCTATTTTAACGAAAATCTGTTTAAAGGCAAGAATCTCTATACTTTTTGGGCCAACGAAAAAAATCCTATGTTTCTTATCACTTGGGGCATATTAGAGCAACAAATAAATAGTACTGAGTGGGCCACACTGCTGAACAAAGCCACACAAGAGATTAAGGATCAAGAAAATGCTACATCTGTTTAAAAGGGTATATTTGTCCATAGATGAAACCCTAGATACATCTAATCATAGAATTGTGATAAGCCAAGATTATGGTTATCCAATGGTCACAGATCAAACTAACCTTGGTACTCTACTAAATTACGCCACAAGTTTAGATGCTGTTATTGGTCCCGACGCAGCGTTTGCTAACTATCTTGGGTTTTTTAATTACCTAGATGGCCAGTGCGATAGTCTTGATGCACAGTTGGTTGTATATGCCGATAAAGATGCATTTGTAAAACTATCAACTAACTTTTTACGAGCAGCACTGCCATTGGCCAACGCACAAGATATATATAGGATCCTATCTTACTATCTTGCTAGACAAAATTTACTTTGCTCCAGTGCAAATTATTACAGCCCTGTACAGAATGTTGAAAGGCTCAAAAGCAAGACAGGTATCACGCAAGAAGAAGTTTCTGCAGAGTTTTTTGCCAATCGAGTCAATCCACCGGATTTCTATGCTTTTTTTGCTTCTAAGTACAAGGATCTCAGTATCGAGTACGTGGCAGCAACTTATAGTTACAACGGACGTCTGGCAACCGAGATGGCCGAACAGCTGAGATCATTTGCCATCAAACACGCTTATATGTGTGCTATCGAATCTAGACAAGCAATCTGTGACACTTTGTTATCTGCACATACACAGTCAGTATTAAATCTCGCCAATCTTCCAGTGCAAGAAATGATCAATGTAGTTAAAAACGCTGATAGTACTGCAATCTTTTTTGATGAAAGAGTATTCCCCAGAGAGGAATCTACAGTCAGTCTTGATGCCAATTGGCGCAAATTATCAACAGCAGATATTGTAAAACTGTCAAGGATGTCTATCAAGGTACTACACGAAATTGAAAAATGGCCCATCATGCAAGATCTAGGTTATAACTCCATGCAGGTTTTACAGGCTATAGTTGATATCAATAATCCCCAGGCCTGGCAACGACATGCAGATAAAATGTTAGACAATCTTTGTCTTGTGGCCAATGAAGCAGAGCCACATAAAGTCAATGCATTGCTAGTAAATTATATCACAGAAAATCGTGGTGCCAATAAAGATTTATTGCGACCTTTTGTTGTCAACGGTTGTTACTAAAAGAGGATACCATGAATGTTGGCATTCGGGATTTTATCTTAGAACGTAAACGAGACACCGAACAAGAATATACCATACACTTATTTGAGTTTTGTAATCTCAGTTGCCAATTTTGTTGGCAAGACCACAATGACATACGCGGTATAGACACCGTTAGAAGTCTAATGCCCAAACTAAAGCAGATGCTGGCCCGAGAAAGTCGTGATCGGGTCATACTGAACTTCATGGGCGGCGAGATCTTTGCTCCAAAGATCTTTACACATCAACTGCTGGAAGATTACTACTACATCATTGATTCGGTCAAGATGTGGCAATCCGAACTAGATAAAAAGATCATAGTCAATTGGGTGACCAATTTGGTATTCGATGCAGAGCAGAGAGATTTTGTCAAATCCTTGTTACAGTACGCAGACAACCTAGCAGTCAAGTCACGACTGACTACCAGTTACGATGCCCTGGGCCGTTTCAATCGCGGCGATCTAGAAAAGTGGAAATCAAACGTAGAATACTTTAGGAGTGACATAGAAGGTGTCAGTATGTTGCTCAGTGGTCCAAACATCAGGAATCTTTTAAAGAATAGAGATACTGTGTTCCAGTGGATCTACAACAGCGGATTGTATATCTACTTTGATTACTATATGCCCGACAAAACCGCCGACTATCAAGCACCGTCGGACCAAGAACTGTATGATGCATTTGTGTTCTTGATCGATAACTACCCTCAGGTGCATCCTGTGGCCGAGTGGATCAACTACAGCCGAAACTTTGCCAGTTGCCGCAGCAGCAAACTTTTGTTGTGGGATGGTACTGAATGTATGTGTGGCAATCTTGTGCAAGAAGAAAAAAGTATCAAGTTCTATCGCAGTAAAATCCAAACCAACGACAACAGTGACATAGAAGAAAACTTTCTAAAGAAACACGACTGTATCAGTTGCCAATGGTTAGATCGCTGTACCTTCAGTTGCTTTATGCAACACGACAACAAATACCGAGACGAGTTTCCTGACTGCGTCTATGCTAGAATCTTTGATTACGCACACGCCAATGATAAGTTGTTGGCATAATCATAACGGACTGCCTTTTTGCCAAACTGATCTCAACTGTGGCATAGATGTTCCGGCAGTATCTAAAACAGTTGATATCAAAGTTCCTGAATGGTTGCAGGCCTGCGAACTTACAGATACCGTATTTGACTACACATCTGACGCAAGTATATTTCCACCCTGCGTGAATTTCTTTGGACGACCGCTCGAGGATCGCGTGACAGTGCTAGGCATAAGATTAGAATCAGCATCGGGTGTTTTTGCCCACAGCGGCTTCATTGAAAAATCTCTACGGAATATCAGCCAACCGCTGAGCGGTACGCCCAGGGGAGTTGATAATATGCTGCCGGTAGCTTGGATTGGTTCGGAACAGTATCAAGGCAGCACCTATGTCAACAACAATCAAGTATCAGGACATCTAAGAAATTTGCTATCTAGAAAACAACTAAAAGAAATACATATTCTTCTAATGGATTTTGTTGAACAACGTCAATCAGTAAAAGTAGCGCATCATACCACCATAGCACATTGGATCAAACAGCATGGACGTCAAGGTCAGAGATATATGCAATTTCCCTATACCAGTAGAGTCATGCGTGGGTGGATAAAAATTGAAGAATACGGTTGGCTATGGTGGACTAGGCCATTAATTCGTTGACTAGAAGCAGCCGTATCATTGAATCATTGCTGGCAATAAAATCTGCTATGACATCTTGCTTGTATCGTTGTTGTCCCGAATCATCCGCGAGATAAAACAAATCTCTGGCTTCGGTTGTGCAATCGTATAAATCAACTATCTGTTGATGTATGTGATCAAATCCCGGGCAGCTTTGCAGTATAGGGTACATACGTCTCATAAAGTCACTGATACTGATTGAATCTCGATACTGATCATAGTAGTTCATTCTTAAAGATTGTGCTGCTTGATTCATGAAATACATTTCATATAAATCTTGCCGAGAAAAACTATAGCAGCTGGCAATGGTATGAAAGTAATTTTTAGTGCCAAACATACTGGTGCTGTAGATAGCAGTCAGCTCCACTGAATGCTTTTCTAAATCGCCGGTGCTACTGGCCTCGGTAGCAGGTAGATAACTATATTCAAATCTAGGATCTGACCAAGAATGCAGTATCTCCATCATTGCAAATTCACTGTAGAAGTCGTCGATGGTGCTGCCCGGCATGCCCATTATAAATTCCACTGAAGCAATCTCTTTGATCTCTGCATAGGGTCTGCGGAAAAACTCTTCTCCGTATCGGTCTTTTAATCTATCGCGTATGTGATAGCACAGTTCAAACTGTTGCTCTAGTGTTAGATCGGGTCGTAGGGCATTGGTCAATGCTTCCTGGCTAAAGGTCTGAACCGATAAATTGGCACGCAGGCCTAGATTCACCAGTTGATCAATAATTCTTTTTTTACGCTCTAGCTTTTCTGTTTTTAGCAAACTCAACACATGAACACGCATACCTTTGCGTTTGATGATTTCTAGCATTTCAAAGTCGCGCTTTTCCAGCATTCCTATGTTGGAATCAATCAAATCTATGGTCTTGAAACCCAGTTCTTCGATGCAATCCAAATCCTCGCGTATCTGCTCGATTGTTTTCTTTTCTAGTTTGACACCAGTTCCGCCACCCCACTCGCAGAAGGTACAGCGGAAAGGACAACCTCTGGTGCTTTCGTAGGTCATGCTCACAGGCATACCGCGGCTTTCAAAGTAGGCCTTGGCACGAGCTATATAGTCATAGTGTTCGCGATACACGCTAACATATGGATAGTAAAAACTCTTTTTAAGTCCACGACTTTTGATATCGAACGCTATCTCCAATGGATCGGGACGTCCGTTATTTTTAAACCAACTGTCAATCCAATCCTGCATATACAACTCTGCTGGCATGGTAGGTTCGCAGATGTAATCATACATGGAATAACGATGTTCAAAATCTTTACGGTGTATGTCTACCTGCGGCCCGCCTATCTGTGTCAATATATGTGGATGATGCTGCTTGATCCAGCAGGCGGCCTGATCGTTGATTGAATAGTTCCAGATATAACTGCTGAACATGATGACATCGGCATCAACATATCGCTCAATGGCCTCTTCTACGGTCTTGATATCATACCAATCGTATATGGGTTCAATCCATTCTACTGAATCTCTATGCCTGCCATGTAAATCGTAATGCGTCTTGGCAAACATCCAAGTGAGATTCCAAGCATAAAAATCTCTCTCTGCACTGGGATTGAAAAAGGCTATCCTCAAAGGACTCGTATTTGATCTTGCCATTGCTCTTGTATTCTGTATCCAAACACCATGCTTTGTCTATCGGTATCGCCAAAGTAAGGCCGTATTTTATGTATGAGATATCCAGGAAACATGACCAAGCGATTACTGAATGGTCTGATATGCACTGCATTGTCGGGCCAATTGAGTGCTGTAAAGTTTTTGTAGATGCTTAGTTCTCCGCCTGCCCAGTTTTGTTCAGTGTATTCGCTGCGGATATACAGTATGCAGGCCAAGAAGTAATTCTCTGCTATGTCTTCGTGCGGTTCCCAAAAAGGATTCTGCCAATTTGATTTATTATAAGCACGAAAGTTGGCTATCTGGAAGTTTGTGAGTTGTAATCTCTCTGCGTCTATGTTGAGATCTTGGCAGTAGTTATAAACGCAGGCATCGATACGAAACTTGACATTGTCAAAATATGCACATTCGCTGGGATCAAGACTGATATAGAATTCTTGTTTATTTAGAAATTTCTCTGTGATGAATTCACTGATGTTATCCCTTAATCTATCATCTAACAGGCCATCCTCGACGATGATGTTATCTCGAAATTGATGTATCATAGTATGCGATTAGGATAGCACTTGAGGTCTCGTAGTCCCCAACAGTTGATTATGGCTGTGCGTGGTGTATGGCCAAAATAAGGGTTCACACGATGTACATTGAAAGCACTGAACACTATCAGTCTATTCAGCAAAGGTTTAATCCTCACAGTGTTTTTGGGAAATTGGCCACAACTTAGATCCTTGTACAATATCAATTCGCCACCTACCCATTGATCCGATTGTTCATATTCGCTATTGACATACAGTATGGTATTGATAAACACATTTTCGGCCATGTCATGATGTGGTTCGTGGAAAGCGTCACGGCTCATGTGTTCATTGAATCGATTTAGCCAAGCAACCTGGCAATTGGTATACTCAAGGTTATCCCAATCAACATCTACCTGCATACAGTGTTCCAAGGCCGCTGCTTCGACCATGGGAAAAAGCCGGCGCATGATCAAACTATGGTTGTCATTGATATCTTGATTGATTAAACTATAGGTATTGCCTGCAGGAGCGATGGTGGCTATCTGATGGTCGCACTCTTTCTGCAGTTCTTGTAAAAGATCTGCATCAACAAAATTTTCATGTATGGAAAGGTGTTCAGACCACAGCGTATGTAGCATACCAGTATTTAGCGACCCAGTATTTTAGCACAGTAAATACTTGGTATGGATCTGATCATCAAACCCACAGAACTTTGTAACTTCAAATGCACCTTTTGTTCCAGTACGAATATCACTGACAACAAAAATGCCACGCTGTCTGTTGATCAAATATTCCAATTCCTTGAACGATTTCCTGACACCAAAACAATCATAGTCAACGGCGGCGATCCACTCATGATGTCGCCTGCATACTATTGGAAGATCATTGACTGGTTGGACTTACATGAGTATGATACCAGCGTCAGCTTTACCACTAATCTTTGGCCTTTTTATAAGAATCCAGAGAAGTGGGCGGACTTGTTCAATCACGAACGCATGGGTATAACTACCAGTTTTCAATATGGTGGAGGTAGACTTAAGGGAGATCTCACCGAGTTTTCGGAATCCGACTTTTGGAAATGCAGTGACGCCATGCTACGCTATTGTGGATATAGGCCAGACTTTATCACAGTAATAACTGAAGAAAATGCAGATCGTGCTCTCGACAATGTGAGACTGGCCAAGAAGATGGATGTAGAATGTAAACTGAATTATGCTTTCAGTTCAGGACCTCCTGTGAAGTTTCGCAACATCATCATGGGCCAGCAAGGTCGTCCTTTCGTACTGGCAGACATCTATGAAATCTATCTTGAAATTTGGCGTGAAGGTTTGTATCCCTGGGAACACAGTACCAAGACCATGATGAAACGACTGCGCGGTGAATCCACCATCTGCCCTCAGAATCGAGACTGTGATGTAGGCATACGCACACTACAACCTTCGGGCGACTACTACAGTTGCGGAGCCTTTGGTGATGACAAAGAATACGCTATAGATTTTGAACAGGAGATGAACAGTAAAACAATCATCAGGATACTGAACGATAAACCAGAACTGCAAAGCCTCAAGCAGAGCTGTTACAGTTGTCCTATGTTTGATATCTGCAATGGCTGTCGCAAAACCATAACCGATCTCAAGAGGCATAATCTGGTTGAACGCCACTGTAGTAAAATGAAAACACTAGCAGCTGATATCATTGAAGCTAATGGTCTTGCTGGAAAATTAGAACCTACTGAATATGTGAAAGAATATGAATATATCACTTAACCCTTGGTATTACTGTAACTTCCGTTGTAAGTTTTGTTATCTGACAGAAGGACAATTGTCTAGTCAGAAACTTATAAAGTTAGATACATTAGAAGAAAGATTACAGCAAGTGTTAGCACACTATGGCGTAGTTGATCAGATTGACGTTTATGGCGGCGAAGTGGCACTCTTGCCTCAGCAGTATTTTGATGACATGACTACAGTGCTCAAACGGTATTGTAAAAATCTAAATATGATTACCAATCTCAGTGCTGTAAATCAAATTACAGAACATCCAGATTACAGTCTCAGTGTCAGTTACGATTTCAGTGCTAGGGAAAAACATGATTTGGTTTATAAGAATATGAGTATGCTTAAATCTGACTTTAGTGTGCTGATGTTGGCAAGTTCGCATTTGGTTTCTCTTGATCCCAACTATATGATTAATATGTTTAATCTTATACCAAGTCTTAGATCCGTAGAGATCAAACCCTACAGCCGTAACCAGGCCAATGATTTGGGAGTCACAGACAAAGATTTTGAAAACTATGTGATACGTTGGCTAACAGCTGCAGTTCCTAAAAAATTTGAGTTCGTCAATGATTTTTTGATAAAAAATGTATTGCAAGGACAGTCAAACAGCTACAGTGATGATCACATATACATCACACCAAATGGTAGATTTGCGGTGTTAGAATTTGATATCAATGATCGAGAGTACTTCTTAGAAATGGATACCATTGAAGAATATCAACAATGGTGTGAACAAGAAAAACGACGTGTAAATCTCAATGAATACTGCAGAGACTGCGAGTTCAAAGGACGTTGTTTAAGTGAACATCTGCGTGAAGTCAAAGATATCAAAATGAGTTGCAACGGTTATAAACATTTGATACAATGGTATGGTCGTCAATACGCTTAACCCTGCCGCATATGTTCAGCGGATTAAAATTATCACAGAGTCTAATCAACAACAGATAACGCCATCCCTGTTAGAACAAGCGGCATTGGAACGATCGCCAAACTATCGTCATCGGGACGGAAGGATCTATGCCAGCAATCCAAGCGAACCTTATTTTGCTGTCAGCGTTAGTCCATTGAATCCAGAGTTTGAAAATCAAATAGAATCTGGTATATTGCCCGTGGTTATGGCATTGTTACAGCGCAACTATCTTCCCATCAGCAGTTGTGAAGGGCACGGCGACAGTAGAAGTTTTGTTAGGATCGTGTTTGGATCTGATCAATCTGCAGATGAATTTATCAACGAGTTTGGTACCATGGAATATGTAACCCTGGAGAAATTACAAACCAGTGCAAACATTGTACAATGGTGGGAAAATGGTCAACCTCATTGGCGGCCAAAATACAACGACGAAATCACAAATTCCAACTTAGAGACTCAGGAAATTAATCTTTTGTTCAAACGAAACTATGTCCAGGTTTGCTACGTGGATATCAATCTTTATGATGTCAACCAAAAATTTTGGGATTTTTTCAAACGACAAAAAATGATAAAAGATATCATGTCTAACAAAAAGCAGCGTTTGGACTGCATCAGAGATCGGATATTGTCAATGAAAGTCTACGAACTATGAAAGAGTGGAAAGTACGCCAGGAAGTATATCACAGGCTTACACAAGAACATGGCGACGACTTGAATCAGTGCAGTATTGAAATAGTCCACGATGTTGTGGCATCGGCTGTGAGATATTTCCATGAGCATGATATTGGATGGTTGTATCCCAGTAAAAGTTATGTTGTAGCTATTTTGTATGCCAAGTGGCTGAATGAAGAATTTGGCGAAGACTTTTTGATTGCTCTGGACGATCCAGAACTTTTATACAACAATGATCCTTACTTTGTACCTTACAGCCAAGATCCTGAAACTTATGTCAAGATCATTGCCGCGTTACCTCAGGACATGACACAAGGTAGGATACCAGATATACGAGATTATTTTGAAAGAGAGTTTATGATATGCAGCCAGGAATGAATCTACTGTATCCTACGCCGGTACAATACACGACTATGCAGAATGAAAACATCTGTCAACAGTTGATAGATGCGCTAATGATCAATGTTAACCTGGCCGAGCCAACCAAAGAAAAACTAGGTGAGAATCTGTTAGATTTGGATTTGCCTGAGATTGCGCAGTGGGTGGAGCACGAAGTATATCCGGCCTTTGATCAATATTTGTATGCTACCACCGGGCGGCGTATAAATGATTTTTGTAGATACAAGTTTAAGTCTTGGCTTACTGGTACCCAAGGTAATTATCATCTGATTCTACATAATCACAGCGGCAGTCATTACAGTGGTGTTTTTTATCTTTTGGCCGAGGAATCAACGCAAGGAGGGCAGTTAGTATTCAGTGATCCCAGATCTAATGCCAATCGAGGATATGATTTTGGCAGAGAACAATTTGGTTACACTCATATACAGCCCAAGACCGGAGATGTTTACATTTTCCCCAGTTTCTTGTATCACTTTGTGATGCCTTATGCAGGAACGCTAAGGCTATGTGTGCCGGTGGATCTATATCTTTTTGACGAATCGTAAGCAGTATTCTACTGCTTCGCGCTCGGCGAAACTGGCACGGATGCTACACCGATAACCATAGGTGTTGTAATCGGCGCCGATGTGATAACTGGGAGTTTCCGCAGCATTCTCCATGACCCACTTGCCTGCGTCGGTCTGTTGCCATTCGTACATGGGTTGTGCCGCATAGATATCAGGATCTTCTACATCACCTATTGAGCATTCGAATACAGTATAGGTATGAAGGTCAGTTGACAAACTCATGTGTCAAGGGAAATACTGTTGCGATGACTTCTGCGCAGGCTCGGGCCACCTGCTGATGTTCTAACTGTGTGCCATGTCCTGAGCGCAGTTCAATGAAATGTATCCATGAACGCAGTGTTCCATTCATGTAGAGTCTACTTTCGATCAGTCCTTCAGGTAGTACTGCACGGGCCTGTTCTTTGGCTATGCCATTAGCGATAGCCCACTCGTACTCTCGCTTGGCAGCATAGATAACTCGTTGTTGAGCTCGCTCCCATTCGATCTGTAACATTCTATCATCCGTGGCAATGCTGTTTTGACGATTGGTTGTGTCTTGCAATCGTGCCTCTCTACATACGAACGAGAGGTCTCGAGTAGGGTCAGCATATCGCTGGCTGAACTCCTGGAATGAGAATGATCTATGTCTAAGGATTTGTCTTGCGATATCTCTTGTGGTGGTGATTTCGCAACAGGCTGACACCATTTCCAGTGGCGACCAGTGTTGGTGCTTGACCAAGTATCTGATAAGTTTCTCTGATGTGTCGCTGTTGAGTTGATTGGAAGGATTGCTGACACGGGCGCAATACGCAATGAGTTCCTGCGCATCTGCGATACCCAGATCTCGATATTCACCTGTGGGTTGGCTGTAGGATAGCAAACGAACATTCATGCACGACCTTTGATTGATATCTTATCCAGCAGTTCTTTGCTGTAAGGTTTTACCATCTTGGCCACAGATTCGACATCTACTATAAAGTCAATGCTTTTGATTTCGGCTGCCATCATTTCCAAGGTATGATTGATTATGACCTGGATCTGTTCTTCCGGCATGCCTTGTTTTCTCAGTTTAGTGATACTGATCTGCCGGCGTCGTCCGTTTTCTAATTTTATTGTCAGTCTCTTGAGACATTGCACAGGCACGTCGGTCTTGTCAACGGCCTCTACAATTTCTTCCCAATGATCGCAATCTAAATTTATATCAACAGTTTTACCCAGCATTCGCGGCACTCTTGGCAGGACGACCACGGCCTCGTTTTTCAGCCGCAGGTGCTACACCTGCGCCCATAGCAGCCGCTTCTTTGAGAAGACGATCGCTTTCAGCCAATAGTTGTTTTGCCTCCAGAGCCATTTTAGCAGCTTGGTCACGCAGTCCTTTACTGATACTGCCGTCATCTAATGCATCTTGACCCGATGCCTGTAGTGCTTTGGCACGATCCGATCCTGCTGGAACATCGGTGGGACGATATTGTTTTGCAGTGGGCACTTGCAGACCTTGTTGCTTGTCCAATTCAGCCAAACGCTTGACCGCATCTTCACCTTGCGCCATCTCGGTTAGGATTTTGTTTAGTTCATCCAAGCGAACACTGCTGGTAGGTGTAGGTGTTACTATAACCTGATTGGTATTGATCTTTTTTAAGAAACCTTCCTGATGTATGGCCTGCAACATTCCTCGGCCATCGGGCATAAGATTACGATGAAGCGCATCGCTGAAATCTGTGGCCTGCTGTCCTACTTCGCTTTCCAGCAGTTTCATTATGCTGTCATGGAAACTGACAGGCAATACGTCCGGGTAGATAACCAAGCACATATGATCTTCGTTGGGTACGGTTTTAAAAACAATGACGACTCGCTTGTCGCCGTGTTTACCGATGTGTTTTAAAAATGCCATTTATTTCTCCTTTGGCTTTGGGCCAGTAGTTTTTTCTGGGACAGATTGATCTGGCACAGATTGCGGCTGTTGCATCTGTTGGACGCTGTAATCATAGAACGCAGAAACACGATTATAAAATTCGCCCACAGCAACCATTTCGGCTGGTTGGAACCCGCCGCGACGGTTTATGACCTCAATGAGGTTTTTCATGAATAGTAAGTCATTGACAGAGAACGTAGGATTTTCCATACAGATATTTACTGCAGGGAAATTTTATGCTTAGATTTTTTGGTTAAAACAGATCTGGCTCTTGCTGATGCCAAAGGGAGAATAACAGGGCTTCTTGCGGATCTTCAAAACTCACGCCTTCGCGAGACACTACCTTGGGCGATTGTTCTACCCAGACGTGGAAAGCATAGCGTCCCTGGGTGTTTTCCACGATCCAGCGTTGGATCCGGGCACTCTTGGATACTGTCTGCGGACAGCGGGTAAAATGACCGGGAGCCCATGACAGCTCCCGGGTGTCAAACCAATCCTGGGGTTTAATGTTTATCCTGTTTGTCATACTCTGCAGAGAGACCAAAGGGCGCCTGGCATCCTGGATTGCTATGGATGATCCAGACTGTGTCGCAGTAGTTGGGATCACCCCAGGAACCAAAAGGCAATCCGTCTGTGAACACTACGAGTTTCTTAGGCTCCACAGCCGAATCCTTGAGATAATCAAAGATGCAGGTAAAGTCTGTGCCACCACCACCTTTAACATCGTAGTCACAGATGTCATCCAAGTTATCGGAATTGTAGGTAACGGGATTGTAGCAGTGGGTATCAAAAGTAACCACATGGATTTTATAACTCTCAAAGGATTCCATGATGCCTTGGATCTCGCCCAAGAAGTCTTTGAGCATTTTGTCGCCAATGGATCCCGACGCATCAATGAACACAGCAATATCGATAGCGTCTTCGTTGCGCATACCTGGCATCACAGCGTCCATATCCCAACCACGCCGGCTGGGACGCATCCAGGTAAAGTCGGTCTTGATAGTGCTCTGTAATTGCATACGAAGCAGTTCGCGCCAGTTCATCTTGGGCTCAGTGATGTCCTTGATCATACGAGCAACACCAGCAGGAATGTTACCAGCGCCAGCCTGATTGGCCGCATTGATCATGGCTTCTTTCATCTCGTCACGGATTTTCTGGCGTTCTTCTTCGCTGAGTCGGGGACGGCCTTTGTTGCCTTTGCCATCTTTGTCGCCTTCACTGTCACCGTCGCCGTCGTCGCCATCCAAATGCTCGTCGATGAGTTTGTCCAAGAGATCATCCATACTGATCTTTTCAGCATTCTCGTACAGATAGTCATAGATCTGCTCAGAAGACCAACCTTCGAACTTGGAGTCGTACAAGGCCGGCACCGTGGTAATCATCTCGCCCACGCGGTGTTTCTTCAAGTCAGCATTGACAGCATAATCATTGGCGATGTTGAACAGTTGGGCATCACGTTCGCCACGGCGGCCAAAGTGATCATAACAGCAATGGAGCACTTCGTGCCCAAACAAGAACTCCACTTCCTTGGGCTTGAGCATATCGATGAAACGGCTGTTGTAGTAAAAATTCCTGCCGTCAGTAGCGGCAGTGCTACACCATTCGTCGGCATTGGTCAGTTTGAGACGAGTAGCCAGGTTGCCAAAGAAAGGTTGCTTGATCAACAGGCCCACGCGGCCGGTAATGAGTTTTTCACGGATCTTGACATCCAAGGCCCTATCTGTAGGACCCAAGAGATTAGCGAACTTTTGTTTTTTATTTTCTGTAGTTGCTGTGGACATATAGACTCCTAAGTATTTCTATTATTATATTAGAATTTGATTTTTGGGTCAACCTGGGTCTGCTCTGCATATTTAAGCAAGAATACACTGATCTCTTTGGGCGACTTAAGATATATGTGATGCCCTGATAGATTATGAGTACGCCAGCACCATACCGGCTTGTCATCGTTGCCATACACCGCGAATAATTCATCAAGATCGGCACTCCAGCCAAAGGCCTGCCAAAGGTAAGCCCTGGCTTCGGCAAAGCATTTCATACTTGCTCTGCCTTCTATGGGATTGCGCTGATGCAGTCGCTCAGCACGGTAACCGTAGATATGGTTACCCGAATGCCTGCGGTCTAAAGGTTGTAGTTTGAAAACGATCATAGTAGGAAGGTGGGAGCGGGTTTCGTAACAGCCTGTGTCCGAGCAGGCACCCGCTCCCTGAGCCTTTTAGTTGGCTGCCTGGAGGATGTACTTGCCAAACTTCTTGTAGAACTCGTCAAAGTTCTTGAGTTTGGTAGTTTCAAAGGGCAGTTCGTACACAGTCAACGCCACTCGAGCACCCATGACAGTTAACTCTGTTTCAAAGTTCGCCATCATATAGCCCAAGAAGTTATCGACCTTTTTGTTCCACTCTTCTTTGCTCTTGGAGTCTTTGGCACGGCCAAGACCCTCTTTGAGTTCGTAGCAGAGACTGGTAACCAAACTGTACATTGCCGACACTTCCTTCACCTGCAGATCCTTGACTTTGCCGTCTAAGATATCTTCAGGCTGGGGCATCTTGGCAGATACCTTGCGGTGAGCCATAAACTTCACAGCCAAGCCCTCGCCCACAGTACCAGCGATGAGATTCATCAGCGTATCATCATCTTCTTCGTCGTCCAGCAATTGGCTCACAAAGGTCCAGGAACGCGGGGTAGCAAACGAGCGCGACGCAGATTTAGCATCAAAGTCGTACAAGTCGCCCTTGGCAAAACTCAGGTAACCTACCACGTCTTTGTGGATGCGATTCAGCACAGCCCACTCTTGCCAGGAGTTGAAATCCACTTTCATTTCCTGGTGGATAAAGCGATTGGCTAGCGGCGTGGGCATACGATAAGTCACACCCTTGTCTGAGTCACGGTTACCAGCGGCCACGATCACCACATTGTCGGGCAGTCGATACTTGCCAATGCGACGGTTCAGCGTCAACTGATATGCCGCGGCCTGTACCGACGGAGCGGCCGAGTTCATCTCGTCCAAGAACAAGATAACGATGGGATACTGGCTGGCCAACTCTTCGTCGGGCAGGTCCACGGGCGCGGCCCAGTCCATCTTGTTCAAGTCTTTGTTGTAAAACGGAATGCCACGCAAGTCGGTGGGCTCCATCTGCGCCAGGCGCAGGTCAATCATATAGCCATTCATCTCAGTGGCAATGTTCTCCACCAGTTCAGACTTGCCAATGCCTGGAGGACCCCACAAGAACAGTGGGCGCTTGGATTTAAAGCACCGCAGGATACTCTTGCGGGCTTGCTTACTGGTTACGGTACGGGCTTCGGACATACACTACTCCTATCAAGTTACGGTTGAAATGCTAGTATAACGATTGTTGATTTTTCAGTCAACTGAATAAAAGTACAAAAAACCAAAAACCCACTGTCAATATCAAAAATGCCACAATCACGGCAAATGGTAACAGCACAAGAAATTTAACCATTTTTAAAAACATTGATGTCTCCGACTTAGGCTCCGTCGTACTCGTAGAACTTTACTGTGGAATCTAACTTCTGCAGTTCACGAGCCACGGCGGTGAGTTGGCGATAACGACTGGCCACTGATTCGCGCGGCAGTTCGCCATCGCAGGTCAAGTTCTCGGGCGACAGTTCGGCGTCAATGCTATCAGCCAAAGATTGACGGTCCTGTGCTGAGTCGAGACTGAGAGCAGGACTGCCAAAGATTGCGCGATAACGATTTTTATGCACTAGGTAAACTTGTAAAGCGGACATTTGATCTCCTGATTGATATTTGAAATTAGCCAAACTTCCGGGTTTTCTTTGAGAAGGCTGCTTTGGCCCAGGCACGCTCTGACATACCTTGATTAGAAAGTATGAAGCCACCACCGTCCACTAGATCACAATACTTGATGATGAGATCTGAACCCGCGGCCTGTAATGCAGAGTTCATCTTGGCTACGGCATACTCGACTCCGGAGGAAAATGCTGTGAACTCATCCTCGGTGGTTTCATAGAAGTCAAAGTAACCCTGCATGGCTTCTTCGTACTCTGTGGCATCTGCTACCAGGAAATTGTTGAACACCTGCCAGTCTTTCTGGCTGTCCATATCCCAGTTCTCTGCGGCTTCGTTAACGTCAAACGATTCAAACTGCAGGTCTAGCACAAGTTCTTGAGTTGAAGGCATTTGGTTGGCTCCTTTTTATTTACTATACCCATAGTATAGCAGATCTGGAGTTTTTGGTCAACTTTGGGTGTTGCGTAAAAACAACACTATTTTACACAGGTATTAGGCGTATAAACTAAGGAATCCTTGGACCTTTTCACCAATGTAGGCAATCTGCTCGGGAGTGATCACAGGTGACGTGCCGTGGAAGTAGGTGTTGGTCATGGCCTGTGTGGCATTGGGAAAGTCGTCCCTGGCCCTAACAGGATCCATCAAATGACTGTAAGCAGGTTGCAGCATGACATTGCCTGCAAAGTAAGGCCTGGTCTGGATCAGGTTATCTTCCAAGTAGTCTACGATGTCGGTGCGCTTGAAAGGCGCATCTTTGCGAATGGTTATGGGAAATGCAAACCAGCTGGGATTGCTTTTGGCACGAGCACGTGGCAAGTGGAAGAACTCTTCGTAGGGTTGATAGATATCAAACAGCAGTTGATAATTGCGACGACGCAGTTGATGTATCTCTGGCAGTTTGTTCAACTGTTGCAGTCCCATGGCACATTGTAATTCAATGGGCTTGAGATTGTAACCAATTTCATCGTACACATATTTGTGATCAAAGATCTCTCCGGCCATGCAAGGTACCCACTCTGAGAATCGCTTGCCGCAAGTGCCACATTTGAGTTTGTTGGCCTCGGGACCAACACAGTAACAACCGCGACCCCATTCGCGTAAACTGCGCAGGATCACATCTTGATTCACATCTGACGTGGCCACAAAGCCACCTTCGCCCATGGTCATATGATGTGCTGGATAAAAACTACAGGAGGCCATGAGTCCATAAGATCCCAGGGGTTGATCATCATAGGTAGAACCCAATGCGTCACAGCAGTCTTCTAACAGTATGAGATTGTAATGCTTGACTATCTGCATGAGTCTATCCATGTCTGGTGGATTGCCCAGCACGTGGGCAAATGTGATCACACGGATATCGGGATTTTGTTCTAAAGTCTGCTCAACCTGTGCTAGATCCAAATTCAGTGTATCTAATTCGATGTCAACAAACACAGGTTCAAATCCTACCTGTAGCGTGGGGTTGAGCGTGGTTGGAAATCCTGCTATGGGAATTAATACCTTGGTTCCACGTGGCAAGTGATGGCCACGCTTGCTGGTCAATGATGACATCATCAAGAGATTGCTGGACGAACCTGAGTTGGTCACGATGCCAAGATTCTTGCCAAAGTATTGCGGAAAGGCTCGTTCAAATTCTAGGCCTTTGCCGCCCATGGCCAACCAACCAGACAGCAGTGATTCAACTCCGGCCACAAACTCTTGGCTGTCGTAGTATGCGCCAGCATAGTTCACAAAGTCTCGACCTGCCACCCAGGTCTTGGCTGCATGTTTTTGGTCGATGTAGTGTTTGACTTGATCTAGTATTTCTTTCATAATTTCCTCATGGATGTATTGATACGTTGCAGTGCTTCTCGTATGTTGGCTTTGCTGTTGGCATAACACAGTCTTAGATAACCTTCGCTGTTGGCACCAAAACAAGTGCCAGGCAATAGTGCTACTCCGGCATCCTCCAACAGATATTCTGCCAATGCATCACTGGTCATGCCAGTGGCTTTGATATTAGGGAATACATAAAATGCGCCATCGGGAGTGAGACAATCAAATCCCGGTATGCTGTTCAAGCCCGCAACCAGTAGATCTCTGCGAGCACGATACTCCTGCATCATGGCAGCAACTTCACTTTGGTCTCCGTTGATGGCACGAATACCAGCACGTTGGATAAATGGCTGTACGCAACTGGCCACAGTTTGTAACAGTGCCGCCATGCGTTCTACCACTACTTCTGGGCCAACCAGTGTGCCTAGCCGCCAGCCGGTCATGGCAAAACTTTTGCTGAATCCGTTGCTGAGTATCACGTGTTCGCGGCACTGATCGTAGACACTGGGACTGTAAAACACATCACCATAACTCATACGTGCATAGATCTCATCGCTGTAGAGATACACATCGTTGCCGACCGCTATGTCATAAACTGCGCGAACTTCTTGTTGTGTCATGACCGATCCAGTGGGATTGTGCGGTGTGTTGATAATGATCAATCTAGTACGATCGGTTATGGCTGCTTCAATATCTTTTGGATCCATGCGAAACTGATTTTCTTCTTTCAATCTCACTGGCACAGCCTTGGCACCCAACATCTTTATCACACTGTAGTAGGTACTGAATCCTGGATCGGGCACGATCACTTCCATGCCGGGTTCAACCAGGCACATGACAGCATAATATATCTGCGTGTTGGCACCTGGTGTTACCAACACCTGCGACAAGTCAGGTTCAAAGCCTCGACTGCGTTGTGTGGCAAAACGAATGGCTTCTCTAAACTCGGGCAGTCCATAACTGCTGGTATAGTGAGTGTGGCCAGCACGTAGACTTTCTATGGCCGCGTCAGTGACATTGTGAGGCGTGCCAAAGTCGGGATCGCCTATCTCCAAATGTATGATGTCTTGGCCTTGGGCTTCTAAGCGACGTGCGCGATCCAACACCCTAAACATAGGTTGTCCGTCGATGCGCAGTGCCGATTGAGTTATTTCTTTCATTTTACCAAACAAAGTTATCTTGATAATATTTTACTATATTTGTTAACTCGTTGTCAAATAGTGCAGTGGCACGCCAACCCAGAGTCTGCAGTTTGGTGTCATCTATGGCATAACGAACATCCTGACCAGGTCTGGTCATGTGCTCGAGGTATTGTTCTATGTTGTTGCTGGTGCCTTTGATTTGGGTTACTATCTTGTGGATAACTTCGATGTTGGCACACTCGTGGTTACCAGAAATATTGTATATTTCATTTTTGACTCCGGCATCAATCACGGCCAACACAGCATTGGCAGTGTCCGAAACGTGCAACCAAGTACGGCGTGGAGTGCCGTTTTGATGTATGTCAATGCAACGACCCAATGAAAGATACTTGACACTTTTGGGAATGAGTTTTTCCACATACTGTCCAATACCATAATTGTTGGTAGGCCGTAGAATGATGTAGGGAACACCATAGGTTCGTCCGTAACTTGTGACCAAGTGATCAGCAGCTGCCTTGGTGGCCGAATAAGGATTGCTGGGTTTCAACAGATCTGTTTCAGAATGTGCACCGACTTCAATGTCGCCGTAGACTTCGTCTGTGCTAAAATGCAGCATCACAGGCATGGTGAACAGACTTTTCTGTTTGATCAGTTCCAGCAGATGATGAACACCGTTGATGTTGGACTCTAAAAACACTTTGCTAGATACGATGCTGTTGTCCACATGAGTCTCTGCAGCAGTGTTGATAACATAATCGCAATCTACCAAACGCTCTAGATCGTTGATGTCACTGGCAATGAATTTGAAATTTTGATGGCGTTCAAGATTAGCCAACAGATTCCAATTGGCACAGTAAGTACCTTTGTCCACACCCAAGACATACCAGCCACGATTCAAGCAGGCCTGTGTGACATGATAGCCAATGAAGCCCAAACATCCTGTGACGTACACAACTCTTTTTCTCATTGATACAGTTCCAGTCCTTGATCTAGGCCCGCTAGATCAATGCCCATCTCGGCCAATGCAGTACCATCGCCGGTGTAGTTTTTTGGATCCGCAGGTATCTGCACTTCTATGCGCAGTTTATTATTATGTATGCTGGCAAAACGCCTGACAATACTTTCTAGATCGTGTTTGTGCTGATACACGCAGTTGATATCCTGCAGTAAATTATCGTTCTCGATGTAGTAGCGCAACACACGCAGGAAATCACTGGCTGAGATCATGTCAAACTCTGCGTTCTGCACCGTGATCTCTGTCTGTTGAAGGCACCTTTTGAGTAATCTAAAGTCTGGCTCTGTGCTGTCAAACACACCAAACAGTCGTATGGTGTAAAAATTGTCAACCATCTGGCAGGTTCTAGCAATGATATTTTTGCTCAAGGAATAACTGTCTTGTGGAGCACTTGTCAAGATTTCAGACTCTCGGGCGCGATCAATGGATTTGGACTTGTCAAACTCTGCCCCGGAACCTATGTTTATGAACTTGCCGAATCTATGCCTGAGGTTGTAGAAGTTTAAAAAGATAGCAAGATTGTTTTGTAGATCTTGATAGTTGCAATCGCCCATGCGAGTCTTGCCACCAGCAGTGGCACAATTGACTACAACATCGGGCTGATAAAGATCTATCCAATCACTGACGCTGGTATAGTCAGTCAAGGTTACGGTGCTTCTAGATACAGGGTAGACAACGTGATTGCGTAGATTGAGACAGATGTAGCTGCCTAGAAAGCCGCTGGCCCCTAGCACTGCTACTTTCACGATATCTCCGCTATCATCTCCTGAGCCAATTCTTCATCGCTTAAGAATGGAGCCATATCGTGCAAACCTGCTTGCTTGCCGTCTTTTAAGGCCTGGCTGGGCTGTATCTCTTGTTCTGTGGTGCAGATGCAGTCAATGATTTTAGGTCCAGGCACATCAAACCAGGTCTTGAAATGGTCAAGATCTTGTTGTGTTTCTGCGCGATAGTAGTTGAGTTCAAAGGCCTGTGCGATGCGATCAAAGTCAGGAAACCATAAACCGGTATCACTACTGGTGCCATACACACGACCTTGGAAGTATTTCTGTTGCGTGTTCTTGATGCTGAGATATCCACGGTTATTCAAAATAACAAAAGCGATGTTTAACTCATACTCTCTGGCCACAGCCAACTCTTGTAT